TAAACAACTCACAAGAAGTTATATGGCACATACATGGAAAGAATGTATCTACAGCAAGCTTCTTAAAATAAGAACTCCCTTTTGTTTTTTGCTCATAAAAAAAGCCCTCCATTTCTGGGGGGCTTTTCTTTTAGACCTATAAATTATAATTGGACTAGCCAACTGTTATCAATAAATGTTAAATCTGGTTTACCAAATGCTTCATTTACAGCTTTATAAACACCAGCAACATGACCTTCATTACTGTAATCATGTCCACATATTAAACCACCTGCTTTAATAATAGGTTTATAGTTTTCAATATCTTTCTTTACTTGATCATATGTGTGAACACCATCAATATACACCAAATCAACTTTTAGATTTTCCAACGTTTTAATAGCATCATCAGATGTCATTCTAATGTGTGAAATATTTTTATACGGTGAAATGTTTTCTAAAAACTTTGTGTAAACTTCTGTAGGTATATCTGCAGAGTGACATGTTACATCATTATCATCATAGTCATTCATAAAAGGATCTATAGCAATAACTATTTTTACTTCATCAGCAAACATTGTTGTAGATTGTCCTGTATAAGAACCTATTTCTACAATAACAAATTCACTTAAGTTTTGTGTAGCTTTTAAATGCTTAATAAAATCTTGAAAGCCTTTTAAAAAACCATCAGCTCTCATGTTAATTATATTTCCCATTATTTGGATAATTTTTTACCAGTCATAGGAGCCATAGGGCTTTTACCCTTGTTCCTAGTATTGTCTGATTCCTTCATATAAGGCTTGTTAGGATGTGGGTTCTTAACTTTAGGAGCTAAACGTGGTTTCCCAGACTTTTTAGCTTTTCCAGATGTCATTCCTTTTGCCATAGTTATTTATTTTAGCAACCGTATTTACATTTGCCCATAGACTTGCCATAATTAGCTTTAGTTAAACCTACAGCTTTTGTAGCTTTACCCTTGGTGTTCTTACCAATTACATTCTTATAAGAACCTAATTGTGAAGATACAGTACCACCAGATTTTTTCTTTTCAATCTTCTTCTTTAATTTATCTAAAGAAGGTACTTTATCAAAACTCTTTTTGTCAAGATTTGCACCCATAGGTCGAGCAGAGCTACCTTTACGAGCTTGCTTATCTAAAGCATTAACCATTTTATCAGCACGTGCATCTCTATCAGCTTTCTTAATCATCTTACCTGGTTTCATTTCACTAGGAACCATCTTACCAGCTTGAGCTTTCTTAACCTTTAAACCAGACTTACCTTTAGGAGCGTTAGCTGCTGCTGCTTTAGCTGCTTCTTTAGCTTCTTCACGTTCCATTTTAGCTTTAGCTTTGTCTATTCTACGATCATTACGAGCATATTGTCTAGCAGCTCTATTATTATCACCACCAGAACGACCTTCTCCAGCAGCTTGTTTAAAAATTCTTAGTCTTGCACCAGATCCAGTGGTAGAAAGACAACCACCTCTTTGGGCTTTTTTAATCTTTGCCATTTTTATAAGTTTAAATTGTTATTATTTCTTTTTAGATATTTTACCACCTTTACGCATGCTAGGAGTACGTTTTGCTTCTTTTGCAGCAGCTTTCACTTCACGCTTTTCTTCACGTGCAGCTTGTCTACTTTGTTTTTTATAATCACGTTCGCTTTGACGAGCATCTTTAGCAGCAGCTCTGCTAATACCACATCTACCACCTTCGCTAGATCCCCACTGAGCTTTCTTAAGCTTACCAGATTTCAAAGCACCGATAGTTTTATCTACCACCTTTCTACTAACTGTACGAGGTTTTTTCATTAAATCAGATGTAGCTGTAAATTCTTTTTTACCACTAGCATAACCAGCAGTATCAATAGCTACTCTTTGTTTTGGGGTATAGCGACCTTTGGTGCTATATGTAAGGGAATCTCCCTTTTGTGCTTTTTTTACCTTTGCCATGTTAGCATTTCCATTTACGAAGTGATTTATTAATCCTACTATTAGGATCGTTTGCTGTTTTTGAACTTGTGAGTTTCTTTTTCATACCTGACATCCTAGCACAGAATGATTTCTTTCTAGAACCACCTTCAGGTTGAGGAGCTTTTAAACCAGGCTTACCTGGATTAGCTCTGTTATATGAGGCTCTTCCTTTAGCGTTTAAACCACCTTCAGGATTCTTACCTTCTTTTCTTTGCCAAGCTGGGCTCACCTTCCCACCACTCTTTAATGTGGATCCTTTAAACTCTCCCTTCTTTTTAACAAGAGGACCATTAGGAACAGGAGTGATTTTACCACCAGCTCTAAGAACTCCTTTACCTACATAAGCTTCTGCTTTCTGTGGGTTATAAACTTTTGTTTTAGGGACTCTAGCCATATTATTTAGCTTTACGCTTTGCAGCTATTTTCTTAAATGTCTTAGCAAGAGCTTTAGCCTTACCTGTACAACCAGGTTTGGTGATAGGAGTGCATTTGCCTTCTGTACCTCTAGCCTTAATAGACTTAGACACCTTCTGCATCCACTTTTTATCTGTAGCCATTATTTTTTCTTTTTCATTTTACCACCAGATTTCATCTTTGTAGCACCTAACTGTTTGTCCTTCTTAAGGCTTACAGGGGTTTTCTTGCCAGCAAGAGTTTGTTCTTGAACCTTAGTCCAAGCACCTTTAGGATCGATTGGTCCTACACGCTTATTAGAAGCTTTTAATCCAGCTTGAGCTTTCTTAATTTTAGCACCCTTCTTAGCAATAACACCACGTCCTTTAAGAATGTCAGCTTGTGTAATCTTACCATCCTTGTTTAAATCAGGGAATGATTTACCGTTTTTAGCTTTAGAGGCTGCTCTAGCTTCTTCCATTGATTTTCTAACTCTAGATCCAGCATCAGGCTCAAGAGAATCATAAAGCTCACTACCACGTTTTTTACGTGTGGCTCTTAGTTTCATACGTTCTGCTACCTCTTTAGCTCTTTCAGGATTCTTTTCAGATATTCTGCCAAGTCTTTTCTTTTGTCTGCCTGTAATACGATCACCAGATTGGGCTTTTTTAACTTTTACCATTTTATTATATATTAGATTGTTCTAGACATTTAGGACATTGTCCTTCCTCAAGAGCTAATTCATGTATTGGGCAATGATCGTTCATTACTTCTTAGCCTTAGCCTTGATTTTCTTTTCCTGCTTTAACATAGCAGATGTAGGCTTCTTTCCAGAGCCTTTTGCAGCACGAATGTTGTCCCACAACCCACGTTGTGAGACAGAACCATCCTTGCGTTTAATCATTTCTTTTGCCATAATCTATTGATTTTCAGCCTCTTTGATAACACCAGATTCTACTGATCTAGCTAGCACTTGCTCAATTGTATTGTTAGCTCTGTTAGCTAAAAGGATACGAGCAGCTTCTTCTGTAGCTAATTGTGAACGTAGTGAGTTAAGGATTACACCAAACTCAGCACCATTGATAACAAAAATATCATCTGTATTCCAGGTGTATTTCTTGTTAGGATCGTACTTTACAGGTTCTTGAACAGGTTCTTGAATGTTTACTTCTTCTTGAACTGGGGTTACATCTAATTCTTCTGACATATTATATATTTTTTGGTTTTATGGACAAAGATATGTATTTCTATTATATCTACCAAATTTATTTTTAATACTTAAATACCCTTCGTTCCCTCCAAGCTTGATCATAATGTAAGTTACCATACTTATTACCATAAACTATACCAACGTGATTTCCAAGCTTGTTTATAAATATATTACTCTCAAACTCATCCTGTACAATCCCATTTAGATTTCTTAATATCTTACTTTCTTTATATGTACCAACACTAATGTCACGATTGTTAAAGTATTTCTTATATCCTTGTTTTATAAATGCTTCACCTAATACTTTTGGACCAACAACACCTAATGGATGATTATCGTATTTGTTATTTTTAATATTATCTACAGAAATTTGAACAGCTTTATCAACTACACTATCTCCAGCTTTAACACACATAAAAGCATTATATAAATAAGATTTGTTTGATGGATCATCTCTTACAAACACTCTATCTACACCTTCTGTTATCTCATCGTATGGTACTAATGGAATCTGTGAGAAGTCTCCATAGCATCCACCATACTGTTTCAAGATTAAATATCTCCAAAAGTCAGCTTGATAAGCAGTAGGTATTAACTTCTGATGAAGTCTAAAATATTCTTCTCCATAATGATGATGTATAGATAACATGCAATCCTCATCAGAAAAATAGAATAACTCATAGCCAGGGTTTTTCTTAAGCATGTCTAAGAAAACATGTTTATATATCTCAGGAAGATCTTCTAATTTAAAGGGACCTGTTTTAAATATCCATTTAGGAATACCATCGCCTTCCCATTTTCTGTCCTTTATGTCTTTAAAAGTTTTGATAGTGTTTGGTGAGTTATATATTTGTCCTTTTTTCCACAAAATACCATACCTTTCTTGAGTGGTATAGAGTATTTCATAGTGTTTAGGATGTTTTATTTGTACAATATTAACACCTGGAGCAGATTCAATAAACTGATTAGGAACACGATGATCGTAGATTATAGTATCTTCTCCCACCACTCCTAAAGGAATATCAGCTACATTATTTACTTCTCTATATACTGTACCAAATACATGTGGACTAGTTACAGATAAGTCAGTTTCAGTATAGATTCTATTAGTAATATTGTATATACATTTTTCTATAGTAGCCTTTAATAATGGATTATTTTTAGGACTAATTATAAATGCACTATATAGACCTTGCATGCCATTGTAATCTCCTGCTGTATCTTTAGCATACACATAAGTGTAATGTTTAATTATATCAGAAAATGGTACAAGAGTTTGCATACTAAAGTCCATATACACACCACCATATACATCCAATATAACATATCTAAATACGTCTGCCTTGTATGCTTCTGGAATTACTGTATTGTAAGCAAGCAATAACTTGTCGTTATTCTGATCTTCAATAAACTGCAATCTATCTTCTCTAGTGAAGTAGAATAATTCGTAATCAGGATTGTTCTCTAATTGCGTATTGTATATGTTGGCTATTTCAGGATGTAGATTTTCCACCGTTTCATTCCCTGTTCTGAATATCCATTTAGGGGTTTCTGGTTGATCCCAAGTTCTTCCTTTTAAATCTTTGTAAGTTTGTATCATTGTTGGTTTATAATGTTATATCAAAGACAATAGTTGCGGAACTCTTTATACTTTTAGACAGATCTAGATGGATCTGTAAGAGGTTATGAAACTTCAAAATCTCTTCTAGCAACATGTCATTATACATAGGTATAGACGGTGCTAGTCTAAAGTGATAGGAATTAGGATTCCTAGTAATTTCCAATGTGGCTAACTCATCCACAGAATCTATAATTCCCTGGAGGTGAGCAAAATAAGCAAGTTCGTTATCTTGCATCACCTCTGGGAAAAATTTCTTGTTAATTTGCATTAAGACAAGGTTAATAAGTATTTAGTTTTTGCTGCTTCTCCAGATAATGCATCTGCTAGATTTGCTATATCGTGATAGCTGTTTGCTTCAGCATAGCTTTTTAAAGAGGATGCAAAAGATAAAAGCTTTGACACACATTCATCCCCTGTACAATTTGTAAGAGGTTCTATCTTGTATGGAGCAGGACGCTTACCTGTATATCCCATAAGCTTTTCAATTACACCATCTTTGAAATCCTGTACATAATCGTACAATGCTCCTAGAGCTTGATGCTCAGCATAACTCTTTGTCTGCCAATGGGTTAAATGTAATTGCTCATGGAAATGTGTAAGCTTACCAGCTATTGTTTCCAAGTTTAGTTCCCCTGATTTCATCATTTCGTCAGGGAATAGTGATTTTGCCATTTTTATTATTTATTTATTATCCACAACTATAAACACTCAATACACCACCTACACCAACTAAATAGAGAGGTGCAAACATTCCACCACTATAAATTACATATCCTGCTGTAACAGGAATAGTTAATGCTGCATCACTGAATACAGATATACCTGCTTCAAGTGTAGAGGATGCTGAATAGAACACTAAGCTTCCGTAAATAGTAGTGGTACATGCATCGTCTGTATTTAACCAATAGCCTTTTACAAATGCTGTAGGGGTAACACCTCCACCTTGAGTGGTAGTAGTTGTAGTTGTTGGAATAGAATTACAACATTCGTTTGCATTAATTTCCACCCAATTACCTACAGCAGGTTTGAACCTTTGTAGAATTGGACCACCAGCTATCACTCTACCTGTGCCATCATATCTAACCCAGGCTTTTAATTTACTTTGATTTGCCATTTTTTTTGTATTTTTAAGAGCACACCATAACGATGTGCTCTATTTTATTTAATTATATTATTATCCGCAAACAACACATTCACCAGGAGCACCTCCTGCACCTTGTGCTGTTGTAGGACTTGTTTTAACGAAGAGTTTAGATATTCCATTATATACTATATAAAACTCTTCAGGAGCACTTGAGAAATCTCCAGATATTGCAAGAGGAGCATCACATAAAGATTCTCCAGTTGTAAACTGCACTTGAATTGCTGTTCCTGAACCACAACTTGAATTACTAAGTACTGCAAATATACCAGCTTGAGTTGTTGTAGTTGTTGTTGTAAGTGATGAACAAGGTTGTGGATTTTCAATTGGACCATTCACACTAGTTATTTCCCATACAACACCATTAATAGCTACAAAAGTACCACTAAAATAATTATATGGTTCTGTTAATGCAGCATCTGTATATAGTTGTACACCTGTAGTTAATGTAGAAACTGATGTATACAAAATTGTAGTTAATCCATTGATCTGTTGACAAGACCAAGTTGCATTAAATGATGTATACGCTACCCATGCTGTTGGTGTGGTTCCACCACCTCCTTGTGTTGTAGTGGTACTTGTTGTAGGAATGTAATTGCAACATTCATATGCTTGAATTTCATGCCACTTACCCACCTTAGGTTTGTTTTTTCTAAGGATTAGGCTACCAGCAACGATTCTTCCGCTTCCATCGAAGCGAACAAAGGCTCTTAAGTCTCTCTTATTACTCATAATAATCGTTTTTTTGTTAATATAATAAATTGTATTTTTCTTTTAGTTCTACCAGTTTAGATGCATAATAGTGAGTGCAAAACTTATTACTAATCTCACTATTCATAACCTCTTGTAAATGAGGATCATCTAGAGGATCTTGCCCTGTGTGATACTTTCCCTTATAGAAAGCAGGATACCCATTGGCTTTATCACCAACAATTCCTGCATTATGTAGGAGTCCCATTCTCTCTAGTTTTTGAATTGGATCAGAAGACCAAGCAAAATCCATTTCAGGAATAATCTTCGCTTCTTGTTTCCTATACCAAATAGCCCAGAGAACAGCCCACATATCAGCACACCAACTTTGAAAGCCTTTATCTTCATTCTCAAAGAATTCTCTGTTTATGTTTAGTAAATGTGTTCTAATTACCAAACAATCTTGCAACACCTTATCCCAGAAATCACTATCGATGTTCTTTAATAAGTATTGTGCTCCTCCTGAATGTAAATTATTAGCCTCAGCTATCTCTCTAGTTATGCCTGTAAGCTCTGCTGTTTCAGCTAGAATGTCTCTAGTCTTGTACAACTCAAGCTTCTCAGGCTTTACATCTCTCACCTTACTATCAAAATATGAAGCGTTGATATAACTGTTTGTATCAGATAGATAGTTTATATCATCATCCAGATAAGCGTCTACATTGAATTTATCTGTAAACACTACGTCTGAATCACAATACATAACAGCTTTATCCTTCATCCCTGGATTCTCTGCAAAATATCTTTTCAGACAATAAGGACGTAACACAGGAATATAAACTCCTAACATGTTACTAATCTTGTGCTCATCTTTGTAGAATACAAATTCAGCTTCTGGATAGAGATCTATCACTTGCTGCCATTTGGTATTCTTTTCCCTATAACTAGGAATGAATATAAGCACAATTGCCTTGTCTGAATGTCCAATTTTCTTTAAGCTCTCTATCCATAAATGTACCTGCCATGTGTAATAGGTATCATCTGGTTGAGCACAGATAAATCTGAGATCCTTCATATATGTAGTTTGTTGGTTTTGTTTTCTTTATGGTGTAGCAGTTGTAGTAGTAGTTGTTGTACTGGTACTAGATGTTGTTAATACAACATTACCTGCCACCTGTGTTAATTTCTCTAACTGCTTAGAAATATTCCAAAGTAGTTTAGCTTTCTGACTCCATCCTATTTGTTGACTTGGTATTGCCATGTTGTTATAATTTAAACGTTACCCATTTGTAATGAACCTTGTACTCCACTGAATGGATTAAGTGCAGAGTAAGTTGCTCCAGAGTTTGTAGCGTTATGGTTATTACCACTATTGTCAGTTAATTGTGTCTCTAAAGTATTTCCTTGGAAGATCAATAACTTAGTTCCTACAAGATTAGTTAATTGAGAAGTTGGTACTGTAAATCCAGAAGTATCATAAACTTGAGTAGTAGTCCATCTAAAGTTGGTCATTAATCCGTTGAATCCTGAGCTAGGCTCATTACCATATCCAATTGTCAATGGTAAACTTTGGCTAGAGATAGATCCACTATAAGCTGCAGTGTTTACTTGAATACCATTTACAAACATATAAGCTGTAGATCCTACTCCCATTATACATATGTGAGTCCATTGTCCTGCAGTAAATGTAACTCCTGAAGCGAGTAGAGGTGAGTTATTTGCCCAGAAATATAATGAGCTTCCACTACCTTCAATAGAGATAGCATTAGGAGCAGGGTATGCACCAAAGCTATATGGACGAGGGAAACCATTAAAGTTAGTTACATTAACAAACATCTCAATAGTGAAATCTCCTACAATATCAAAGTCTGTACTAGCTGCAATACCTATATAACCTGGTTCACCTTGATTTACAATAACTTCCCATCCTTTACTTTGTAAGGCTGCTCTAGATGCAGCACTATTTTCTGTAGGAATAGCATTTGTACCACCAGCTAAATCTACAAATCCATTCTCTACACCACTGCCATCTAACCATTGTAATGTATAATCTACAGCTGTTGCTGTAAGAGCATTACCATTAAGGTTAACACTGCTAAGATTTGCTTCAGGTAATGTTATTGATGTAATATTATTACCAGAAAGATCAAATCCTGTAAGAGCATTGAATGATGATGCTGATATATCTATGGATCCTGATATATCACACTGATCCATATCAAAAAATTGTAAGCTATTAAGTCCTGAAATATCAGGAATACCAGCTGAGAAATTACTATCATCAAGACGTAATTCCTCAAGGGCTGTACATCCTGATAAGTTAATACCAGTTAATGATGGATTACCACTACCATCAAGTAGTTCAGTGTCACTTACATCTACATTTATTAAATTTGTAAGTCCAGATAGATTTACTGTTTGTAAAGAGTTCCAGTCTGCATTAAAAGTTTGCAGATTGGTTAAGTTTTGTAAACCTGATATTGATGTTATTACTGTTGCCATGTTTGTTAAGATTAATCAGTACCCCAAAAAGATAAATAAGTTACTTTAGTTGCATCACTGAAACATAATTGTACAGTGTGTGCTGTATTCTCAGCAGTGTAAAGATGTTCTATATCTACAGCAACACCAGTAGCAATAGTACCATTACTTGTAGTACCATCACCCCATGTAGCAGTGTATGTTATATCTGCTGATACTTCAACAGTCATTCCAAAGTTAAGTCCACCTAATGTAGTGTCAGCTACAAAACTAATACAGTTTGGATCAGCTTGTGGTTGACCAATATTATATATAACTCTAGTAAGATATTCCAATTGCTTGGATATCTGCCACAGAAGAAGTTCTTCCGTGCCCCAGCCAATCTGTCTAGAAGGTATTGCCATGATTAATATGTTTTATTTAGTATAAATATATCACTGTAAATACTGTTGCTTGTACTAGCAGCACCCCACTGAACAGTGATATCTAATGTATTAGAAATTGTTGTATTAAAAGTTGTACTATTTACTACGTTAAATGCAAATCCTTGAACAGAAGCATTGTTAGTTTTTGTATAATGGAAACTACCTAATGATACAATAGATGCTACACCAGCAGTTCCAAGTTGTCTAATTGTAAAATCAACGTTTAGAGAAAACACATCGTTTGTAACACTACTTCCAAGGTTTTGAGGACCACTATCTAGAAGAACAACAGATCCTGCCTTCACTCTAACTCTTATAGTTTGATTATTTGTAGCGTTAATAACACCACCAACAATCGCTCTAAAGCTGTCACCAACATTAAATCCATTGGCTGGTACAGATAATGTACCTACACCACCGTTAACCAATGATGTTTCTACTGTTGTGTTAGTAATAATAGTACTGTTGGCTGTTTGAGCAAATAAACCAGGCATACCTACTGGACCTTGGATACCTTGTATTCCCTGTATTCCTTGCTCTCCTTGAGGGCCTTGAATACCTTGTGGTCCTGGAGGTCCTTGTAAATCACCTACATCTTCCCAAGCATTAGTTGCTGTATTCCAAACATATAAAGAACCATCTGATTCAATTATCCATGCTGTACCTGGAAGTCCAGGATCACCACCAGCACCTGCTTCAAACGCAGCTAAGTCAGGATAAGAACCAAGTACAGTTAGAGCTGCACCAGTTTCACCCTGAATACCCTGTGGACCTTGTACACCTTGTGGACCCTGAGGACCAACAGGACCTTGAGGACCTACTGTTCCACCATCAGCAATACTTTCAATAAGGTTATCTAAATTAAGCCAGCCCTCGTAACCATTGCATGGGTTACAAAGTTCTCTCCAAAATCCTGGCTTTACGAATGTAGGCATAATGAATAATTAAATAATGTTCAAAGATATGTTGTTTTTTACTATAATCAATGAGTATCAATAATTTACAATAACCAAATTAATTAAAATGATTCTAATTAATTTGATTATAAATTCACCTTACTTCCCACCACTGCAAAAAACAGTGCAGGTTGATCAGGAATTGTACTCAAACTTGTTCTTACACCAAGATTCACCTTGAATCTTTTTGTTATAGAATAGTCCACACTAGCACCTGTTAGAAATCCCATGTCTTCACTTACTAAGAATTCTTTTTGCTTAGTAGCATAAGTAACTGGGCTTCCAGATATGTACAAGTCTGGGCTAATTGTAATTCTTCTGTTAATAGGGAAGGGTTTAGTGTAGAACAGTAACAACGAATGTGTTATGTTGTATTGCTTCTTTCCCTCTGCATATTCAGAGTTATTAACACTAATTGTAAGGTTAGCTCCTGTCACTCCCATTTTACCCATAGGATAGATGTAAGCATATGTTGCAAACCCAAACATGCTACCAAATGCATAAGCAACAGTAACACCATAGTTATTTAAGCTCTGTAGTTTACCACCATCGAAGTTCATCTTAGTGTATCTACCTGATAGAGCGAATTGTTTTAGATTGCTCCAGACCATTCCTGTAAGTCCCCAAGACATATCACCTGCCATAGAGCTCTGTGATATACCTCCCGTAGCAATAATGTTTACAGATCTGTCTAAACTCTGTCCTCCTGTAAAATCAGAATTGAATAGTATAGGGTTAACTCTTGCTTGGGCTCTGCCTCCAGATTTAGAAGAGGACTTACCCCCTCCCCCCTTACTTTCAGATTTGCTTTCTGATTTGGATTCCCCTGATGAGCTTTCAGAACTGCTTGATTCTGAGGAACTTGATGAGCTCTCTGAGCTACCACCACTAGAAGAACTGCTGGACGAACCAGTTGCAGAGCTACTAGCTGCACTAGAGGCAGCACTAGAAGCTGCTGAACTTGCTGCTGAAGAACTAGCTGAGGAAGCAGCTGCAGATGCAGCAGCACTCACTGCAGCAGATACAGCACCTGCTGTAACTTGAGTAGCAGTGGCAGCAGTCTGAGCCACAGAGCAAGGAGACAATTTTCTATATTCCTCGTAAACTTGGTTAATCCACGTCTGGAAAACCCCAGAACTAACATCAGCAGAAGTAAAAGTCCTATGCTTATTATAAAACACAACAGTAGTGCTGCCAGTGATAGGGATACTAAAAACAGTAACAAGTTTCGTACAGGGGTCAGTGAATGTCTGGATGATCGTTTGTGAATATCCATATATTGGTAGTATTACTACCACTATTAAAGAAATTATAAACTTCTTCATTACTTGGTGAAGATTCCTTTTTTAACCATACGGTCCAGGATTCTTGCACAAGCAATATCTAAAGCCTTCTTAGTTGCTATAGAAATAGTGGATTGATTAAACTTAACTGGATCCAGGGAAGCATCTGATAGACCACTAGTTTCCTTTGTAGTCTTAGCTTCACCCAGTCCAGAACCAGAGAACACAACACCTGTTTCAGCATCCGTGAATCTCACTTGCAGTCCTAGCCTTGTAACCATGAGTTGCTTGGTACCATCCTTGAGGCTGATAGATTCATCCTCTGATATAGAATAGTCATAGCACTCAATAGTAACAAAGTATTTTGCAAGGTTTATTTTACCTCTCCCATCTAATTTGTTTTCAGAGATACCAGCCTGCGAAGCTTGGAATTGCTTTACCATTCTGTTCTTGATCTCTGTTTTATCTTCTGTGAATTTGAATCTGTTTAGATTCTCTAGGTATTCCATAGATATGTTAGCAACACCTAGCCCAACACGTTTCTCTTTAAGCTCAGGATAGAGCTCATACATCTCATCATTAATACCACATTTCAATATCTGGATTGGGATTTGAGGTCCATCATAATCCAGGAAGCTCGAAATGTCTATAGCCTTCTCAAAGCTAGCCTTGTATTGCTCTGTAGAGGTTTTGGCAAGCTGAGCTTGTAACAAATTTATATATAAAAATGTTACAAGAACCAGTAGTAATCTCTTCATTTGTTTCTATTTAAATGCTTCGATAATAAAATATAAGACAGAAAAAATGATCCTGAGATACAATAAAAAATAATATCTGCTACCCAGAAAGAACCTGTAGCGTTCATTATAGTCTTGAATAAAAAGTCGTAACCAAACGGGAGAAAGAACATGGCTAGCATTAAGCTCATGTCTTTCATGTACGTCAGTCTCTTGAATGTTTTTCTTTTGGTCATGAGTATCCATGTTGTTAGATTAAGTTAAAAATCTTTGATCTTCCCACAATGGATACATTCATAGTCTCCATCATGGTCTACATCAGCAAATACATGCTCACACTGTTTGTGCTCGTGATGTAGGAACTCAAGCTTTTCCATTTCTTGCTCGTGTTCTTGTTGGTCTTTTCTTAACTCATATTCTTGTTTATTTTCTACGATAGCCATTTCTGAAGCACGCTCTGCAGCTTTAACAAAAGCATCAGGCACTGTAGGAGCAACTGGTTTGTTACTCTCTTTCATATCATTTGTATGAGAGAGGGTTGTACCATCTTCCTCATCCATCTTCTGAACAAGCATCTTGTCTTTGTCTGTATCGCTGAACCAATAGTCTATAATCTTTCCATAGGAACCAATGAAAGCTCCTAACATTAAGAACAATAACTCTTTCCATTCAGCAGGCATTGTAGCATTGTAATTAACAGCTACAAATATACCACCAATGATAAGCATGAATGATCCAAGCACTAATGCAGTGATGTACCATCTTCTTGCCATCATAGATGCTAAGAGTTCACGAAAGCCTGTAGCTTGTTGCTGCTTTACTTCTTCAGCTGGTTTTGATTTAAATAAGTCCATACGTTTGCTATTACTTGTTGATTTAATTTAATAAGCTCAGCTTTCTTTATACCAGATCTTCTAGATCTCTGAGCAGTTGGTTTCTTTTTCTTCTGTGCCATATTACCACTTTGGAGCTTCTTCTTTAAACTCATCACCTTCTTTCTTTTTAACTTTAGGTGCTGGCTGAGCTGCAGGTTTTTCAACCACTCTCTCAATCACCTTAGTTCCACCACTAGCAGATTGTGCTTGGTTAGAATTGGTAATGTTAATTACAGGAGCAGCAGCTGCTGGGGCAGCTTCTTTCTCATCCCCACCAGTTAGTTTGGTTGTAAACCAACCACCTACACCTAGTGTAACTGTACTAACTAATCCAATTAAAATGTTTTTTATAGAGGTGCCTCCTCCTGCTTGTTCTTCTGACATATATTAATGTTTAATAGTTATAGATCTTTTATATTCTTTACCAGAGATGTCAATTAATTCAAGAGTGTAATCTCCAGTTTTAACATCTGAGTAGTCTAATGTTCTGACAACCAATGTGTTATCAGCTGTAAAGCCTGTAGCTTTTTTAACATCTCCACTTAAATCAATTAACCTCAAGGAGTATTTAGCTCCTGGTGTAAGGTTCATTGTTACATCCACCTTATCACTAACTAGTGCTGTGGATAGGTTTACAATAGCTGTAGCTGTAGATTCCTTTCCTAGGTTAATTACCTGAGGAGCAGGGATGTCCACCTTTGTACAAGCAATCACTGTAGCAAGTATTAGTATGTAGAGACCTAGTAATATTCTTAGTTCTTTCATTAGAAATTATTATAGCCTGTTAATTTAATTGTTGTTGTATTTAAGTTTACACCCAGTTGGTTACCCTTGTTATCTGAGGCATCCAGATTAGATGTAATCTTGATAGCTGAATTGATATCCAATCCACTTTGTAATGTAGAGAATACCAACTTGAAAGGGGTTAAATCCTTTCCTGTATATGGAGTTTTTAATTCTCTATCAACAGCACCAAACTTAATACGTCCTTCGTGGTTGTTTACAAACACTATCCATGTAGGCATATCAACCTTGATAGATTCAAACTTAACCTTCTTTGGATCATATACAAACTCAAACTGCAATGCTGATAGCTCAGCCTTATTTGTATTTACATTCACTGGAATAGTGAACTCATTACTAGTAAGTGTTAAGTTATTTAAGCTAACATCTATATCAGGAATATTCTGATTAGGTGTATTAACAAATCCTGCAGCAAATGTAGTTACTGTTGGAGCTTGTGTCCTAACAGATGAATGTGATCTATTGATATCTCCAGGGATTAAATAGCTAATACTTAATGGTCTAGCTACATCACTAGTCTTGAAGTTTATAGTGTATCTATCTGTTACATTTCTCCAAGAGGTAGCAGATAGGGTGTCATATGTACCACTTAAGAAAGCAGGAACATTCCATAATGTCTGTCCTTGTTGTGCTTTAAATATTGTGTCAGCTCCTACAGCCTGTGCAAATAGTCCTGTAACATCTCCACCATCAAACGCTCTATTATTATTAATATCAGCTGCTAGAAATCCAATACCAGAAGCAATGTTGCTATTGCTGAATGTACCATTTAGATTTTGTTTTACAAACTCAGACATAGCAGCTGTGTAATCACTCACTGTAATTGCTCTATTCAATATAGCTGGAATGCTATCTGATATAACATTTACTAAAATCTTATAAGCTGTGTTAGGGCTTAGCTCACTACCAAGAGTGAATGTACCATTAGCAGCTGGAGTGACAGTAGCTCTAACTACATTTGTAGCTGAGTCAACAAACACTATCCTAGGTTGATATCCAGTTGTTAGATTGCTATTTAGTTTCACCTCACCATTAACAAGTGCATTAGCCACTGGTGTAAGTCCTATCCAAGCTGAGTTAGGTTTAGGCATTCTTACATCATGAAAGGTTCCTCCATAGTTACCACTGAATGCTTGAGCAAAGTTGTAATAAACAGAGTCATATGCAAATCCTGCAGCCACCTGCTCCACTCTAAATCTGATGTTACATAATGTACCATCTATTAGGTCAGCACTTGATACAGCCCATATACGATTGATAGCTCTACCACTAGTCTGACTATAACCATAACTAGCGTTGTTTGAGTTTTGTTGTCCAGATTCTGTTGTATTCTGTGCAGTTCTGTTTAAGAAGTATCCAGGATAGTATTGATTCTGATAAGATGTTTGTGCTCCCTGAGGAACAGCATTACCAAATGTAAGATCTATCATATTGATAGCTGTAATCTGGTGTTGAAAGTCTAGGTAGAAAGAACGTACAGGTTTACCTGCAGCTGCTTTATACACTAAAGACACTTGTACAGTGTCACCTTTTTTGATAGCCCCACCGTTAATGTTGGTACCAGCAACATTAGGAATTAGCCTCAATTCAGGATTTTGTCCATAAGAAGTTGTCACAATTATTGTAAAAAGTGTGACAAAAAATAATAGTTTATTCATTATAATAGCTTGTTTACCAATGAGTTAGACGCTTTCTTTAAAGCTGAACTTAAATTCTGTTGGTTAAACTTGCCACCTTCATCTATTAATAATGTGGACATACTTGTTTCAGCCGCAGACTCCTCTGCAAAAGCTTTTTTAATAACTTTACCATCTTTAACTAATGTACCATATAGTCTAATGACTACTGATTCTTTTTCTTTATGGAATACAGACACCTGTGAACTGTTTTTTAACACATCCAAATATACGATGTCTGCTGTAATTTGCAAACTAGCTGATGGGTCAATGGCATAATCCATATCCTGTAACACTTCTTCTATAACATTCTTAACACCAAACTCCAGGTTACGGTTACCAGCAAGAGCACCTATCTTCACTTTGTTAGTGATAGCACCAATGCTGATTTTGTTAGACTGTTCATAGTAGATGTTACCTGGACTATTCTTAAATCTGCCATCAAACTTCCATGTAAGTTGATTGACTATGTTTTGAATCTTCTCATGCTGGTTTGTAAACTCCAGATATAAGAAAAACAACTGTGCACTTAACGCACAGAAAATGAATATCAGAACACCATAGAGAAAAAACAAAAATAGTTTCTGCCCTATGTATGTTCCGATGCTTGATAGTTTTGCCCTCATAATTTCTTTTTATTTTCCTTGTCCTCTATATTTCTTGACAGCTTTGTCCTTAGGTCCGTTAGTCTTTTTAGCTTTTCCCCCTTTGCGTTTACCAAAGCTAATCTTTCTAACTTCCCCACCTTTTGCTTTTGCCATGTGGTTGGTTTTTAAATGTTAAACTAATAATGAATGATATTCTTTGAAGTGCTTGATACGATCTGCAAGACCAATAGTACCACCGTTTACACGCTTAGTAATCTTAGTCACAACAGCATCAGAAACACCTTCATCTGCTATTTTATTTAAACCATTCTTGCTCCAGAACCAAGCTGCAGATAACAATACATACTGTGTACCAACTAAGTTAGGATCTGCATCAGGTCCTAAACCAATTGATTTAAAGAATGCTGTGTAGTTATCTTTACCAGTTAACTGGATTGCTCCTCTTCCACGGAACTTAAAACCATCTCCTGATGATTCAGGACCATTACCCATACGTCCACCATATACAAGATTAGCAATCTTCTCAGGCTTCTTAGCATAAGCAGCTGCCTTAGGTTCATCAATTGTTTTATCAGGTCTTGTAAAATACTTCTTGAAAATACCTGTAAGTCCTTTAGCAGAATAGTTTAGGTTTTCATTAAAAACTCTAAATCCACCACTCTCATGTCCTGTTTGTGCAAGGAAATGAGCAAGTCTTGTTGGAGTGTTTATTTGAAACTTCTCCATCACCTCAGGTATCTTTTCTAATATACTATCAGGAATATGTCCTTTTAACTTATTTAGATTCATTTTTCTTTTTCTTTTTAGCAGGCTTCTTTTTAGGAGCTGCAGGTTTAATTGGAACTACTGGTGCTACAACCTCTACAGCTTTACCTGCAAGTTCTTTCTTACCAAATAGTTTCTTAATTAATTCTAAAATCTTCTTCATGTTTTATTTTTTAAGTTTCCAAAATGTTTGAAAGCCATAACTTATTTGACCTTCAACGCTTGTACCAACTGTTACATTGTATATCTGATCGCTCTTAGTCTTAAGAAGCACACCAGCGTTTAAGCTTGTAACACCTAATGTCTTATTACCACCTATACCACCACCTACATATAATTGATTCTTAGGAGGAGCATACTTAGTGATAGTTGTAGTTGTATGTATAGTAGGTATCTTATAGTGATATTGATACCCACGGTTATCTAGTTTGTTAGAATGCACTGTATCACTTACAACAATATATCCTACAGAGTCAAGCTTAAGACTGTCTTTGTAAATATTCTTAGCTAAGAAAAGACTCAATAGGTTTTCATATTGAATCTTTAAAGCAGCGTAGTTTGTATCAGCTATATACTGAGGAGGAAGTGTATCATGTACTACAGGAAGTGTTTTATAAACAGTCATCCTCTTTACGATGAGACTATCACGCACTTCATAAGTGGTATCATGTACCACCACTGTGTCAGGTCCCTTAGCAGCTTTATCAGGTCCACAACCAGTTCTTTGTAATACTATGATTGCAATTAGTACAATCACAGCTAATGATAATATGTTCTTATTCATTGTCTTTCTTTTTAGTTGAAAACTTATCCCATGTAGTGAATCCCATTCCTACAAACACAATACCAGCCACTAGATCTGCTAGGTGTGTGCTAACATTAAAGTTGAATATAAAAGCAGCCAATAAACAAAATGCACTTAGTGTAACAATTGTTCTCTTATGGCTGGTAGATCCACGCTCATCTGTGAGCATGTCTTTTAAAATATCTTTAAGGCTCATATGATTTCTTTTTTAATTTGATGTAGGCAAACTCTCTGTTATCAGCAATCCTGATAGTAAGAGGAGGTTCCTCTACAGGTGCAATAGGAGCACTTGCTTGTGTTTTATAGACATTCCTCTCTAGGTTGTCTATACGTGTTTTGTCAATATTGCTCTGGGCCATTAGAGCTTTAACATCAGATTTAATTTCACTGACATCATGCCAAATCATCATAGCTAGTATTGACACTAGGCTAGGAAAAATCCAAACTTTGAAGGCTTCAATTTGTTGTTTCATTGTTTCATAAATGACAATAGCATGCCCTTCCCTAATTGGGGAGTCATGCTATGTAGTTTAAAAATAGAGGGTTTTTACGCTTTCAGGGAAGCAATTATTTTGTCAACGTTGAAGATTTCATCTTCATTATTATAAGGAAACTCTAATAGGTTTCCTAAGATGTCGAACTTCTGAAAATATGCACTACGAAGTTCAGGCTTTTTTGTATGTGGGTTGGCTAAAATATTCTTATGAATATCATAACCAAATACTGTAGGAGTGTTAGCTATCCATAATACAGTGGAAGGTTTGTTTAAACCAGCTGCTGCATGTTGTCCGAAGCTATCCATAAATAATCTCTTCTCACTTAATTCTGTTAGTACAGCTAAAGCTCTGAAGTTTTCTGTTACTGTTATTGTTCCAGGGAAAGATGTTTGATCTTCTCTTCTCATGTGAACAATGTTATAGTCTTTTTTAAATTCCTCTATAACACTTGATACAATATTGGCTGGAATATCCCTAGCCCATGAGTATTTAAGTTCTTGTCCTGGGCCACCACCATTGGTTTGCATTAGTAATATAGGCTTATCAGATGTAAACTTAGCACTAAAGAACTGACGTTCTCTGCCAGTTAAATAGATTTGTGGCTTCACACTCTCAGGAGCAGGTAAACCATATATCCTAGCCCATGTATGACTAAGATGTTCATCTTGTTTAATATAGTGTGTATCTACATAAGGATCGTGTGCAAGAACAACGAACTCCTTATTTTCTATATAATCTTGATAAAAGTAACCAGTTTGACCAAAGGCAAATGATCTATGAACATATGGGTTGTTTAAGAACACCTCAGGATATCCACTAACCACAATTAGTTGATCATCAGGGTATTGGTGATGTATCACCTGACAAATTGATGTAGCAAGGATGCATTTACCAATACCCCCATTGATCTGGAAAATAATGTTCATACTATTAATTTCGAGAAACTATAACTCTTCTTCCTCTTCTTCTACAAATGTAACACCAGTTACCCAACCCTTTAGGAATGTAAATTGCTCTAAACCTTGTGGGTTGGTAATGTTAATCTTTTCAAACACAACCTCTTGATTATCAAGGTCTTGTAACTGTTTGTTCAAAACCTTAATACTCTGTTTAGAGAATCTGTAATTACCCTTTTCATCAAGTATTAAAATGTCTTTTTCATCTACAGAGGCATTATCAATTCTTAACTCATTAGCCTTATCTTGATATTCTTGAAGATTAGGTTTTATTTTCTCGTAGATTTTGATAAGCTTCTTTTGTACCTTAGTTTCCTCATTAGTAATGATTGACTGTAAGATGTTACCTAGTATCTTTAAATCTAAATATTTCATAAAGTTGGTTGTTTTAACGGCAAATATATGGTAATTATTCTAAACTACCAAATTTTTGTTAAGTGAATTAAGGAGCAGGAGCTATTGGAGCTGCTGGTTCAGGGTTTTGATTTGCTGCTTTAACTAAGCCTAATTGACTAAGAACATTAGCTTCTACATCAGCCCAGTTAGCACCAGACTCAGATAAACCTGCTGTAACTGTAAGTGACTTATTAGCAACAGACATACCATCTGATAACATGCTCACCCAAACATTTGCTTGGTTAGCAAACAATTCACAATTACCACTAACACTTAGCTTAGTAACTGTTCCGATTGATGAACCATTGATTTCAATACTTGCTGGTTCTACATAGATTGTTTTCATTTTTATTATTTATTTTAGTTTACAAATATACTTATTATATCTCATTGATATATTTTGTTTGAAATATACAAACAATAATATAGCTAGTCCTACTATTAATAGGCTATTGTCAACAGTAGAAAAGTTCTGAACTGGTTTAATAATGAATTCAACATTATTTAGGTTAATTGCTGTGTCTACACTTGTTTCCATTTTTATAAAGGGTTTATTTTTACAAAGATATAATATAAATTGGACTTACACACCAAATCTTGCTCTAGTAGAATTAAAATTTTGCAACACTTCCGCAGCAGTTAATTCTCTGTGATATACGTGTAATAATCCAATTTGCTGGTTTGCTTTATAATCAATGTTTGCTGTACACCATCCTGCTGTAGAAGCTCTTAAAGTGGTGGTATTGGTAGGAGTTGCTGTTGCAATAAGACTTCCGTTTACATATACTCTCATTCTGGATGAAGTTCCAGGGAGCCATGTACCAACCATATAGAACCAAACATTATTAGCGAATGTTCCACCTCTGGCTAGAGGCTGGGAGAAAGCCATTGTACCTGGGTCTATACCAACACCCACTGACATATACTGAGATGTACTAGGTGTTGATTTCCCAATAAATAAACTCCAACCATTTGTTTGCCAGAAACCAAGATCTTGCCCTCTTTCAAATAAAGTAAAGTTGGTAGCACTATCTGCTGTTCTAAACCATCCTCCAAATGTAAAGGCACCAGTATCAGGTCCTTTTGCTCCAGCCGAATTTGGGAATGATACAAATCCAGTGTTACTAGTTAATGACATAAATTTTGGTGCAGTGGAATTATAAGCTACTGCTCCACTAAAGGTGGCATTATATCCATTTCCACTTAAATCAAACCACGTAGTTCCTGTTCCAGGATACGAAGTGGTATTATTAGCATCTACATATATGTTTAAGCCACTCGTAATGATAGGGCTTGCGTTATATCCATAGAATTCACTAATAGCATCAGGTGTACTAAATCCAGCATTAGCACTAAGTTGCCTTAGGCTATATGTTGAAGCGAATCCCCCATCATTAACCTGCTCATTTCTGATTTGTGATATGCTGAGTGGTCCACTAACTGGTAAGGACATTGATTATATTTTTAAGTTCTTCAATTTGTTTCTGCTGCTCTTTGAATGCTTCAATGAATAATCCTGCAAAGTTACCATATTTAACACCATATTCGTCTATATCATTTGCATACGAAACAGCTTCTGGTAACACTTGATTTACTTCTTGTGCAATAACCCCAAGCTGCCTTCCTTTTTCTTCTTCACCAATTTTATCATAAAATACACCACGAAGATTTGTCACTTTTTCAAGAGCGTTATCTATAGTGATTATGTTATTTTTCTTACGAGCATCAGAGAAAGCAACCACATCGCCAGTTGCAAAAATAGCTCCCTCAACGTATAATCTATAAGATGTTGAGTTAGTTGATGTACCTATTGACAATCTACCTGTTCCATATAGAGAATAGAATATCCAACCACCAGCATAACCTATATCATGCAAACCTATATCTGTAGACACTCTACCCATTAAAGCAAATTGTGACCCAATACCATATCCTGCCCAACCATTTCTACCACTACCATGTGTTGCTATATTGCCATAAAGATTACCTTCTGCATCTGGAGAACGAAGTCCATAACCATATGAATTAAAATATAATCCTCCAGTTCCATTTACATAAAACCAATCATTAGTAGTAACAGCACCAGCAGCAGTAATATTACTAGCAGATTCCCAGCTACCATTATCATTACACCATGCTCCCCAACCTTCTGCTTGCGTTAAGAATCCTATACGGTTAGAGTTACAATGTATTCTTCTTGTACCTTCATCACTGTCAACCATATAGATATTGCTGCTAGTAGAACTACCAACAGTTAAATCTGTACCCAATACTGTAGCATTACCGCTATTATCAACCCTAAATGACCAACTACCAGCATTATTTAAAAAACCAATTTGATTAGAGTCATTAGCATATACATAACCTCTAATTGAGGTCACATGACCCCCTGTATAAAATCTAATACTAGAAATATTTGTTGTACTTGACATATCCCAATACCCATTTGTATTAGAGGATAAGTGTTGGGTTGTTACCTGATTATATAAACCTTCATTAGAATTATTATTTCTAAACCAAGCATTGTTATAAATATTTGTAAATGTAGGGCCATTACCTGTACCTAAATTTTGGTTAATTGTATATGCTGTAATATTAGCTGATGAACCAGTAATGTTAATTCCCCATGTACCACTTGCCCCACTACCTGTTAAACTTGGAGCGTAACTTGTATAATTACCACTGTGCAAAAATTGATACCATGTAGCGTTCCAACTACTATTAATACCATTTCTTAAAGCTAATCCGGGTAACCCTGAAGCGTTCACTCCACTCCAATTACAAAAAGCTAATTGATATGAAGAATCTCCTGTACTTGCAGATGTACCATCCCAAGGAGAGTATGTCATTACACCAGCATAGTTACCAGTTGCACCAGTTACACTACCAGCGGTTGCAAAATCATATCTTACAGACCTTGGGTTTGTTGTTGGTAAAGCAAATGTGTTAGGGTTTCTACTACCATCAGGAGAAGCTACAAAAGTGGTAGTTGTTGCAGATGTAGCATTACCATTTAATGCTCCAACAAATGTAGAAGCAGTAACAGTACCCGATGTAAATATAGTACTGAAACCTGCTCTTGGACTAATATCTAAATTACCTGTACTGTTATTATACAAAAAGCTTGCTTGGAATCCTGATGAACCTGCATAGAATCCTCTGCTTGCAGCAGGGCCACCTAATCCAGCATAAACACTTCCATTTTGAACATTAACATCCCCATTGGTTGTAACAGTGCTATTAAATGTAGCTGCTCCTGTAGAAGCTATTCTAAATCTCTCGGTATTGCTTGTATATGCAACAAAGTTTTCTCCATCTGCACCAACTCTAACATTGAAAGCGTTTGCAGTAGAAGTTCCCTTGAACCCTATTGTAGAAAGAGTACCACCATTATTTATAGCACTTATAGGAACAGTATCACCACCGGTAATAAACCAAGCTGCAACACCTGTTGTACTTTCGGCAACCATTCTTACACCTGTATATGATGATGTAGTCCCCAATGTTAAATTTCCATTAGCTGCCAACGTCATTGCTTGGGTATAACTTATTGCTGCACCTGCCGTTCCTGATGGTGCAACATACCATTCGTGATTATTTGTACCAACAGATAATCTATATTGTTGTGATGATAATCCTGATGCACGATAATAATATGTAGCACCTATTGCATAAGCATTTGTAGTTAATCCTAAACGTAAACTTGCATTAATTCCACTAAATGGGTCGCCTCCAATATCTAAAGCTACGTTACCACCTCCCCACGCACTCGGTGTAACTCCTAATCCTAAATTGCCACCATCAAATCTAAACGCACCACCACTTGTAAAAAATCTTAAATCAGTTGAATTAGAATATATATATGCTTTGCCTACATCACCTGTTTTAAATTCAATTTGACCACCCGTTGAACCATTTAATGATAATGTTGTATACCCTGTGCTAAATGTTGGTGTAGTAGTATTTATTCCAACATTTGTACCATTATCAAATAGTATACTATTACCTATTGTACTTGCACCTGTAAACTTAGGTAGGTAGTTAGTAGTACCTGTACCTTGAGTAGGAGAATATCCTAGAGCTGAACACACGTTAGCTCCTGTTAAGTTTAAGCAGATGTTACCACTTGTTGTTACAGGAGAAGCACAAACGTTTATGTTTGTAGCTACCACACCTACAGAGGTAACTGTACCTACACATGATGTGTAACCATTTGGATTGGTTGCATTGTATGGTGTATATCCTAATGCTCCACAAACATTGGCTCCAGATAAGGAAATAGCTAATGTTCCAGATGTTGTAATAGGACTACCTGTTACAGAAATGTTAGTTCCTGTAGCATTTACACAGGTCACTGTACCTGTACATGATGTACGACTATTGAAACTGTTCCAATCAGTACTTGATAAGAACCCGTTTGACGCAGCACCTGCTTGTGTAATACCAACTGTACTACCAGAAAGGGTAATAGGAGCTGTAACTGAAATAGCGTTTTGCTTATTATTAAATGTAGACCAATCTGCACTACTTAAAGCACCTCTATTAGTTGCACTTGCGGTGGGTACGTTTAATGTGATAACTGGAGTGGTAGTACTATTTGCAACTGTTGAACTTAAATCAGTACCAGTTGTACCTAAAGTTAAAGCAGCTACACTTGTTACTGTTCCAGTACCTGTTATATCACTTAACATTGCAAATGTTCCGTTCTTATCAGGGAACAAATATTGTCTTGTAGTATTACCAAGTAAAGCAGCACTTAAATCAACACCCCTTTGGCTTAGGTCTGTTTGGCTATATCTTAAATACAAGCTGGTTTGTCCAAGTGCGTATATAGAAGTATAACCCTGTGCACCTGAATTAGAAGAATTATATTGCTTAAACGCAAAATAACCACCTGTTGTAGAACCATCGCCATCTGAAAGATAGTTCCTAGCAGTTATGTTATTAGTTCCTAAATTAACACTTGTTGTTGCTCCTGTGTATGGAACATATCCACTTAACTGATTTGTTAGGGCTAAAGTTCCTGTACTTGATGGAAGGGTATAGGTAGAACTACCATCAGTTATGGTTGAGCCTAAAGTCAATTGACCTGATACTCTTACTGTACCATTTATATCAGTGGTAAATGCAGATGCTGTTGATGTACCAACTAAAACTTGACCACCAAGCGGTTGAAGTCTTAATGCTCCTGAAGCAATTGCAATTCCATAATATGATTGCAATTGTGCAAATGTTGTAGCAGTGTTGCCACCTGCAGTAAATTGTACAAATCCATTATTACCTCCAGCAGCAGGATCTGAATTTATTAAAGTTAATTGTGCAGCAGTACCTGAAGTATTTTTAATAAGCACCCCTCCATTTACATCTAACTTAAATTGAGATGGATCATGTGGAGAAGCTGTGTTAATACCAATACTAGTTCCACCATCATATATTAAACTATTTGTTAATGTATGTGTACCATTAATTTTAGGAACGTAGTTTGATGTCCAACTACCACTTGCAAGAACTGGATTGGTTAATGTTGATTGCTTATTGTTAAATGTGTTCCAATCTGTTGAACTTAAATAACCGTCAGTTGATGCTCCTGATTGTGTGATAGATAAAGTTCTACTTGAACTTAAATCACCCCCACCTTGTAGAGGAGCACTTGTAGATATTGTTGTTGCAGAATTTGTAGGAGTGTATCCTAAAGCACTACATACATTAGTACCACTAAGTGATAAATCAATTATACCACATGATGTGATAGGGCTTCCAGTTACACCAATGTTTGTACCACAAACAGCAACGCTTGTCACTGTTCCAGAGAAACAATCAGCAGATGATATTGTGAAGTTAGGATAGGTTCCTGTAATAGAAGTTGTTCCACCTCCTGTGAGAGAAACTATTTGATCAGGACAAGAGTTTCCAATTTCTCCTGAGGTTGCATTATATGAAATACCAGCACCTGCACATACAGCACCTCTAGCTCTAGCATCGGTGAAGTAGAGATTAGTACCTTCTGTAACAACAGATGTGTCTAATGTTTGAAATGTTTTATCCCCTCTATAATACTGACTTGTTGTACCAGCAACAATTAATGGTTGTTTATCGTTAAATGTTGTCCAATCTGTAGCACTTAAATAACCATCTGTGGTTGTATTAGATTGTGAAATACCAAATACACCAGTGGTAGAACAATAAGTTAAAGGAGCTGTATGACCTATAGCAGCTCTCACTCTTGCATCTGTATAATATAAATCACCACATTCAGTAACTTGACAAGTTAAATAGTCACCAGTGGTAGCTACAACAGCACCAAATCTACCAAATACACTAGTTACACCATCACTGTTATCTATCTTAACCCATCCTGTAGCAGATTTAACTGCTAAGTCACCAACATGCCAATCATTGATACCACCAAGGTTTGTTGTACCAGATACAGAAACTCTCCAAGCAAAACCTGTTGTTGTTGTTCCAGATATATCAGGAGTGTTTGTAGCAGCATTCCAATCACCTTGTAATATAATACCACCAGCTGTTGCACTATCAATGTAAGTTTTAACAGCTAATTGTGTTGGATAGAGAGTGTTTGATGAACCTAAAGAAGTACATGTAGATTTGTTTGCTACATCTTCAGGAGTGTATCCTAATACAGAACAAATATGTCCACTACTTGTAGGGTTTGCACTTGTAATTAAACCTTTGCCATTTACAGCAATGTTTAATAAAGTTTCAGATGTGTATACATCATTATTAACTGTAGCTAATGTAAGACTGGTACAAGTTCCTGTAGAACCTGTTCCTGTTACATCACCAATAAATTCTAATGATCCAGAGATAGTATCTGTGGTAACACAGGTTACTAACCCTTTATTGTTCACTGTAATTACAGGAACTTGTGTAGAGCTACCAAATGTACCTGTTGTAGCATTCACTGTAGCAAGAGTTAATGCTACAGATCCAGGACCTGAAGCTGTTGCATCACCAGTGAGGTCTGTAATATAATTACCAGAAGCTTGTTTATTATTGAATGTATTCCAATCAGTTGAGCTTAAGTAACCATCGGTACCAGCACCTGATTGTGTAATACCTAATGTACCACTGTTAGTGATTGTGCCACCAGTTAAAGGAGCAGAAGTTGCAATGCTTGTAACAGTTCCTACAGACCAACATCTGTCAGCTGTAAGGTCATATGTTACACCATTAATATCTAATTGTCTGCTATCTGGAACAGGTGTATATCCTAAAGCATCTTGCTTATTGTTAAAGGTGCTCCAATCAGTAGAAGTCAATAGACCAGTGCAAGATGCTGAAGCTGTAGATACATCTACATTTATACATCCTGAAGTGGTAACTGGACTTCCAGATATAGAAACTCCTGTAGTTGTTGAGCACAATGCTACGCTTGTAACAGTACCAACACAAGTAGTTTTGTCATTGAAGGTATTCCAGTCTGTACTACTTAAGTAACCATCAGTTGTTGAATTTGATTGAGTGATAGATAATAATCTATCTGCACTTAAGTTTCCACCTCCTTGCAAAGGTGCAGTTGTACCAATTGATCTTGATGTACTCACCTTATCATTGAAGGTAGTCCAATCTGCTGAATCTAAGAATCCGTCTTGTGTTCCACTTGCTTGTTTAACTTGTATACTAGTTCCTGTACCTATCACAGCATTAGTTCCACCTGTGATAGTAAGAACTCCACTAACTGCTTCTGTAAGATTACCTTTAGTTAAAGCATCTTCTTTATCGTTAAAGGTGGTCCAGTCTACACTAGATAGATAACCGTTTGTTGAACAACTAGCCTGACTAATAGATAGTGTAGGTGTCAATCCTCCTGTTGTAGCAAGAGGAGCTGTAGCTGATATATTAGAAATGTATGATAGAGAAGGAATATCTGCAGCCACCAAAGCCCTAAAACTAGGAGCACCTGATCCACCATTAGGACCAGCAAGCACTGTATTAGCTGCTGCATTAGCTAATGCAAAGCTTAAAGCAGGAGTTGTTGTAGGATTGGTTACAGATGTAGTGAATAGTGGAGATAGGTTACCAGCACTAAAGCTTGTAACTGTACCACCTAAAGATGGGTAGTCATTGATAACTGTGAAGTTTGGATATGATCCAGTTACACTAATACCAAAACCACCATTTAGCACCACAGTTTGGTCAGGTGCTGTATTTATAATTGATATACTTGGAGTGGTATTAGGATTGCTTATAGAAGCGTTAATACCTGTACCAGCAGTGATAGATACACTTGTAACTGTACCTACGTTCCAGCTTCTGTTAGCTGTTAAATCATGAGCTACACCATTGATAGACAATTCAATAGCATCATTTACAGGCACATATCCTAGTGCTGTAGTGATATCACCACCACTTACAGGAGTGGCAGATGTAATGAGTCCCTTACCGTTTACAGCAAACTTAAGGAAGTTGTTGCTTCCATAAACATCTGTATTAACTGTATCTAATGTTAGTGTAACTGGGGATCCAGTGAAACCAAAACCATCTACATCTCCTACAAAGCTTAATGATTGTGCTGGGTAGTTGATTGGTGTAGGAGTGACATTTGTAATTCTACCCTTACTATCCACTGTGATTGCAGGAACATTTCCTGAATTACCATATGTACCAGGAGAACCAAACACTGTGGCTAATGTAGCAGTTACAGAACCAGGTCCATTAGCTAAAACATCTCCTGTTAAGTTTGTAATATAGTTACCTGAAGGCTGATAGCTAGTTGGATCTAAGCTACCATCACCCTTTACAAAATCTGTTGATGTACCACCTGTGGTGATGAGAGCAGAAGCTTCCAATGTACCAGCAAAGGCAATGTTGTATAATCCACCAATTGTTGTATTCTTAACAAGTGCCCCACCCAACATAACTGGTTGACCAGGAGCTAATTGCTCAAGACCGTTTGTAAATATATAACCTAGATTGGAATCTTGGAATTTTTGGTCTATCTTCTGTAAGGCAGTCTGAAGGTTGTCATTTGTGACAATACCTGTATACACCAAAGTGTTACCTTCGTAGAATACGCAGGTAGCATTTAGTATAACTGGACACGGTTCAGCTGAACAAGTAACATTCATATCTATAGGTTAGGGTGTATTGTAAATATAACAAAGCGAATGTGCAGGATACACATTCGCAAAGTTAATGAATATAGTTTATTTTCAATGAGTTAGGATAAAGAATGCCACATAATATAGCAATAATTCACCATTTTATTTACCAAATGGACGAGCTTCAGACTGTGCCTTCATACCAAGATCTTTTGCTACATCTGGAAAGAACATCAATAACATTGCATCCACTTGTGAAGCTATAGGGAATCCTTTCAAAGCATACTTGATCACTTGGTTTTTCTTTGCCAACTCTTCATCTCCTACACCTAGAGCATACATCTCTGTACCAAAGTTTAAAAATAGTTTCTTGAAGTTTTCCAAGTAACTTATTGCTGGGAAGATACCTGATGTGGTTAGGGTTAAGAAGGACGTTGGATTGTAGAAATAAGCAACCTCATCTCTCACCTTATCCATCACCCTTAGCATATACTTATATCTGTTCTTTGAAGATCTGTCTTCATCATCATCTGGTTCTACAGCCTTGGCTCCTATAATCAGTGCTGAGAGGGTAAGATAGAACATGAAGTCTGTCATTTGGTTACGTATGTTATTACTTACTAGTTCTACAAACTCACCTTCTGTCATTCTTAGTGTCTTACCTGTATCCTTCTCATAGTCAGACTTCTTCTTTTCATATAGGGTCTTTACTTGATCTACAAACTTTTGGTCATTCCCTCCTAAAGAACTTATGAGGCTATCCATGGAACCAACAAAGTCTTCTGTTAAAAGTCTGAACATGTTTCTGGTTCTACCCCACTCATAAGCCTCTGTAGCAGAGTTATACTTAAGGTTACCAAATCTTACGTCTACAAGTCTTGGTATCCAGTTTTTAAATACCATGAAAGACTTACCGTATATATTTAGATTAATCTTTCTAAGGTCATCTTCAGATAGGTTACCTAACGCATCCTTAGTAATAGCCTGTACCTTTCTTCTAAGTTCAATTACACTATCAGATTTTCTGTCCAAGCCTTCCACTACAAGTTCGTTGTTTTCCACCTTAGCTAGCTTCATAAATCCTTTCTCATCAAGAAGTCTTTTAACTTCTGTCTCAAAGTTAGTTTTTAATTGTTTTCTTTCCTCAGCAGTGCCTGTAAACATCTTTTCAAACTCTGGCTGTTTCTTTAAGTATTCTCTTACGTTGAACACTTTACCATCTTCTACAATAGAGTTTTCTAGGTAGCTAAAGAAGTTAATAGACTGTACGTATTGATCTCCAGTTCTCATCAAAATCATTAGGAAATCTTGTATTCCTTCCTGGCTAAACTTACTAACAGACAGTTCCTTAGCAAGGATGCTGTTATAGTTTTCTGTTAATGGTTGGAAGTATTGAAGAGCCCCAATGTATTTTTTAGAGTCAACACCATTCATCTTCCCAGCTAACATAAACTCATTACGTATAAAGTCTGCCTTTGTAAAGAACTTACCAGCGTTGATGTAACTCTGGAAGCTACCACCTAAGAAGTTTGATAGTGCTGATATAGGATTTAATCCTAATGTCTTTAGCTGGAATACATTGTTTAGCTGTGTAATAGTTTTGTTTAGAGAAATCTGTGCATCATCGTAGTCTTCAGAAAACACTTTTCTACCTAATATCTTGTTAGCCCTCTTACCAAAGTTTGATATGCCACCTAGTAGTTGATCAAAGTTTTCACTCTCTACATACTTGTGACCATACACAATAGCCTCCATCATATCTCTTACCAACTTAGTGTTGTCAGAGTTGTCTGATGTTGTTTCAAGGGTGCCATCAGTTCTATACTTTGTTTTACCAAAATAGGAAGTCTTGATAGCTTCTTTATTTCCTTCAGTCTTTACAATTAAGTTTAACTGATTTTCAATATTACTTAAATATTCATAGCGAATAGCCATGCTATTTAATAAAGTCATGTTTCTAAATAAGTCTTCACTTGCTTCCTCTGAAGTTTCTTTAGTGAAGTATTTAGGAATATTATATACAGGTTCTTTGGTAATAGGATCAATTTGACCATACCCAACATCACCTTCTGTAATAGTAATGTTTCTTAGTAAGGATTCACCAAGTTTAAACTCTCCACCCATTACAATCTTCTCTGTAAGACTCTTTCTTATAAATGGTAAGAACACCCTAGCATCAGCTTTGTTAATATAACCAATCTGCTCTAGGTATTCGTTTCTCTTTCTAATATAATCAAAGAATGCTTTAGCTGGTGCATTTTCAGGTTTAGTGAGATTCTTCCATTCCTCTGATTCCCAATTATCTCTTTTAGGATATTTCTTAACAAAGTCATATAACAACCAACCAGGAGACTCAGATGTAGAGGTGTTGTATAATGTATTCACATCAGCAATCTCTCTCTTCTTATCTCTATTGATTGTTTCCTCATCACCAAATCTAGTCTTATCTTCTATTCTCTTAAGTTCTTTTTCTTTTTGTTCAGCTAAGAACTCATTGTATTTAGCTACATCTATATTATCTCTTACCCACTGATAATCCTTTTGAGCAATCTTACTTTTCAAGGTTTTGTAGAACTCAGGATCAAACTCATTAATTAGTTCATTGCTTCCTTTCTTCTTGAGAATGTCAAAGTAGTTTTTGTTTGTAAGCCCTTTAGAACTAGCCCACTTATCATATTTCTCTTTAATCTTTACTAGCTCCTGACCTTGCTCTGATGTCTCAATGGATGCAAGACCAAATGCTTTGTTAGCCATCTTATATAAAATCTCAGTAGACTTAAGTTGGATTACAGATGTAGAGTTGAACAACTTACTGAATCCTTTAACCACCTTCTCAGGCTTTAAAAAGTCCATAACATTTGCATCTTTAGCAATAACATTTTCAGCAAAGTCTTTTCTAACTTCTTCAAGATCAGCTTCTAGTTCATTTGCACTTTCTGCTGTGTCTCTAATATCTTGCCATAAAGCTTGATCTTTCTCAGATAAATCTTTTTTGAACAATCCTTTTAAGTCTGTTGCTAAAGCTCTGTACACCATTAGAGATGTTTCATAAGATAGGATCTTATCAGAAAGCTCACTCTTTTGTTTGTCTGTAAACGAATTAGCATCTTGTCCTTTCCAAGTGTTATTGTAAGTATCTATAACTCTTTGAATGTCAGCGTTTAATAACTTAGCTTGCTTTAACAAAGGCTCAACGTTCTGTCTCATTTGTAATTGTCTAATAGACTCATACAATGAATTCAATAACTCAGCCTTACTTCTTTTCTCTTCAGGAGTAGCTTTCTTAGAAGATATAGTATCATATATCTTATTAAGCTTCTCAATCAATGTATCTATTTTCTTAACACCAGTCTTTTCAGTTTCTAGTCCTACAGGTAGTAAGTATGCAAGTTCTTCTTTCTTAACATCTACATCACCTATCTGAACACCTGTCAATTGTGGTAGAACACCTTCCTTAGGAATTGCTCCAGAATATATTGCTCTGATAGGAATCATTCTTGTTTGTTCAAAGTCTTCTGGCTTAACACCATATCCTTTTTCTACAATAGACTTGTATTGTTTCATCTGTTGTCTCCAAGCATTCACCTTATACCAAGGAACATCTTTATATCTCTGAACATTCATGTCCATAAACTTCCAGTCTAAAATGCTCACCTTTCCTTCAGGAGTGATGGCAATAAAGTCTATAGTACCAGCTACATCACGTGCTGCATCATATACAGTCATCTCAGCAAGAAACTTGGTATTAGGAGGAAACTGCTCTAGACGTGCAGCCATGTTCCTCTTTAATATATTGTAAAGGTCTTTATTCTTTGGATTTAATTGAGATACATACCCACTATCATTAGGTCTTTCATTCTCAAGTCTTAATGTACTATCTTCATTTAAGAAGTAGTTTTTAAGCATGTTCTCTATATCAGCATGACCTGCTGTACCTTTCTCTTTCTTAAGATCATCAACAGCTTGATCATACTCAGACTTAGTCAAGTCTTTATTAGCAAATCTTGTGCTATACCAATCCTTAACAAAGTCAGTAACTCTTCTCTTGATTCTGTTACCATTAATTAAATACCCAGTATCATCTTTAGTAATTTGATCACTAGTCATTCTTAACTTATCAAATATAAGTTGCTGAGGATCAACAGCCTGTTGAAAGAACACACCCTCTTTATTTCTAATATCATCCACTGTACCAATCTGGTCACCAGACAACACTAACATAGCAGCTTCATCAAATCCAGACTTAACAAATAGATTTTTGATAAAGTCAACTATTTGATTCCACCAACCTTCCACTTTAGCTAATAGCTCAGGCTTTTCTGTAGAACCTTCATTCTTTTTGATAATGGTCTCAGCCAAGATTTTACCAATAGCTTCTTTCTTTAACTTTCTAATGTTAGGTTTACCATCAGAAAACTGGTATTGTTTATATTTACCATATGTAGCTAGGACATCAGAATACATTTTGTACCCATTGATTTCTCCTAGTAACTTGTTAAATAGCTGTGGATTCTTTTGCTCTAATATTTCTACAACAAAGTGCATAGCCTCTTCTGTAAGAGCTACATTCTCTTTTCCTTGTATAACTTGTACAAGCTTTTGTACAATGTCAGCAACACCATTTACATCTTGCTTAACACCATCCACTTCTATAGCCTGTAGTGTTTTTATATTTACACCAATCCTCTTTAATAAGTCTTTAACAAGACCTACTGTTTGGGTTGATGCTTGAGACGCAGGGATATCATCTGTTTGTAATAATACACTATCACCATCTGAGTTAACACCAAATGTAGTGTCATTCTCAAGATCTAATCTACTAGCTTCAGGTGTTTCCTGATCAAGTTCAGCTAAAGCTTGTTCAAGCTCAGCTGCATCTTTTGCATTCAAAGCATCTAACTGCTTTACTGTAGGAGCAATAATAACTCCCACCTTATCTGAATATGCTTTTGGAAAAAACACCTTCCCTAGAGCAATTTCAGAATTGATTGCATTGTTAAGTGTATCTGCTACAGAACGAGACACTCCATAGAAGTTGTTAGGATTAACCTTCTCTTTAGGAGAGGTTGTCACTTCTATGAAATCCTTCCCATCAAACCTTAAATAAGGTTTGCCCTGTACGTATTTCTCAACAGCAGTTTTTATACCTGTTTGACAACTCATTAGAATTTACATTTAAAGTCTTTAGTAGTTAAATCTGTTTCTGTTTCAGGCTGTGAATTTACTTCATTTTCCTCAATCCCTGTAAAATATTTTACAATTTCTGAATTAGGAATTTCATCAACCACCTTGCCTGTATTATTATCTAGCTCAGAAGGTTTATTAAACTTGTGGTATTCAGAAATGAATTGTCCATCTCCATATAAGTTTACCATCTTGAATACAAACTTTCCTTTATATGTTCTCACTGCTTCACCACCTACAAACTTAACCTTTTGATATCCAAACACTTGTGAAATCATTGGATCACCTTTAGCTTTCATTTCACTATATGCAGCTCTTGTTACGGTTTTACCAGTCATGAAATCAATCATCTCACCATACTTAGTAGTAATGATACGTGGGATAACCACTAGGTCATATCCTCCTGCTTTAGATTTTTCACCTACAGTGAGTACAAGTTTATCATTCTCACCTACACCAATCTGTGGGATTTCTACAAAGCCTGTAAACTTATATTGAGATACAATTTGATTTTTGAATTCACCAATCTCTGTAACAGACTCCTCGTCCACATATGGAGCAATAGAAGGAGTGATGTCTGGGTTCTTCCAATTGTTTCTTTGATACCAGTTGTTTCTAGCAAACTCTCTAACGTTTTCATCTATTGCAGCTGTGTTTACAATGTTCTTCACTTCTGCAGAATAATCTTCAATAGGAATGATGTTCTTGATAGACACAGCAGATTGATATGTACCTTGTATAATTGCAGCTTTGATTAAGTCTTTATATAATTGGTTTGTGTTAGGGTCATCTCTTAACTCTCTCATCATACCAATGTACATGTTCTCATCATAAGCTTCTTTAACATTAGCTCTAAGTTTAATTGTCTTAGGACTGTTTGGTCTCTCTGCAGAAACCACAACTAGGTCTTGTAGTATTTGTTTGTTAGGATATTTCTGTTTAGCCTCTTCTAATTTCACAGCTACAGACTCTGGTCCAAAAGATAACTCACTGATATTCAATGGGTTCTTTCTACCTGTTTGAATAACATAATCAAGTAGACTAGCTGTTGCTTTCTCAGCCACTCTGTTAAATTTATCTTTAGCTATATAAAACTTCTCAGCATATTGTTGGATGGTATCTTCAAGTACACCTCTGAATTCAGATTGGTTAAACTTAAGGATGGCACCTAATGCTGAATTAGATTGATCTAACACAGTCTTTTCTGTACCTAGGAAAGAACTATCCAAAACTTTCTTTGGAGAACTGATAGCACCTTTATCTTGTGCACGATCAGTCATTAGTTCCTTTCTATAGAAGTCATCAGCATTTCTAAATGTAGTGGTATCATAGTTGATAGCCTGTGTGAAATTAAAGTTTTCATCAGCTAGGGCAACGTATAATAAGAACTCATTTAATATTTTATGTTGCTCAGCATTCTGAGGTTCAGTCATTGTATTGCTAGCAAATGCAGATATGTTATCTTCAAAGTTACCTTCAGCAATTGTAGCTCCTTGGATAGCTTTTTGATTTGCAGGGAATTGTAACTTAGCTTGCTTGATGTACTCAACATTGCTTATTGCATATCTAGGAGCACTGTTAGCATCTAAGTTCTTAATATGTTCTCTGATGATTGGTTGATTCATGAACATAGCCACAGTGTTCATAGAAACACCTGCACGCTCTAACAACATGAATGTACCTACAATTCTATTGCTGTAGATAATCTTCATGATGTATGGATCTTTTGCAATATCCACAAAAGCATTTGCATACATTGATAGCTTATCAGAGATGTATTCACCAGCTTGGTCTTTCATACCAGAAAGTGATATGTGCTCAAAGCCACCATCTGTAAACTTGTTATGTTCTAGAACCATCTCTGTTTGAGGGTTCTCTACAAACACATCAGTCTTTTGTGAAAGAGAGTTACCTGTAATATTCACAGCAGCAATACCAATCCATCTCTTACCAGTTAAGAACGCATGTCTTTGGTTAGTCATGTAGTTTCTATCTAGCAATCTGTTCTTGATATCACCTTCATTCTCTCCTCTTAACACATCTAGTCTATCAGCAATCTTCTTAAGAGTCTTGTCTGTATTAGGGGCAGTGAGTCTATCAAAGTTATCTGGTAGAGTTAGTAATGCTTCAAGAGATCTAAAGTATTCATTCTCAAGAGATTGTTTGTAAAGCTTATCTGCTAATACACCATAGTCATCAACTCTGCTTCCAGAGATTTCACTATTAATATCTAACATTGCTTTGATGTCCTCTTCAAAGATGAAATTTTTGATAGCTTCTTTTGCTTGTTCTCCATACCCAAAGAATGGTACAGATTTAATTTTACCAGAAGGGGTTACATAGATGTTCTTTAAATACAAGTTTAATTTATCTATGTCAAAGTCAGATCCAGATTTGGTAGTGATTTCAGAAGGAACCACAATTGTCTTACCCATAAACTCAGGTAAGAAACCTTTTATTTTAAATACCTCTGCAGAGTTTAAACCCTGTGTTGGAATACGAAATCCTATACCCTTTAATATCTCTGAGTCTTTTAATAACTCAAGTAACTCTTCATCAGTTTTACCTTTAGGTAATTGATTCTTGAACCATGCAGGAAGATACACTTCTATGTATGGATCTTCTTTACTGTAAAACTTAAGAGCAGACTTCTTCAGTCCTTCTCCTCTAGACTCACCAGCTTTCTCCCACATTGTAACAGGAACCTGTACAGCAGGGAAGCCACTCACCTTAGGAGATACAACAGACTTATCTACAATTGAATATAGAATGTTCTTGATTTGAATATAGTTTGTAGAAGCTTCAAAAGGAATGTAAAACTCTCCAGTTTCAGGATCAATAGATATACTATCAATACCATTCTCAGACATTTCTCTCTTGAGCATTTCTTGTCTAAGTGTATTAGCAACAGTTGTTTTATCTGTAACTTTGAATCCATCACCTAGGTCTTCAATAGCAAGCTTTCTTAATAACTCATTGTAGCCATTAAGTAACATTTCTTTTAATACCTCTGTATTCTTCTCCACTGCCTTTCTAGCATCTTCATTGATAGCTTTGCCATCATTGTATAAGTCAACAGTAGACAACTTAGTTAACTGAGAACCAAGTGTTTGCTTGCTATCTTTGTCATAACTATTTTCCACTTGGATACCATAGCTATTCCAATCAACATTAATTGTGTTGTTGAAAGCTTCCTCATTAAAGCTACCATCTGCGTTGTATAACTTATGTAAATTCTCAGCACCCACCTTTCTACCAGATACCACCACAGCATAGTCATACCCTTCATTGAACATCTTCTCATAAAACTTACCAAGGTTAGTTCCTTTAATAGCCTTATAGTATAAAGGCATTTGTGAAAACTTATCTAATACAAGGTCAGTGTAAGCTTTACCATATTTATTACCAGATACAATAGGTTTTAACACCTCTGTAACAAACTTAGGTTCTGGTTGTTGTAGTAATGCTTCATCATGTTTGCGAAGAGCATCACTAGAATATGTATAGCCTGGAACGTTCTGTCTTGTGAAAGCCATTTGCCATTGATGCCAATTTTCAGTTTCATCTGACCATTGACCATTCTTTAACTTCACTTCTTTATATGCAGCATCCATAATCCAAGAAGCAGCATCTGCTTCATTTGATTTAGGATAGAAACTATCTGTTACATTTACATCAGCAGCTGTTAGTGTCTTAGCAAAGTTTTTATGCTCATGATACCCATAGTCATTAGGTGTCAATTGAACACCTGCCACTGTATTATATTGTTTGTTAAACAAGTTGTTAAACTCATCAGTGTTTAATGTAATTCTTCTTGGAGATAAGAAAGACTTAATACGCTTAGTCTCATCTAACTTACTACCATCAATCTCAAACTGATATGGATCACCAAATAACACCTTGTGGAATTCCACGTTGTTAATCATGTAGTTAGCGTTAGCAAACTTGATAACATCATTAACTTCTTGATCTGTCATATCTAACTTGTTCAAGCCAGCTTTATCAGCAAAGTTGTTTTCCAACTCAGCCATTATGAACAAACCTTCTTTTTTACTAGCAATAACCTTCTGTGTTTCAACTAGGTTTTCTCTAGTCTTAGCTACAGTGTCATTTAATGCTTTTAAAATACCTGTATTTAAACTCTCACGATTCTTATCAATGAAATCATTAACGTCTGCTTCTGATGCTCTCTTTTCAATAAGACCACCTATTGTCTTTAACAAGTTATCAGGAAGCATGTCTTTTAAGAATCTAAGCTCTGTAGCTTTATCACCCACATTTCTAAGCTTAGCTCTATTGGTAGAGTCTTGAGCTAACTTTATCTCATCCTTTAAATATCCTAAGAACACGTCTGTGAACAATGCATCTGCATTTCCAGCAGCTACATCTGTATAGGCAATTGTATTACCTAAGTCCATCATCCATTCCCTGGAGCTATCTGCAGGGATTAATACATAATATCTACCATCTAGGTTTTGATTGATTTCTGTAATATATCTATCACCTATGCTTAGAGCAGAAGTTGATTGTCCTTCATTATTAACAACATCTTTAGCTCCTTGAATATATTGTACTTTGATTTCAGCAATTCTGTTACCTTCCTCATCAAAGAACTTACCACCTGGTTTTAATACTTGGCTACTTGTAGAGAACACATCATTTAACTGAGGCATGTTCTGCTTTAGTTCTTCTAACGTATCAGAAGAGTTAAATGTATATTCTAATAGAGAAGGATAGTTTGCATCTGTATCAGATTGTATTCTATTACCATCTACACCAAAGTATGTACTATCTTCCGCAGGAGAAGCAGCCACTGTATATAACTTAGCCAGCTCATTTAACTGTGTACGAATACCAAGCTTTCTACCACCAAAGCTCATTAGCTCATCAGTCTTAGATAAACCAGTCTTGATACCAGTTACAGCTTCAGAGAAAGCTTTCTTATTCTTCACCTTATTGTATACAGCCATTGGGAATTCTATACCCAAGTCTGCTAGGAATGCAATCTTATCTTGAGGAAGTTTGATATTATAATCAGCCTTCTTAACTGTATAAACTCTCTTCTTCTCATCATAGTTGATGATAGAACCAGGTTGTTCAGCCTTAGCTTTCATATTCTCTACCCACTCAGATCTTATTCCAGCAATAGCAGAAGCTTGATTAGCAGGAGCTGTGTATACATTATTACCATCCATGAACATAGCCAACGCATCAGGTCTTTGTTTTGTAAACACCTGATAGAAGTTGGTAAACAATCTAATGTCATGTGGTTGATAGCTAGCAAAGTCAATCTTACCAGTCTTTAAGTTACCACCTAAACGCTCAAACAATCTAACGTAGTCACTGTTTTGTTTAGCTAATTCATGTAGCTTAGATACAAACTCAGGAACGTTTCTTGTGTTAGAAAGTCTACTCATTAATGTTGTAAATGCCTGATTGAAAGGCAATAACTTAAGTCCACCAATACTAGATATATCAGCATCAGGACGTCTAAGTTCTGAAGAAGTTTCTTGATTTAAACCTTTTGTTTTAATCAATGTACCAATCAATAACTTAACAGCATAAGGAGAAGACTTCTTAAAGTTCACTGTAAATGCTTCAGCAGCATAGTCTTTTCTATTAGCTCCATCATCATTCACTGTAACTCTACTATCTTCATCAAACTCAATTCTGTATGTCTTTAAGAACTCTTTAGCTCTCTCAACTAACTTAACGTATTGATTCTCAGAGATTTGTGTTACAGGGTCCTCACCAATAACATTATTCTTTATGTATTGCTCTTTGATTCTATTAAACAATTCAGAAGCTGTAATGTCTTCTATATTAAACAAAGATCTGTTATTAGCAAATATTTCACCAAACACTCTAGCTGTAATGTCTTGTACAAACTCATTAGTTTGTTTAGCATTAATGCCTTCAATCTTTCTATATTGAGCAGCTTCATTCTTTACACTCTCAGGTAGAGTTCTATCTACAAACTCACCTGTATCAATAGATTTGAATAGATCTTCTTTTAAGCTAGGCTTATTTACAAATGATTTGAAGAAGTCCATAAGAGCTTTGAAGAAGTTCCTAACTCTTTCTTTTAAATTTCTAGCAGGTAGTTTACCAAGTCTGAACTCAGCAAAGTCATCAGCTATTCTTTCCTTAGCTTGTTGATCTGTAGCATTAGCATAGTCTATTCTTCTACCAGACTCTCTGTCTAAGAAAGAACCAGCTTGATTCTTGAACTCATCAAGGATAGCTTGTTGTTCTCCTTTAGATAGGAAACCTTTCCAGATACCTTCAAATATCTCATGATATTCTGTACCTCTCTGAGCTCCTTTAAAGAACTTAGCCACACCATTCTCAAACGCTCCCCATGCTTTCTCTGTATCATTGATGCTAATAACATTCTCTAATATCTCATAAGGGATATTGCTAGCGTTCTTAGCATGCCATTCTTTGAACAATGCGATCTCAGAATCATTGATTCTAGCTACATCTGTTCTACCCACTCTTCTGTATTCAGGACCACCAATGTTAATGTTCTTAGGTTGATCTAAAGACTCTGTAGAAGTAACCACTGCAGGTCCAGCTTCTGTACCATAAGGAGTTGTTTGTGTAACTGTAGCAGCTGTTGTAGGAGCAGCTTTTCTTTCACTTAACAACTTAGCTGTGATGAACTCAGCAGCAAACTTAGCAGCAGTTTCAATAGGCTCATCTAACTCATCAAACTTACCTAGGTCTTTAAGTTGTTGTGTAGCCATAGCTAATAACTCTGGGCTATCAGCAATCTTTTTAATGTTTGGATTTTCACCAACCAACTCTACAACAAAGTCACCTTTACTGTCTGTAGTAACTGTATATGTAACATCACCTACATTAGACTTATAAGTCTTAACATCAGATTCTGCAGGTTTAGCCACAGACTGTGTAGGAAGCTCTAAGCCATTTAGGATGATGTATTTTTGTTTGTGTGTGTAAGGAACAGCCTCTGTAGCCTTAACTACATTAGTAGTTAATGGAGCTGTACGTGCAGATCCATCAGGATTCTTGCTAGCTAATAAATAAGATTGATAGTTCTTCCAGAATCTTTGTGCAAGCACACCATCAGAACCTACGTACATTTCTACAAATGGCTCACCCAATCCTAAGTTAACTGTAAAGCTATTTACGTTATGGAATATCCCTTGTAGGTTACTCATCATACGCTCTTCTGACTTTTCTAGATTAGCAAAGTCATATGTATTCTCTCCAATATGTAATATAGAACCTTCTATATAAATACGATTATTACTACCTTCACCAACACCTTTAGCTACAGCTTCTGCGTTTGTGTAGAATGTAATACCCTGTAAAAATCTTTTGTGTATCTCTCTAAACTTAACTGGCTTCTTAGCAGCAATTTGTAGCTTAGCATCAGCAGACATAGCTTTGAGTACATTGTATACTGCTGCAGCTTGGTCTTTAGTTAATGGAGAATTGTTTAAGAACTCTAATGTATCTTGACTTTGGAATACAGGTCTGCCATTAGGGAAGGTATAAGATACACCATCTACATGGTCAATTGCTCCTTGTGTAACAACCTTTATAACTTGTTGTGTAGCAATTTGATTCTCAGGAATAAGGATATCACCTACAGCTTTTTTAACATCATCTGTAACAGCAATACCTTTAGATGGAGTGAAGTCAAACACTTGATAGCTATCTGCAGAAGCACTCATCAATTGATCACGATACGCTTGGTATCCAGCTAACTCTGCATTAGCTTGTTCTTCTTGACCAGCTCTATATCTAGGCTCACCTTTACTATTAGTTAACTTAGCAGCAGGCATGCTTGTAAACACCACCTTGTTTAAATCAACTTGCTCACCCACCTTACCAATAGGATTACCATTCTTATCTATGAATTGTCTTTCACCTTTCTTATCTTCTACAAACACAAGACCAATGAATCCTTCAATAGGATCATTCAATAGGTCTGTATCAAAGTTACCTTCTCTAAAAGATAATGCACCTAAGCCAGATAGTCCTAGGGCAGCTTCTTGTTTCTGAGAGACAATAATAGCTTTGATGTTCTTCCTATTCTTGAAGTCTTTTACTTTGTTTATGAATTCATTGTAACGTGTAACGTTAGGGGCTAATGTTTTACTCCAATCTATAGAAGCAGAAGAAGAGCTTGTAAATAATATACTTGCATCTTTCTTAGGAGTTTCTTTAGAAGAAGGAGTGTTCATTAGATCCTCATCATTCATGCCCGTAGGCACAACTCCAGATGTAGCAGCTAAGTCAGTTTGAGCAGACTTAATCTTATCTGCTGCAGCACTCATCTTATTTCTATTAGCTTGAAGATCAGCTTGTTGCTTTAAATAATCTTCTGCACGCACACTAAACTCTGCTTCAATAGCATCAATTAATGCTGCATTGTTTAATGAGTTAATATAGTTTAATTTATCTTCTTCCTCAGGAACAACAATACCGGCAAACTCTGGTTTAGATAAAACGTTATCAATAGTAGAGTCCATGATATCTCTTAACTCTGGAGATTCTGCACCTTCTTCAGCTAAGTTTAAATTCTTAAATTGTTCAGGACTTAAGAAAGTTATATTACCCGTAGGCATTTGTACCTCAAGTTCACCACCAAGTGTTTGTGATAACACTTTAATCTTAGGTGATAGAGTGAGTGTATTATCTTCTTTTGTAACAGGTTGTTTTAAATAATAATCTTTACCAATCTCTAGCTTTCTTTCTTTTGTACCAGGGAACAATTCTATTTGCTCACCTGGTTCAGCAGCAACAGGTTCTTCTCCTTGCTCCACTGTAACAGGCACTTCTTCTGTAGCACCAAACTCTACAATAGACTTACGTTGGAAGTCTTCAGGTTTATTTTTAATAGCATCGTATTCATCAATGAATAACTTTCTACGTAAAGACATTTCTATTACATCAGACAAGTTAGTCTTTAATTCATCCTTAATATCAGAAGTTACATCAAGCTCATTGATTTGCTCAATAGCTTTATCTGTAGCTTCTTTGTTTGGTTTAAAGTCCTTAAGGATAGATTGTAATATATCATAAGTATTAACACCAACAGCTGTTAAGGTGTTGTTCACTTGAGGGATACGTAAGTCATAGTTTGCCACTTTAGCAGAGGCATATACTAATTTATCAATTACATCAGAAGAATACTTCTTAGTACCATCTTCATTCTGTACACCAGAATATCTTAAGTCAAGTGCTTTATACAGTTCATTTGTATAGTTTGCCACCTTTTCAAATGTAGCAAGTCTTGCCTGGAAGGATTCTTTTGTGTCATTGATGTTAGCAATTCCTTGCTCTTTCAATGCACTAAGTCCTTCTTCAGTCAAAGATTCCATCTGTAGGTCATTGATATCATCTTTGACCATATCAAATCTACCATACTTAACACGTGTAGCTAAATAGTTGTGCATTAAATCAGCATCAATATCTTTAGCTTCTAACTTATCTCCTTGAATTACAGCATCTTGTTGTTGCTGTTGTAAAATGTTAGCTCTGTTTACAGAGTTCATTCTGTCAACAAATGCTTGTTTGAAACCAGGAGTTGAGTTTAACTGATTTAAAAAAGCAGTAGTGTTATTTTTTAATTGTTTTGCTTGTTGGATATTAGCTTTAGTCTGCATTAGTCCTCCAGTGATACCACCAAGAGCAATGCTCTCCATACCCTCTTTAGAAACTAAAGCACCAACACCTTCACCATACTTATCTGTTCCAAATAAGCCATATAAGAATCCATCAACTAATACATCAGCATTATCTGATTGGAATGCTTTGTTATAATAGTTTTGTGTACCAACTTGTAATGCGTATTGTAATCCTTCTTGAGCTGCCTCTTTAGGATCAAATACATATCTACTCACACCTTTAACTCTATCAGCAACTTTACCAAACTTAGTTGTAGCTTCTTTAGCTACATATTTACCATCTTTTAATACAACATCATCTGTTCTACCTAACAAACTATTTGCAGCTTGTTTACTAGATGAATAGTTAGAACCTAATAACTTAGGAAGTTGTACATATTCTGTAGCAGATAGAAGAGCTAAGTTACCAAAGAAAGAGGCTTTACCAATCTTATCAGCTTTAGCATCAATATCTCTTAATGTATCAGCATCTGGTTGAGTACCAGTTTTGTCTATATGTTCTTCAATTAATCTATCTCTATATTCTTTGGCTGTACCTAAAGCTTCAAAAGAAGCCTCACCTGCAGAAGAGTAGGCAGCAACAGCTGTACGTCTTGCTGTGTTACCAAAGTTAGCAAATTGATTTGTAGTTTTTGCAAGGTCTCCAAGTTTAGAGGTTCTTGCAGTTAAATCAGCAATAGAAGAAATCTCTTTCTCCAACACTGCTGCAGCCTCAATATTCTTAGCATTACTAAAAGCTCTTGCTGTGTTTCTTAATAATGGAGTGAATAATTTAAATGCTTGAGAAGACTCAGCAGCTGTAGCACCAGCCATAGCAGCTTTACCCAAACCTTGACCTGCTTTTAACAAACCTGTATTTGCAATATTACCTGTTACCATAGCACCAACAGCAAACCCAGAGTTCTTAATTAACTTATCAAATAAGAAGTTAGCTTTGAACCAGTTGTCCGTAGAATACCAAGCAGCATTCTTTTCAGCATCTGTATAATAGTTAGGAAGATATTCTTGGTCCACTTTATTGTTCCAAGCATCTAATCCTCTAGTAGCCTCATTATCCCATATATCAGCAAGTCTTCCAGTGAATGGAGATTTAACAGCACCATATAACATACCAAAGCTACCAGCAATAGTAGTACCTGCTAAGTTTAATCCTTTCAATAAACCATTGGCAGCTTTATCAGATACAGATTGTCCATAGGCTGCAAAGTCTTCATAGTTAGGAATAGTGGGATTGAATTCTCTATAACGCTTGTTTGCATCTAATTCTGCATTAGTTACATATACACCTTTTTCAACAGGATTAGAAGCAGCAGAAGCTTTCTTTAATCTATCCATCACTCCTTCTGTACCACTAAAATCTTGGTTAGATATTTGTGAAGCAGTTTGAGGAACACTAATGCTACGCTGAGTCATATCAATTGACTTAGGCGCATTAGGAATTATTTTTGGTGTAAGGTCTTTATTAAAATCAGGCATTACTATAATTATTGGTAGGTTCTTCTAATTTCATCTTTCAAAGACTGAGGCACTCTATCACTTTGCAAAAAGATATTTAATATATCGTTATCTGTAAATTTGGATATCTCAGCTTGAGCATTTTTAATATCTAGAGGTATATCATCTAACTGTAAATTCTTCCAACCAGAAGGTAACTTTAAGTTTAAGTTTAGATAGTTTAGTGCACTCATTTGATCCTTCTGTAGATCCCCTGTAACAGAAACTCTTTTTGTGTTAGAGAATGCTCTAGGCTGGAAGTATGACTTTCTAGGATCATTTGATGGGTTGGTGTTACCATCAAAGTGTTGTTGCACTTCTCTGATATTTTCTTCCTCATATGTTAAGTCTGTATTAGACTTAGGTAATTGACTAATCAATGTTGGTATTAAAGGAATAACTATTTCTTCACTACCCTTCTGCATTACTAAAAACTTCTTATCTCCTTGAGTGAGTTTAGAATACATGATGCTTCCTTTATCTTTACCAATCAACCAGTTTTTAGCAGAGGCTGCTTGGTCTGTGCTTAATTCAGCAGCACCTCCAGGTTGAGAACCTGCCACACCTGTATAAGTGTTAAGGGCCATGTTAGCAAGAGTTTCTAATCTTTCTCTAGACTGAGCACCATCTTTACCTGAAACAATGATAGCCTGCATCTTAGGAATGTACTTACCAGTCTTTTCTAACAGTGAGTTTCTGAAAGTATCATCAAAAGTCTTTTTGCTATTTTCAAACTGTTGAAGAATAGGTCTGTGTCTAGTGATGAGAGCATTTATTGTACGAGCAGCTTCTGGATTCTTAGAGCTGTTTTCTAATATATTATAGATTTCTTTCTCTTTACCATTTAAAGTTTTAGGATCTATATAATCCATTTGAGCTCCTTTGAACTTAAGGTCTTCCGCAGACTTTCCTGTAACTCTCTTAACTTTAGCAACAAAGTCAGCAATCTCTTTATTTGTAAAGCTAACAACATTACCACTTGATGTTCTTATATTAGCACCTGGTAATTGAGCAACTGCTCTATTGTAAGCTTCTCTAGAAGCCATCACCTTTGGATCGTTGCTAACTTCTTTTTCAGTTTTAGTTAATAATGCATCAAGTCTATCAGCTTGTAACAAGTTTTCAACAGCCATGTCAGCCTTACCCCTATAGTCTACATTGATTTTATTTTTATCACCATTTTGATAGGCTGTTAATTTGTTCTGTGCTTCAGACAAACTAATTCCTAACTTATTTGCATAACTTTTAACAAAGTCATTATATTGAGACTTATATTCATCTCTGTCTTGTTGAATAGCAATAACAGGATCTTTTACTTGTGTAGATGTTCCAAGATAGGTTTCAATACCACCAACATCACCATACACACTCTTTATCTGAAGATCAAGTTTTTGTTTTTCAATAGTGAGGTTTTGAGTATCCATAAACTTATCCCAAGAGAACTTTTGTTCAGATAAAGCTTGACTTCTCTTCCTTAGATTAAGATCTTCCACCTTAAACTTATAGTCTTGGTATGGATTATCTAAGATTTGTTTCTTTCTTTTCTCCCAAGAAAAGGCTTCAGCAAATGAATTAATAAACCCATTCTTGTAAATTTCAGCCTTAGCTTCATCAGGATTCTCAGTAACATATTTTAGCTCTCTAGCTAATTGTTCTGGTAAAGCAGATTTCTTATCTTTTAACTCTTGGATTGCATCTAATGTTTTATTATATTCTTCAGTGTCAGACTTACTAGCATTAGCATGTCCTTCCAACTTAGTAATCATTTCATTATATGAATCTTCTGTATTTTTGAATCTATCTTTAGCCACTCTACTTAAATCTTCAGGAGTAGCATTTCTAAACTGATACCTACCTGATATAGCCAATTGATTAAGATCTGTAGGAGTCAAAGATGTGTTGATAGCATTTTGGATTTGGGTTGCTGTTACAGCCTCACCACTTATCCTAGTCATTACAGCTGCAATCTTTCCAACATTAACTGTACCATCAGCATTCATCTCCCAAGGAATATCTTCCTCTCTAACATTAGGATTAATCTTACCAATCACATCTGTCATAATCTTCTTTCTAACATCAGTGTAAGGAGTGTATCTACCTCTAAATACTTGACCAGCTTTATCAGAAGATAACCAAGAATTAGCTTGTTTGTTAAAATCTTCAATGTTCTCTACAGAAGATTTACCATCTGCAATTGCTTTCTCCATCTCAGTTAGTTGTTTTCTATACCAAGCTGTAGAAGAAACAGCATTTTGAACATTTCGATCTTTGACAATTTGAGTAGCCATACCTCCAACAGAATTAACCAATTGTTGATTGGAGAAGTCACCAGCTGCTACTGTCTTCAAATTATTACCCAGTTGATTTAACTTTGATTGTAGATATTTTTTATCTGCATCATTAGCAACATCCATTCCAGCTATGTTGTCTATATAGCCTTGGATCTTTTGTACACCTTGGTCATATTGGGCTTGCTTTTGCATGCCAACTTGAACCATTGCCTCAATAGGCAATTGTTGTACGTAGGGGTTAAATTGTGATATTTGGTCGGTAAATGAAGCCATGATATTTGGATTAGCAAATGTAATTTAAATTATTATATGTACCAAGAACTATAACGATTTTTGGTAATCTGCTATAATTGAATTAGTTAGAGATTTTTAATAGCTTTGACAATATTGCCGTTTCTTTTAACTGTAGTAGAGCCAGTTTTTTCCTTACTTCCTGTAATGTTACCAGTCTTATCTCTACTTACAATTTTCTCATAGTAGTCTTTTATTCTGGTCTTTTCGTTTTCTGTTAAATCGTCCACACTACCAACGTCTGGTATATTAAAACGTTGTAAAGGGTTTACATTAATAGCTCTTCCTCTATTGTCATATCTATAGTTGTATAGATTTTCATATACACCTGCTGTTCTGTTTTCTAGTCTATTCCTGCTGTATTTATCAGAAATAGAGTTAAGAGCAGCTTGTGTTTGAGCTTTGGTATTAGATAGGGCTTGTGATTGTCTAACCATTTGTTGGTCATAGATGCCTATGTTCTTAAGTTGAGCATCATTTAATATGTTCCTATTAGCCTCATAAACACGAGCTCTTTCAGCTTGGTTTAATCTGGTTTGTTGTCCTAGGACAGCAGAGTTGGCTGCATATTTTTGAGCGTTCAATTGAGACAAGGCAGCTGGATTATATCCTACCATTCTTTGAGTGGCATTGTAATCTGCCTGATTAGCATTTAATTGATCCTGTAGAGAGATATCAAATGGGGTGCTTAACATAGGTTTATAGCTCTGAGCAAACACTGGTTCCACCTGATTAGCAGACAATGCAAACATTTCTCCAGATAGTTGTGTAGGGTCTAACTCAAGCTGGTTGCTAGGTCTTACATAAGGAAGAACAGTATTGTATATATCTTGCCAGCTATATTTTTTAGGAACATCACCTTTCTCTTCTGTACCTGTTGTTATTGGAACAATAGGAGAAATGACATCTGTAATAGATGGTTCTGTAACAGGAGGTTTGGTTTCAGTTTTTTTAGGAGTAAGTTTATCAATAATATTATTCATTATATCATGATAAACACCTACTCTTGAATCTGTAGCTAAATACTTAGCTCGTTTAACCTTTTCTTCAAATGTTTTAGCCTTTGCTAATTCCTTTTTAGCTGCTTCAGCACCTTCTCCTGTATAGTTTTCTATACTCTTGATAATTTCTTTAGCGGAAGTTGGATCAGAAAAAGCTTCCTCAACTTTAGGTTTCCATTCTGTTTCATATCTTCCAGCAGTGAAAATAGGATTTTCAGTTTGACCTAATGGACTATAATCAAGTGGATATTTTCCTGAACCTTTGATTTTAAACTTACCTCCCTTCTGAGCTGATTGTTTATCAGGCTGAGAGTTTCCAATTTGAACCCTATTAGCTTTAACATCCTTATTAAACTTAGCCACATCAGAATATCCAAACTCCTCAGAAGCATCATGGATGGCTTGTTGTAATGTACCAAGTTTTTGTGTTTCAACAGCAATATCTTTTAACTTCATATTGCCACCAAGAATTTGTGCTTGTAATGAATTCATTTCTAAGTTGTCAAATGGTGTAAGCACTTCTAAGTCGTTTAACTTATCTGTAGCTTTCTCAACCATCTTATTTTGTTTAGTTGTATTTTTAGTTAGTTCTGTACCATAGGTTTTAAACTTCTTACCCTTAGCGTTCTTATTAAGATCAGCTAAAGCGTAGTTAGGTATATCAAGAGCACCAAGTACCATTAGGTTCTTTTCCCCTGTACCACCATCTTCAAGTTTAACCATAGGCTCACCTCTTTCCACTTCTACAGGATTATCACCAAACGTAATACCAATACCTGTATTACCCTTACCATCACTTTGAGAATGATAGTTTCCTCTAGGCATGTATGTTATACCACCGTCTGGTAAATAAGGATTCTCAGAAACAGGTTCTGTATATCCACCCCAATGAGTTTGAAGCTCACCACCCATTTGGAAGTCAGGTCTTTCTGTAGACATAGCTGCAGCACTAGGAGGAGTGTATTCTTTTAAATGACCACCAGCACGTAACATCTCTGCATCATGAGGAGGTTTTAATAAGTCTTTTAACTTGTGCTCACCAAAGGTAGCAATCACTTGTGGCTGCCAATCATGACTTACCCATCCACCCTCTTCCATGAATCCACTGTTCTGATTCTGAATTTGCTGAGCTCCTTGTTGTAAAGCAGACATTCCTAGATTTTGAAAACCTTGTTCATTTCTTTTTCTAGTTCCAGCATTCATTATTGCAGTGGTTAAATCTGTTGCAATGTTTACACCTGCCATTATAGGGTTGTTAAATGTATCTGCAAATCCACCAGCTTGGAACTGTTTAATGTTAGTGTTACGTAGTGGAGTGTATTCAAGATCTGTGTAGATTGAGTTTGGAGCATAAGTGTTCTGAATCTCAGTAGGGTTGCCACCAATCATAGCACCATCCTCAGCTAGATAGTTTGTACCTTCTCCTCTAGGTCTGTTCATTTGATTTTGATCAAATCTCATATCCTCAGGTCTAACATATCTACGCTTGCTGATTTCTCCTCTTGTACCAGCAGCTTCTTTTGTAAGTCCACTTACACCTACAAATTGATTTGATTGTTGTCTAGCTCTGATTGCACCTTGTATCTTTTGAAAGTTACCAACTAGCTGTTCAGCACCTGGAGCATAACTAGCTACAGTGTTTAACAACTCATTACCACCTGCACCACCTTGCCCACCTGGACTATATGCAAATCCTTGTTGTATTTGAGGATTGCTAGGATTACCACCTGGTTGTATTGGATACATACCAGCACTAGGATTAGCAGGACTACCAGGTACACCAGTAGGACCACCCCCCATAAGAGGTTGATTAGGTCCCCATTGTAACTTAGGTACATTACCACCCTTTCTCATAGCCATCATTGCCACGTTAGCTATCTTACCTATGTTTTCTATATCTTTATTACCACCACCCTTATTATTAGAATTAGCAGCCATCTGTTGCTGAGCTTCAGTGGCAGCTCTTTCATTTCTCATATCATTGGTCATACCTGTGGTCTGATAATCAAGATTATCATAGATGTCAGCAAAAGCAACACCATCAGTAACATCTTGTTCACCACCCATGTATGTACCCACCTGAGCTTGAGGAGGATTAGCAAAGTCAGTCAATTGTGTCAACTGTCTTTTTACCATAGCTTTACCCATAGCAGCTTTCTTCAAAGATTTACCATGCTTAGCCATAAATGCTTCTTCTGTAGGAAACTTCTTGTAGAATTCCTTTTCAGATTTAACTCCTGCGATCTTAAGGATTTGATCTTTCATATTGAACGTTTGTGTGTTTTATTTATATTTGTTTAGCCAGCCACCGTTTTCTTTTTCAGGAACTACATCTTGAAAATCATCAGCATAACTAACACCCTTACCAATTTTTAATGCTTTATTACTAGACTTATCTAATTTTGATAATCTACCTTTTTTAAATGGTACAAGATCTAATACAGCTTCACCAAAATCAATACCTGCATTTTTCCATTGACCATCAATAGCATATCTTAAGGATGTAGTAGCATCTGCTATAGAATTAAGAGCACCAATTCCTCTATTAACTGCAAACCCAATAGGGGTTCCTGCAAAAGGAATAGTTGCTAAATCTGCTGCAGATAATGTAGCTTTTATATTTTTTACAGCATCTGATGGTTCGTATCTTTTTTCTGGAATCTGACTAATTTCTTTTAGTGTAGGTTTTTTTAATTGCCCACCACCTTGATATTTATTTAACCATCCACCCTTTTTCATCATTGGGTATTCTGTAACATATTCACCATCAAAATCATAGTCTTCTCCAGGGTACATCATTTGTTGATCCCCTGTATCAGATATTCCTAGTACGGGATAATCTACCCCTTCCATTGTTATGTCTGTAGATGGTATGATAGTTACTTCTCCTGGGTGTGCCCATTGTCCCATTGGGTCTACAATAGCTTCACCATCCTGAGCAATACTGTTAGGTTTGAAATCTAAACCTTCTTGGTAGAATTTCATCTCCTTACCATTCTGTGCAGAAGCTTTTGTCTTCTTTGCATACTTACCGTTACTAGGAGCTGAACCAGCTACACGTGCGTACGTAAATCCTACAGCACCTGGCATACTTCCACCCATAGCAAACTTAAGATAATCATATGTTTTCATAGGAGAAGGAAGTGGTTTACCTTGCTCTACATATTTATGTCTTCTGTCAGCAAAATCTTGAGCAGACTGAATTGTTTTAAATGGACCACCTAATAATTCTCCTGTGTTGCGAAATTCTTTTTCTGGATCAGAAAAAAGTTTTCTATGTTTAAAACCAGGAACCAAATAGTATTCTCCATCTTTTCCTACTGTAGTAGAATATTCTGTTGAATATCCTTTCTCTTTTGGGTTCCATCCTACAGGTAACTTTGGATCATTTGGCTGTAAAAATGTTTTACCTAATATACCACCATCCTGAAACTGTCCACCCCATGCAGGAGAATAGTTTCTACCTTTGGTATTATATCCAAGACCTACAAAGTCAGGACCTACAGATGCTTGTACATCATTAGGATTAGGCTTCTTACCATAGTTATCAGTCTTTTGTTTTAATACCATTCCTCCTTGATCAAACTTATTTAACCAACCTCCATCTTCCATAGTGTTATCCTTTCCACATATGTGGCATACGTGCATGTCTTTCTTACTAGAATCTGATTTATTCCAGGAATGTCCACATGTGCATTTGATATCTTTAGCCATTACTTGTAAGAGATTTGAGCAGGTGTGATAATGAATTGACTTATTAAATGGGCATCTGATCTATCATCAAGGATGTGTCTCACCTTTAAATCCTTCGCACGTAGGGGTTCCTTTTTAAATGAACGTTTGCCATAATCCATATTAGGTTGATTTACAATCTTATCTACAGATAATGAGTCACAACCAGTCACAAACAAAGGTACGGATTTATCTTTAACCAATGACCAGAATGTATTATATTGATAAAAATTATCTGATTTGGTAAACGTAATTGTCTTACTCTCAGCGTTATATACAGGATACTTCATGTATTCCTTGAGGTTGTTAATTGGCTTAGGAGCTAGTTCTAATATACCAGAAGACTGTTGTCCATTGTATAGAACAGCTTTATTGAAATAAACTGTGTTTGTTTCTATCTTAGCGTTATCATTAAACACACCATCAGGGATAGGTAGGTATTTATATGCCTTAGTGTAATCCTTTACATTCTGTAAGATTTCATCAAAATACTCATAAGCAAATGGATACTCAATAACATATGGTTCTGTGTTTCCGTAGAACGTGTTGTAAATCATTGTATTAGTTAAATGTCTCCACAATGATGGGGTGTTTGTAGGAATAAACTCAATAGCTGCTATATCCGCAATACATAGTTCCTCTATAGGCATTTGTAATCTTGTCTTACATTTTCCTATAGATTCAATAATAATAACAGTAACATCATCACTCACCGAATATGTAATTCCAGAAATAACTTGGCTCCTAGGAATGTTAGTTCCTAAGACATTTCCGTAATTATCAGAAATCTTAAACGGTCCAGTTCTAACACCAGCCTTTGTTAATTTTATTGTTATTACTTTAGACATATATTAATTAATTACGAAAGACATTGTTCTACAGCTGTTCCACCAGATAAAGTACAATCTGGTGCAGATGTTGTTGTTGTTGTTGTGGTTGGTGGTACAGTAGTTGTGGTTGTAGTAGTTGGAGGTATAGTTGTAGTAGTAGTAGTAGTTGGACTTGGACAGTTAGTAAATCCTGTTGCTGTAATTGCATACAATGTACCACCTGGATCTGTTGTTATAGATCCTGTAACTACCCACGTAATACCTGGAGAAGTTACCCTATCATTAATTGCAAATGTTCCAAATGGATACTCTTGAGAGTATGATATAGAGCTATTTGCACAGTTTGTTATTTGGTACCACACAGACAATGCGGTAGTAGTGGTAGTTGTTGTAGGAGTAGCTCCACAAGCTGTTGTACAATCAGCGTTTGATGGAGCTCCATCTAAATCAACATCATATGTTGGTCCAGATACTACAGTTTGAATTTGGTATGTAAATGAGCCCACCTTATAATATAAGCCATCAATTGTTGATAATGAAGTACTTGATCTACCCACTACATCAGGTAATACACGATTACAGTTATCATTACAATCAAATTTTCTGAGCGAATAGTAATAATACGTTATTGCAGTAGTGGTAGTAGTTGTTGTTGGTACAGGTGGGATTGTAGTAGTAGTGGTTGTTGTACTGCTACTAGAACTTGTAGTTGTTGTAGTGGTTGGTGAAACAGTTGTGGTAGTAGTAGTTGTACTAGAACTAGTTGTTGTAGTTGTAGTGGTTGGACACTGTTCTACAGCTGTACCAAATACACAACAAGGATCAATTGCTGTACCCTCTAATGTACAATCTACACATAAGTCAACTGCTGTACCCACTAATCTACAATCTATTGTTGTTGATGTGGTTGTTGTGGTTGTGCAATTAGGAAGCTCAGAGAAAGCAATTGCTTCTAGGTCACATCCACCATTCAATCCAGAATAGAAGAAGTTATTCTCAGCAATGTAGAAGTTAGGAATGTAGCTATGGAAGCTTATCCAACTCTTTGTATTCATGCTGAATGATAGAGTCCATGACTTATTACAGAAGTATTCTTGGTCATAAACACTAACGGTTGTCTTCAATGTGCTACCACCTAGCACTCTTTCTACATAGAATTCCTTAGTTGTAGCATCGTATTTGATGTTCTTACTATTAGGAATATAATCTAGTTTAGATATAATAACCCTGTCATACTTACTATCAAACACTCCATGTAAGCCAATACCATTGTAATGGTTATCTACATTTACATTAGGGAAGTGACGTAAGATTTCAAATGCTAAATGGTCTGTAAAGAACTTATTAAGTCCTGAACCAAATGCTGACAAATCTGTAGCTTGGTTACCTGCAATTAAGAACACTTGTCCTCTCTTAGCATCTACAGTGATTTGTCCTTGAGGAATCTTTAACAACATCTTATTCTGACTTCCTACATATCCAAGGTCTGTTTCTGCAAAGTCAATTGGAGGAGCACTCTTGAATAATGTATCGTTTCCTAGGTAGGCAGCTTGTGGATTGCTAGTTTGAACTGTAAGCATTGTATTGTATAACAATGACTTGTTCTCAAATCTAGCTAACACAGCTTTGTTCTGAATACCATCTAATGATACAAGATTACCAAAGTTTTGAGGGAAATCAAAGAATGATGTAGCTCTGTAGATTAACCAGCTATTCACTCTGTTATCAGCATACACATCCTGAGGATCTGAATAAACAGCTCTGAATGGATACTTAGTGTAACAAAGTTGTTCTGCCCAATCTGCAGGAAGATGTGTAAATGTATTCTCTTTGTTTTGTTTAGAATACGTTACATTATAATAATATGTATTATCAAAAGCAATAGGCACCACTGATTCCTGTAACCAGTTATCAGGAATACCAGAGCTCACGTGTGGGAAGAAGTCACCTTCTAAACTATTAAATGCTTGACGTAAGTCTACATTTATAGAAGATTCACAATAGAAAGAAGGAATACCATAAGCAAATAGATACATCTTTCCATCATAGAAAGTTCTATTAGGATTTACTATAGCAGGTCTAAAAGGAGTTGCTCTACGTGGTTCAGGATTTTGGTTATTAGGACAGTCAAAGTTATGAGCCTTATAAGAAATCATATTCTTTAACACCTCACCAGTACTTAATGTATAATCTTGTAACACTGATCTAGCTGAGTGCCAGTATTGTGGATAACCCACATTACCCACCTCATCATAGAATATATCACTATCATCAGGAGCATTCACCCTATCATCAAAGAAGAAAGGTAATTTGGTCTTAAATGCAAACCTACTAATAAATGTATCTCCACCAAACATAGTGGCTGATTTAGGGGTAGAGAACATTAAATTGTTAATGTCAATACTTTCCTGGAATCCTGTATCAATTGTATCATAAGAGTATATCTGACCCCATTGGTTAACAAATATATTCTTTAATGATCCATAGTAAGAAACTACATTGATAGATTCATTCTTACTAGGTACAGAACAGTTGTTCTTTTGTGATATTGTAAATCTTGATGTATCAGAGATACCACTTACACCACCAACTAATAAACTATTAGTTTGATTAGGGAATGGTAAAGGTATTACAGATGAACCATCTCTAGTGCCAATTGTTTTTAGGTATACAGATGATTCTCTATTATAGTTATTAAAATCATGTAAATCAGCTACAGACTGCACACCTGGTATAACGTATTGATACTTATCTAGTTGTCTTTGTTTGATTCCTAGATTGTTATCAATAGCTCCACTGTAATCATAACTAGCTATTGAGTTAAATGAATAAGCATAGTTTCTTCTGGTGATTCCATTTATGTAAATTGTTAGGTATGCCTGATATGCAGCAAACATAGCTGATGCACTAAATGGTGTTGTTATACGACCAATACCCTCACTAGATTGAAGAGCATCACGCTGAGCCTCTGCTGTAAGAAGCTTATACATTGCGTTCTTCTTAACTTCTACAAAGTGAGCTATACCAGCACCAAACATTACATTCTCTAACTTAAGAATAGATCCTAAGAAAGGTTGTCCAAAAGAAGTTTCAGGTGAGTTAAATACCATTCTGTACTTAGACTCATCTGTAGCAAACGCATCTAATTTATCAGGATGGCAAAGTGAGTTCTTTGTTGCATTTATAGTGATACTATAACTAGCTGTTCCAGATAAGTAGATAGGATTGGATACTGAGTTAACTTGTTGTAATCCATTACCAGTAACTGTAATTTGTCTAAATACAGTTGTTAATGGATCTTGGTATTGAAACACTGTACTATTAGCACTAGTAAGGTTATAAGTATTATAATTAACTACAGAGATTGTAGCTGCTCCACTTACAATTACAGGAGTGCTTAATGAACATATTTTATTTGTAGTTCCAAAAATTAACGTTTCAGTTTTTGTTGCATTTGAAAAACAATCTGTATATTGTACTACAGTTGCTGTAGTGGTAATTATATTATATGTAATACACTGATCAAGATAGCCATTATTATTCTCAAGAATAAACTCATCCTTATTAAGATCGTTATATGGATAGTTAGGGAAATAGAATTCTGTTTCTTCTCTTTTGTATTTACCTACGTTTCTAAGGATACCCTTAGCCACAATAGATTTGTTTGTACCTCTATCTCCTCTTACAATCTTAAATCCTGCAATGCTTTCTTTCTGTGCTTGTGTAAGATTAGATGAATACACCAAGTATGAAACTTGTTGAACATCAATCTTTACACCCATTGGAAATACAGCATCACTTTGCATCACTGGAGAAAATCCTGACCCTAGTGTGTATGTAGGACTTTCAAATATAGGACTTACTAATACATCAGGAAACTTGTGATGTCTAATAGGTTGACCAGCAAGATTTCCCCATACATCTATGTTACATGGATAGGTGTCTGTTGATTCCCAATAAGCAAACTCACCATATTGGTAAGGTCCTTTGTATGATTGATCTGTTGTGTATCCAGGAGAAAACGATGTTACTGAACCTGTGTTATAAATCTTCCAATAAGGAGCACTTGTTCCTTCTCCAATAAAATCAGGATTAGTACTAGGAACATCTGGTTGAGAACCTTCGTTAGCACTAATCATTCTACCTGGAATGTGGAAACCATCTGTTTGCTTACCATTACTTAATAGAAACACTATCTCAAAAGCATACACTTCATCTCTTAGATAACCTCTAAGGTTTGTAGCATTTAGCTCATCAGCATAAGTTTCTGTACTAGGGATTCTATATGTTTCCCATTTAAGATCAATTTGGCTAGCAATCTGTTGATAGTTAATTCTATCAATAGAAGTTAAGTTATCCCAGATAAGGATATCTTGTGCAGTGGTTAAGTCTTGAGCTACCTCATAGTAAGGATATTTCTCAAATATGTCAGCAATTGTAAGACGAATCTGTGTAACATTCTGTCCTGTATAAGTTATCTCTCTAGTGTTATCTTCTATAAAATATGTTCCAATCAACTCTACAGAAGATATACTGTTTACTGTTTTAATTACAGCAATATTAAAATAATCAAATTTTCCAGTGGTATCTAAATTAGCAACACTAACTATAATAGATTTACCCACTTGATAGTTAAAATCTAGTGTGGTAACTTGTGTGTCAGCAATAGGTGTAGGGTTGGTAATAGAATAGTAAGATGTAAATGGATTACCAGCAGCATCACAATATTGGATGGCAAACTGATATGTACCAGCAGTGAGGTCACCACCATTTCTAACATCAGTTACATCTAATGAAGGAATGCTAAAATTAGGCTGAACGTTTAATTGATTGCAATCAAGTTCAGTGGTGTAAATAGGATTACACAAATCAGCATTAGGAGCTAGTTTATATGGAACATTATTTAGGTCTATATATCTTCTAGGATTAAGACCATCTGTCCAATACACCTCTGTAGTGCAGTTTGTAATCTTGTGAACAGCTTTAAGAATAGGATAGTTTATATCAAAGTTTAAACAAGGTGCACTAACCAATATACGGTAGATGCAATCATTGTTATCCATATATCCAATGTGGCTATCTCCCGTTTCAGGATTAACTAGAAAGAATATGTGTTTGTTCTTTTCAACAATGAAATGAGTTCCTATTAAATGGAAGTTTGTAGGAAAGTTTAGACATAGCTCGTTCCCTGGCTCATTCTGATAGTTTACAGAATCTGAGTCAAAGTTCTCAACAGATGCATTTAATGCATAAGTTAGCTTACCTTTAGGAACCTGATTTACAGATTGATCTAAATTTAAGCCAGCAGTAGCATTGTTATACTCTTGTTTAATATTAGTTGTTTCTTCTCCAGCCATATCTGTAGCTTCTATTTGGTAATTCGTATCTGTTAAATCTATTCAAATCCTGTATTATTCTTCGTTGCTTAGTCCAAGCATCTTGCTTCTTCACCTCAATATCAGCCATGATAAATGCTTCATCAGCCATCTGTTTATAGTTCATCATCTTTCTTTCTAGCTGATTATATGTTTCATCGTTAGTTTGATTAGTAAGAGTTTCCATCATTTTGTATTTGATGAAAGCCTCAACAAACTCTCTAATACGATAGTTATCTGGAATCAATTCATTACCCACTCCATCATAAGCTGTAGAATAGAACACTAAGTGAACTACACCATTTCTAAAATTAGTAACAAACTTGTTATCTCTAATGTCAAATGAGTCAGCAGCAGAGCTACCAAAGTTTGCACACTGTAAATCACAATGTGCTTTAACAGATATGTTACCTGGCTTTAATAGGTATTGTCTGTGGTATTCTACAGCCACTTGTTGATTGGTCTTATATACAGCTTGAATAAGCTCAGGCATGCACGTAGGACAACCTGTTGTACATTCTAGATTGGTACAAGGAGCTCCTCCAGAAATAACAGGACTCACCTGTATTGTTGTCTGTGAAGCAGCTTGAGAATAGAATGAGTTAGCTGTTTGATAAGGATAACCAGGAATTGATGTACATAACCAAGCTTCTCTTACAGCAAAGAAGTTATCAGGAAGCCTAGCTTCAAAGTCCTCAATATATAGAAGCTGTTCGCTAATAACATAAGAAGACCTTCCTAGTTTCCTAAGACATTTATCCAGGTATGTAGGGAATAACAAATCATCTACAGCACCTGTATCGAAGTAGCTTTTAAACTCTTCTTTCACAGTCGCATAGACAGGCTCAGGGGAGATGAAGTTATACTTGTAGTAATATGACATTTATTTTATTTTTTCCACTCTCTATAAATATGTTGATATTGATCGTTGGTTTTTAGGTAGTGAGATAACAACCTTGAGGTTGTACGAGAAGGTTTAAAGTACCAGAGTTTCATGTTCTTGAATCTGGCAGACTCTCTAAACCACATCCATCCGAAGAAATATCCTTCAGTGTGGTAATTAAAATTGTAGATGATTTTACCCTTCTCTTTAGACTTCTTCCAATCTACTGGTAAGTTAACAAACTCCTTACCATCGATGGTTTTCATCTTTTTTCTTTTCTTCTTATTAATAGAGAACTCACCAAAACCAAAAGGAAGTCTAGCTTTCTCTCCTGTTTCTAGGATGTAGTTCTTAAAACTCTCATTGTACAAATAGATTATATTTCTCCATTGGTCAAATGAGATTTTTATAGAAGGGTTCTTTTTACAGAAATTATTGTAGTTTTCTTTACTGGAGCTTCTCCAATCAACTTTTGTTCGCATTAGTTAGCATTAGTTGTGTTTGGTGCTTGACCATCCACCCCATCTTGCGTTTGATCTGTCTTCAGTCTGAAGTACGTAGATAATAGCTTTTGAGATGTAAGTTCTAGCACTTGCTTTTCTAAATATCCAGGGCAGCCATATTCTTTATCTAGAGGATTTTTACAATAGTCTTCTAGATTAATATTATCACTGCAGCAGCACTCAGCAAACATGATCTCATTAGGAACATCTTCTTCAAAGAAAGCAGCAATTCTAATAGCTTGTAACAAAGGGTTATTTACGTATAAGTAACCATTTGAAATCCAATAGTATTGTTCGTTCTTGATGATTGGAAGTTTTAAGAGATTGATATATCTATTGATAGTAATCTCTTTCAACTTTTTGCCTTGTCCACTCATTGCGTTTATTGAATAAACACCTTGAATGATATATTGGTAATTACCCTCGCATATACGAGGAAGTTTAAATTTTGTTCTAGCAACTGTGCAAGGATCCACATAATCACAACATTCAGAAATAGGAACTTCTACCAATTCCAAACAAGGAATGGTAGTAAACAAAGTATCAGTAGCCCAAAGCTTTCTGAGATTTGTTTCACGTTTTACTAATAAAAGTGTGTTGTTCTTAATCTCAGATGCCACCACTCTATCAGTGATGAGGTTATCTGTTGATAACAATTTGTGCATTGCACGCACATCTGAAACTAATTTCCTTAAAGTTGCCATTATAAATACTGTTTGAATATATTTGTCATTCCCTCAGCTTGATCGATTAAGAATGCTGTCACCTCACCTTTAGACATCGTGTGACCCATCTTATCATCCCAAAGGCTCTTAGCATTTGAGAAAGCTGGAATTTGGTAAAATTTAATACCGTTAAAGTCATGACTCACTTCGTGATGTTTATCTCCTGTGAATATATAGAAGTTATGGTGGAATGACCATTGGTCTCTATATTCTATTGGGAATAGTGCTGCAAGTTTAGCTGGCTTAATCGCATCCCCATGATTGAACATTAATGCTGAATTGCCGTAACTTACATACTTTCTATATTTAGGAGAATCATCAATTGTAAGTCTGTCTGTATTTCTAAAATATGTTTGTAACCAATTAACCATATGCCATCCTACAAACTCATCATGATTACCAGCTACATACACCACATTAACATGTTTAGCATGCTGTAATAACATTGTAATCATTAACACCTCATGGTTACATATATACTCAAATGAAGTGTGGTATGTATGTGTATTCTGTTGAGGGGTTCCTTTTGTAGTTGCATTAGTGTATTCACTATTAAACTCATCAGAGCCAATAATGTATGTAATCTCTTCTAGGTTGTTTGAAAGTTGAGCCTGTGTAGCTATCACATCCACCTTATACATAATCTTAGCCATTCTACTTGTTACATCATTATCACCATCTACATCCCATTTGTTTAAATGAGAGTCTTGTTTGTTGATAATTAACATACCGTTTGGTCTCTCTGGAAAGAACTTAGGACTCATAACTTCCTGACTAACAGGCTGATATGAAGCTAAAAAGTCTACGAAGCTATCTTGAAATACTTGCTCTGTAGACTTCTTTCCTAACCATGCTTTAACTTGCCAATGGGGATTAGTTCCATTCCCCCAGAAGTTCTGTACATATTTAGTTATTTCCCACTTATCTGTGTCTATGTGACACTTCTCAATTAGTTCATCTAAGCTTTTAACTTCTTCGCTAAAGTTAGCTACTACCTCTCCTGTACCCTTGCTTATATCCTCTGTAAACTTGATGATTACATTCTCTAGTTCAGCAATGTAGTTTCCAACCTCAGCATCTTCCTCACTCTTCTCTTGATTTCTTAACTCATTTAATAACTCATCCACCTCTAGTTCTGTAATTCCAAGCTTATCAGCATAGAACTTTTTACTCTTTTTCCAATGTAGGATCTCTTCTAGCTGTTGCAGCAAGGATTGATTTTCAGGCATATATAGTTTAATTTAGTTAAAATTAGTGTAAAGGTACGAACTAATTTTCATATTTACAAAATTTTATTAACCAAATTAATTATATAGATTAATCAATTTGATTAGAGTTTAAACAAAAACCCCCAGCCTAGAAAGGCCAGGGGATACCTTGTAAAACCAACAAAACAAGGTTTTTGATTATTTATTTAACAAAATTATGATGTATACTCTAATAATACAATGTCGCTTGTAGTAAAGGTTTTGTTGTTAAATGTATATGTACCACTTGCAGTTACTGAAATTTGTTCATTTAATATACCATTGATATATAATGATAAAGTTGACGCAAGTGTGTAATTTGATATATCAACAATTACTGGTTCAGTTGTTAAACTTGCAAGTCCTGCAACCACTGCCTGACCCGTTGTAACAGGGAAAGAACCTGAGTTTATGAAATAAAATGATGCACCACCCGTAGTATAAACATTATCTATTTGTCCACTACCTGCTGGATTGCTTATTGTAAAGCTACCAACACCAGTTGTTGTTGTTGTGGTTGTAGTAGGAGGAGGAGTTGCAGTGGTTGTTGTAGTAGTTGTTGTAGGACATGGTACCACAGATAAATCTGTATAGTTTGTACAGGCTCCTGTAGACATAACACGAACGATTGTTGTACCATTAGGAACTAATGTAGATGTGTATCCAGCCAATAGACTAGATCTTGACACACCTGTTTCAAAAGGAACAGAGTATGAGTCTACATTTGAATATAGACTGAATGGTCCTGTTGAAGAACCTGCTGTTGTTAATGTAATTAATACTGTCATATTATAGGTTTATAAAAAAATTTTAACAAGTTAAGTTTTTAACTGAAATCAAACAGTTGATGTCTGTATTAACCAATTGATTAATAAAGATTAAAGTTCCGCTGCTACTTACTATATTTTGACAAGTAGTAGTGACATAGGTGCTATCAGTTAAGCTTATTCTCTGTCCAGGAGTTAGTGCATTACTATAATCTACTTCGATCGTAAGTGTTCCTACTTGAGACGTTGATAATTGACTAGCACTGCCAGCAGGACATGGTAAAGGGTTTGGTCCAACTGGTACAGCTGCTACACCATTTACTCTTACAGCATCAATACTTATATTTGGTGATGGATCAAAATCATATGTATTTGCTATATCTATAAAAGCATTAGGTACTGCAGTTGTTGTTGTTGTTGTTGTTGGTTCACAAATTCCTGACGCAGTTATACTAACACTACCAATTCCAGTAACAGTTCTAAAACAATAAGTTGAATTGACAGGTCCTGTAAGTGGTATTGTAAAAGGATCACCATTGCAATCTGTACCAAAAATTGTTGCACTTCCTTCACTAGGAACTATAATTGTGTATTCTACACATAATGGTGCTTCAGTGGTGGTGGTAGTCGTTGTTGGAGTAATAGTTGTTGTGGTAGTTGTTGTTGTTGGAGTAACAGTGGTTGTAGTGGTAGTTGTTGGAGTTAGTGTAGTTGTAGTGGTAGTGGTAGGTGTTACTGTTGTTGTAGTTGTTGTAATGGGGCTATAGATACAAGAGTTTACCAATGTACAGAACATCACCTTTAAAGATGGGTTCTGATTAATTACAGTGATAAGGGTTTGTACTAGTTCTATAGGTTCAAGTGCATTATCCAATTTCTGCATGGCTATATTCATACCATCCCCTGTATCAACTCCTGAGTTAGGAAGATTGGGACCGTTGTATTGAATAGATGATGTAGGAATAGGATAACCAGCAAACCACCCATTATTACATTGCTGTGGATAATAGGCATTTGATGTATTCTCAAAGCAAGGGGTACCAGGTACGCAAGCCATTATAGTTTAGTTTAATCGATTAAGGAATGTACATGATGTAGTAGCACGCACGTACAGGCTGGATGTTAGCATGACCTAATCCACCGCCTGTATTACCAATGGTTACATTTATACCTGTAGTGGCACTTGTTGTATACTCAGGACCAGTTAATGCTGGACCAGGATTAGTTAATTGTGTAGCTACACATTGAGTTCCACCAGAGTCATCTGTAGTTCTGTTACCTCTAAAGATAGATGTACCAGGAGCATGTAAGTGACCTGGGTCAGTAACTGTTACAGGATGTGAGTGTGCAGGGATTTGTGTAGTGTTTAATATAACTTGGTTAGCACCACCACCATCTCCTAGAGCATAGTTAGGGTTACCAACAAAGATAGGATCTACAGCAGGATCTAGAGCTCCACCACCTACACCAATAATAGCACCCACTGGAACACGTCCTCTTTTATCTGGAGTTCCATTTAAGCCATTACATAGGTAGATTTTATCAAACCCATTTGCAGGATTACCTGCCCCAGTGATATCAAAGTTACCCAATGAACCGTAGTATTCTACAGCTGTATAAGGAACCATTTTTGTGTAATACTGATTAGAAGGAGTGATGCTATCTAAGTAAGCTTGGATTAATGTGTTTAAGTCAGCAAGCTTTACGTAGTTAGTATCTAAGTCTAAAGCTAATGCATTTAGATCTACACCTAGTTGACAAAGCTTTGTAATAACAGCCTGAACCACAGCATGTGTGTCAGAAGATGATGTTACACCTGAAAGGCAGCCTACATTATAATCTGCATTCAATACAGCAATGTCAGCTTCTACAGCATCAACCTGTACCTGTAAATTACAAGCAGCTTTTACTAAAGCTGTAAATAAGTCTAAAGCAGAAGGGTCCCCACATTCTGGGAAACAAGGAGGAAGATATTGTGTAACTAGGTTACAATAAGCTTCTGAATCTATTGTGATAGAGATTCCTGTTCCATCTAGGAAACTAACCACTTTATCAATAAGAGATTGTTCTACAACAAGAAGGTTATCACCAGTCTCTATTTCTAGAGCAGGAACAGAGTTCCCTGTATATCTAACACATTTATCAGAAACAATCTCTACACAACCGTTATAGCAATTTGTACAAGACATTTTATAAATTATTTATGAATTAAGAGTTTTACTTTACTAGCTATCATCTGTACAGTAAAGTGACTAGCGTAGTCAGGGTTACAGAACTTGTAAGCCAAGATCCTTTTATAATTTAGTAAGTCACCAATTACAACCCCTGGTACAGGATAGTTTAAAGAGAACACAATATTGTTATATTGATTATTTGCCAAGTCTGTTAACTTGCAATCAATATCAGCTAAGAGTACAGGTATAGTTGTACAATCAACACAGTTTGTAAGCCTTGGTGATAACATTTTTTATTCTTTGAGTTGCTTGCTTCAGCTTGTAATTACATGCTGAACATAAGCCATTAATTAATTGACAACCACAGCCTACCTTTAGGCCGCATTCTCTACAGTTTGCCATGTTAATGAAAATTGATTATGTAGTTATTTCCTGAACAACCACAATTGGTTTTAATAAAATTATTAAGCATTCTATTTGCTTGTATATATAACTTATTAGAAGTGTCTACAGCACAGTTATTAGCTGCAGCAATAGAACCCTGAATCATGTAATATACACTATTTAAATCCACCTTAGCTTGTGTCTTGATAGCAAGATCACATTCCATCATATCAAGCTTCATGAAAGCATTGTCAAATTTCTCTTGTAATTGTTCAACACGAATGATGGTTTTGGTAACAAAGTTCTCGTATGCAGGAGCAACAGAATATGTTATTGTATAGATTCCATCAGGAAGAGGAATCAATGGAGATCCTACAACACTAAGTCCTAAAGAAGCAGAGTTAAATATATTAAAGTCATTAACGTTAAATGGTAGAGATACAGGTGCAAATCCAGGCATTGTTATTTCAATGGTTGGAGAAGTAACAACAGGAGGATCTGTATCATAAATTGATGCATCTGCCACACCTAATGTTAATGTGTTATAAGTTGGTATTACCAGTATATCTAAGGTCATGTCTTTAAAATAAATATGCCAGAGGATTTGAGAAATATCCTCTCACCCTCTGGCATAGGTTATATGATTCTACTTGTATTCTCTTAAGGAATCAAAGTAGTTGTTGTTGAAGTACTAGGCCAAATAGTAGTTGTAGTAGAAGTAGTACTTGTGATAGGACCACTATCATCAGTTACAGGACCTAAACCAGCTACTAGGATTGCTTCGATTGCAGCAGTTGCACCACTAGGAATAGCAAGAATTACAGTGCTATCTTCGATGATGTAATCACCCCACTTGTAAGCAGATTTGTCATACTCATTGAACTTAATGTAATAAGTGTCATAAGTAGTACCGTCAGATACCCAAGACTCAAAGTTCTCGTTGTAACCAACCATTCTGTACAAATGCTTAAGGTAACCAGCTTGGTAGCTATAGAAGTTTTTCTCTAATTGCTTAATCTCATCTGAAGTACCAGATACATAAGAAGCACGTTGAGTAACTAAAGCCTCAGCAACGATGTTACAATTGTCAGCAACGATGAAGTCAGCAGTAGTTGCAGGACCAGAATACACGAATGTACGGAAGTACATACGATCGTATTCCCAAGGGAATGCAGCCACATCACATGGTTGACCATACTTAGTTAATGGTTTACCAGAGATAACTAACTTAGCGTTTTGATCGTTACCAACTCTTTGGAATTGATAGAAAGTGTTGAAGCTAATGTTGTCAGGGTTGTTACCTGGAGCTTGTTGTTCAAACTTTAAGATAGCTTGATCAATGAAAGCAGGAACGTCAACATCTGCACAAGGATCGCCACCACACTCTAAACAAGGAGCAACAACTGTAATAGAACGGGTAAAACCGTTGAAATACAATGTGTCAATGTAAGAAGAATGAGCACGTAATGTGAATGTTACAACCTCACCAGCTTTAACGTTGAAGTTACCAACTTCAGTTACTTGGTTAGCAGCAACTGGGTTACCAGTCACTTTATACCACTCACTAACTTGGCTAGAAGCAATCTTATCAGAACGCTTAGAACCTTGTAAATAAGTGTTAACTCTACCTTGAGCTAAATAGAAATACGGTTTGAGAGCAATGTTACCTGCAGTAGCTACAGAGTAATCGCTTCTAAACACACCAAACTGACCTGCGGTCAAGTTTTGCGTAGAAGTACCAGGGCTAGGTAGAGTGTTTCCTACTGGCACTACGAAGAGCGTAGTTAATGAAAAATCAGCCATTTTGTTTTATTTAAATTGTGAAAATAACTATTCGTTTGTCTGAATTCTAAGTTGAGCACTTTGAACAGCAGATTGGTTCTCTGTGTACATTGCTAGATTCTGAACTGTTAAGTCTAACAACTCATCTTCCAGGTATGTCTCAAGTTCACAATCAGCATCGTATGAGTCTTGTCCATCTAACATTACATATCCAGTCTTGTTAATGTACACTGGGTATCTCATGTAAGATATGTATATTTTCTTAGGGGTAAATGTACCGTCAGTAAATATAGAGATCTCATCAGAAGATAGGGAGTTGAAAGTTTCTTGATATTCAAATGATGGTTTATAATGAGTGTTAGTTAAACAAAATTGCAAATCGCCATGTTTAGACAAATCTCTATTAATCCATATCTTTCTATCTTTACACAAACCTTTATCCGCAATTACATAACTATCTATATAGAACATGTACTTTGGAGTGAGTTGGTGTATTCCAGCTGCCCATTGATTTAATTCAGCATTCTTGACAGTTAAGTCAAGGGGTTGATGGTTATAAGTTACCACCAAACTTTGTAGGTCCTCGTAACGCTTCTTGAAAGCATCTAGACCTAGACCAGAAATTGTGTTTTGACCATCAACCTTTTGTTTGATCAATTTGATCTGAGCCTCATTCAAGGCTAAAATCTTATCTTCTAATTGAATCTGTTGGTGTTCGTTCGTTGATAGTTTATTTAGTTTCTGGTCGATTTTATATAATAAACTATCTACGGGTATCATACAGAAGCTATTTTCTTAGTTTTTAATTTTCCTTCCAAGGTTAATAATTCGTCTTGGTTATCATCATCAGCAAGGAATTTAACTAAATCATCTTCATCCTTAGCAATCTCAAATTCACCTTCGTACACCTTACCATTAGGTTTTAAACGATATACTGAGTGAGCGATAGCCTGTTTAACCAAGTCTTTAATATGGAGTAAGTTTTCCTTCATGTCTGCAAATCTGCTGAACACCTCTACAGGGTTTAAACCAGCATGTTTACCATTCTTGAATTCTGTTTGTTTTAATAGGTTGTCTACCTGGTTGTATACAGATTCTTCTTTAGTGTCCTCTGTAACAGGTAATCCTAACAATCTTGCAACTTTGCGTTTCTTCTCTGGAGTCATTGCATCAAACTTGACAATAGCCTTGTTGATCAATTGTTTCTTCTTGAATATCACTGCATTCTCAATTTCATCATCAGCAACGTAAAATTGTGTATCTGCAGGAACTTCACCACGCTCCCAAGCTTGATAGCTAGAAGCAATTGTTGGATGAACTCTTAACCATGCGAAAGCTAATTCTTGAAAAGGATTAGAGAAATCAAAGTAGTTATCACCATCCATTAACTTAACAGCTTGTACATGTAATGTATCATCTGTAGATGTAGATAATCCATAGTTCCAGAAACTAGAACGAGGACCTAAATCAACATCACCTAGAGCAGCTTCAAGTTTTTCTTTAAGTGCTGTAACTCTTTCAACTTCCATTTCTCTTTCAAGACTATCACCCATCCTACGGATGTATGAAGCTTTTGGATCTAAACCAGTTCTGTACTGTCCATCAAGTTCCTTGTAAGGATACTTAAATACACCTGTTCCAGGGATCCTAGTCAAGCCTTTCTGTGCAAGACCACCTTGCATAGTTTGTAACTGAGAGTTGTTGTAATCTTTCTTTAACGTAGAGATTTTTCCTATCTTACCCATATGTAGTTGTTTTTGTTTGGTTTATTTTTGCAGATGGGTTCTCAGCGAAGAGAGTGCCATACAGACATGTAATCTGTATCCATCCATCTGTGTGAGAAGACTCCCCCACTTGGAGCAGTGGGGGGGAATTCTTCTCGGTAGGTTATTTCTAATCCTTAGATTAGAATTGTGGTATTTCTTCGATTAATACTGTACGTGATAAATCTTCAATGAATACATCACAACGGTCTTTCATCCAAATCTCATAACCAGGGAATTTGTTTGCAGAACTCATACCTTGAGACTTAGCAAAACCTAAGTGGTGACGAGTACCATCGATATAACCCCAAGTCATTGAAGGAGCACCCTTCATACGTACTTCACGGATGTTGTTTACCATTGAACCATCGCTCATTGGAGATACATCAAACACCATGAATACAGGAGTAGATTTTTTGTTCTGACCGAATTCTAAGTTAGTTTGAGGAAGGTCTAATTCTTTTAAGTGAATTAGTTCAACACGACCTGTTTCACGTGTAACCATTGCATCGAATGCAAAGTTGTAAGTGATGTGTTGACCTTCTCCTTGCATGTAGCGATTACCAGAATCAGCCATGAAAGTTAAACCAGAATTAAGTGCATCATTTTTAAGAGCTTGTTGGAACACATCAAAGCCAGCTTCGTTTGTGTACATTTTAACTCTACGATCCTTAACATCAACACGTCTGTAGAATAAGTCACCAAACACTGAACGAATCAAGTTTGCAGTGAACTCACCACGGTTGTATTGTACTAAGTTACCGTTATTACGCATTCTGTGGTAAACACCAGCAGATGTACGCTTTAATTCTTGCTTAGAACCATTAGTCTTCACGGTACCAGGCTTAGCCCAGATCATACGCTTAACTTTTAATTCTAACATAGACTTACGCATCCAGAACTCAATAAATGGTTCCCATTTAACATCGTTACGAGTTAAAGGTAATTGGTTACGTCTTTGTGGAGCATATACTAAGATGTCAAGAGGCTTACCAGAAGCATCACGCATCATTTTATCATCAGCCCACTCAGTGATTTTGTGCTCATAACCATATGCAGAACCTAAAGATTCAAACATAGTGATTTGCTCACCTAAACGAGGAAGACCTAATAAGTCTTGATCGAATTCACCGATAGCAGCATCAACTAATTCTAGTTCGATACCAGTTTGTAAGAAAGTAGCACTTACGTAATCTACTTGAGGGTTGTCAGTCACAAGAGTGAATGTGTACAAGAAACCAGCGTTCCAAGGTTGAGGATCCTTGATAACGTAGAAACGAGGACCATACTGACGAGTACCTACAGAAACAATAGCGTTCTTAGAAAACTCATTTGTGTCAATTACAAGAGAAAATTCTTGACCATCGATACCTGGCTTATCTAAAGCTAGAGTGGTATCAGGGATGTCAATGATTTTTGGAAACTTGTAAGGAACTTGTACTTGCCACTTCCAAGCATCACTGTTATTATCGATATAGTAAGGAGTAGACTTGTTGATCATGTCTAGGAAATCATTACTGTAAAGAGAACTCTGAGTATACAAACTGATAATTTTCTTATCATAATCTGCTGGCTCAGTTGAGTGAAAACTCTCCAAGTGGTTAGAATCTGTTAACTTACCTACTGCACGCTTGTCCATAGAAGCAACACGAGCATACGTAAATCCAGTTAAACCTGGGATTGTTTGAATTGCCATTTTGTTATTTTTTTAATTAATGTTTATAAATTGTTTATTGAAACCATGAAGTTGTAGGCTTAGGCTTATTTCCTGTTTTTGTAGAACTTTTGCTAACTTGTCTAGCAACTTCACCAAACAATTCATTTGACTTTTTGGTGATACCAGTCTTTTGTATTGTAGATAGAGTAGGGTCCTTTTCTAAAATCTTTAATAAAAGTCCAAGCTTAACCTTTGTTGCATGGTTTTCTGGACGCTTAAGTTCTAGAATAGTCTTGTCAAAATCTGTGAGAGTCTCACCAGATGCTGTCTTATACTTATCTACTAACAGGAAATCTTGTAGTTCACCAGCCAATTTAGGGTTCAGAGGAATACCGTCAAACTCTTTTGCTTTTAGTTTTTCTTGTAATACTGACTGAACGTTCTGAACATATTGTTGTTTAACAGCAGCTTGCTGTTGTAACCTTTTTTCGTTTTCTTGCTCCATTTGTTGGAGCTTTGCTGCTTCCTTCTTAACCAACACTTTGTGGTGTTTAGTGGCAACAGTTTCCAAATCACCGTAATTTTTAAGTCTTTCAACTTCTGTTGTAACATCCTCAGGATCAAATCCTTGATCAGCTAAAGCTTGTTTAATTACTGCAACTTGGTTAGATTCGTCTGCTAAGTCCATCTCAGCAAAACTCTTTATATTATTATAAGTACCGAAGTACTCTTTAGGATCTACTCCTTTTACAAATATGGCATCAAATGCTTGTTGATAGTCTTCACCAAACTGACCAATGAAGTTGTTTACCACCTCGATAGCTCCTTTCTTCTTCTCAGCGTTAAAACGCTCTAGGAATTCTTCAGGAGTTGAAATAGCAACATCTTCTTCATCTTCATCATTGGTAAATACACCAAGTTTGAAAAGATCTTTAGATAGAGATGTAAATGGACTAGTTGGCTCATCACCATCTTCTTCATTGTCATCATCTGTATCTTCAGGAGCTTTTGCTTTAGGAGCTGGAGCAGGAGAATCATTTTCTTCATCTTCTTCTTCCTCATCATCTCCACCTAGTAAAAAGTCCTGTAAAGACTTTGTCTTATCTTCTTTATCCTCATCATTTTCTTCTGTAACTGTAGCAGCAGGAGATTGTGTCTTCTTAGCAGGTTTAGCCGCAGGAGCAGGTTCATCTTTAATATCTTGGATATCATCAGGATTGGTAGTAGAAGTCTCAGGAGCAAATAAGTCACTTAAAAGCTCTTGGTTTCCCATGCCCATATCCATAGTATCTTGAATACTAAAGTTTCCCATTGACGGGTTGTCTAGATTTTCAGCCATATGTAGTTTATTTTATTATTGGTTTTCAGGTGTAAAAGTATATTATTATAAGTTAATACCAAAGAGATACAACACTATATGAACCATTATTCACGATAATATAGCATTAATGTAAATCACTCTAATCAAGATTGTTTGTAATCGTGTCATTTATCAACCTAAAACTCTTGATTGGAGCTAGGTCAGTAAGTGTAACTTGTTGAATCTCAACCCCCCACTTCCTTGCTTCCACTCTAACTTTCTTTGTCAGGGTGTTATCAAGTTCCGAATCTGTACATTCTTCCAGGGACATAGACATGATTACGTTTTTTATGACACTTTGTGACATGTCAGCTATTGCATCTTGGGCATCAAATACTTCTAATAAGAATGTTTTCACATCTGATATCTTGTATTTGATTACACCCTTGACAACAATGTTCTGTCTATCACTAGTATACAAAGATTGTGCTGGAAGGCTTAATGTTGTAATAACGACATGTTGATCAATCACCTCATCTACAAATGGTATCTTTGGATGGAATCCAGGTTTTAACACTTTTTTAAATTTACCAAATCTTAGAAGTACAGCTTCCTCATAATCCCTGATAATAATACCAGGGAGTACGTCTGAGCCAAATTGTAACACAACATCAATCAGCCTATCTAACATAATTACTTAGTTTTCTTACTCGCTCTATTCTTAGCATTCTCTTTAGCAATAGCTAAATCATTTGCTTGGTTCTCTCTAGCCACCTTTAGTTTCTCTTTTTCTATTTCTAGTTTCTGAGCAGCTAGGTTATTCTTAGATTGAATATCACTCATCTTTGTCTCATATTCTTTAACAGCTTTTGATTGTTCAAATGCTAACTTATTGATTTCCAATACATCAGGAGCTCCAGACATATCTAAATCTGATAAAGGACCACTTTTTGATTCAGCAGCAATGAGAGCAATCTCCTTCTTATTGATCCTATCAAGTTCAGCTTGGTAATCATCATGAGCCAATTGTTTCTCTTGAGCTTCTTGAGCTTGTTGGATTTGAGCCATGGTATTTTGCTGTTGAACTTCCATTTGTTGCTGTTGCATATCCAACTGTTGTTGTTGCATAGCATCTTGCTTATCCTTAAGAGTCTTGAACACTTTCTTCATCTTACGTACAGAATCAGTGCTGTAAAGTTCAATGATGTCATGTAATGAACCACCATTTTGTATAACAGCTTGAGACAATCCACGTAATTCGTTAAACATCTTCTGATCCTCAGGACGATTAGTTAAGAACACCTTGAGGTCACGGAATCTAAGGTCAGATCCATTCACCTGTACAAACGCTGATTCTCCATCAGAAGTAATGTATGATAGGGTGGATTGCGGTTTACTAGATTCTACATATAAAGCAGCATCAATGATAGCTTGGTACAATTGACCAAGAACATACTCGTGAGCTACGAATAAAGGTTCTGTTTGAGAATAAGATTGTGTAAGAGCTGCATTTGTACCTGTAGCAGATTCACTAGCAGATATAGATCCCATTCTTTGTCTAGACATACCCACTAGTTCCCAACATTCAGTTTTTAACTGCATGGCTAATGTGTAACGAGATTGAATCTCCTGCGTACGTGTAAGGTCAATATCTCTAAACTGATTAAAGCTAGAAGGACTCTTTAAGTTCTCAGGACTATCATCAATAAAGACAACCCCTCTGTTACGAGCTTCTAGTTCCCATATGTCTAATGCATCTTGAGCATCACCATCCTTAGGAACAGGAATGTGTCTAATAGATGTTAAATACACCTTACCTACTTCCTTCTCAAGAAGTGTGTAAAGCTGATTCATACATACATTATATAACACTTGGAAAGGTTTCATAAGATCTACTAGAGACTTAGCCTCTGTATTCTTAACCTCGTGTACCAATCCAATGATAGGACAATAACTTAATAATTTGTATGGTTTGATATGGTAGATGTCTGGACCAATCTTGATACCTTGGTACCATTGGTTAATCCAACCCCATTCTAGAGAAACTTCTGTAGGAATAGTCTTGCTCTTATAGTTCTCATCTACAAGCATAGATTGTTCGTTACCCATTTCATCTAAATAGATAAGTTTACCAATCTTCTTCTTAGAGATCCAATAGGCTCTAACAACTACATACTTATAACCAAATGAGCTAACGTTAGATGTTAATCCCAAGAAGTCTTTAAGTCCATCATCGTTCTCTTTCATTTCTGATTCAATAATCATTCTTGTTTGTAGAACAAGAGGATCGTATGTATCGTATTGTACTGAATCAGTACCAGGTATTGCATCTGGATTACCAAGATTAGATTCACGTACATTGATAAGACCATAGTCTTGTAGTGAACTTCTTAGGTGATCAATCTCGTCTTTGGTTAAATCAGGAATAGCTTCAATGATTTCTGATAGTTCCATAACCTGTACAATACCAGCAGCATATGCTCCTTGTGCTCTACCTGTAGGATCAGAAACATATTTTCTATCTGGTGTAGTGAGGAACCAAGTGTTCTTAGGGTTAGCCACCTCAATGTTAAATCCAAGCTTAGAGTTGTCCTCATAGATATGATAGAACTCTCTAGCTGAAATTAACATATCTCTGAAGGCATCTTCTGATTTCTCTTTAAGATTGAACTCAGCTTTCTGACATGTAAGAATATGGTTAGCCCATTTCTCAGCAACAGATGTGTAGCTATCTAGCTCATCTTTCACCTGATCCATTGTCATTTGCTCAAGCTCTTCTTCCTCTAGTTCAGCCCCTTGTAATTCAGCCTTTTGTAATATCTTTTGCTTAGCTTGGCTAATAACATATTCCTGTAGAATACCAGTCTTGAATTCCAATTCTTCAGATTGACTATCAGCATCAAATGCCTTTACACGGAAAGCATCTGGTCTTTTAGAGATTTCTCCAACCAACTCGTTAAGAGGTGTGGTGATGATAGAATACATCTTTACATATGAAGGAAGATTTAAGTTAGCTTCAAGAGTTTGTGTAAAGCTACTTACAACAGGCTCTTGGTAAAAATCCTCCATACGCAAAATACCCTTGACAAGATCATAGTTCTTAACAAAGGTGTCTCTATTCTTCACATACTCAGCGTATGACTTATTAGCAAAATAGTCCATTGTGTTTTTAATCCAACTCTCATCTTGCTTTTCCTTCTCAGTTTTAAACTGATCTGGAAATATATTTAAATATGCATACCTAATCGTAGCATCTTTTGTATACCGTATAATTGCCATTATGTAAAAAGTTTACGTTTTCTTTTATTAAATATTCCTCTTGATGTAGAAAATAAAGGATTCTTTGGTCCTCCTGAATACATTGCTTTCACTCTATCATCACTAGACCCACCAATCTTTCCAAAGATAGGATCCATCTTAAGTGCTTGAGCGATAGCTAGTTCTGCAGCAATGATACGGTCAAAGTTACCTGAATCATTATACTGAATAACTTCTTCAAGTAGCACAGGATCAAATATCTTACTCACACCCAACACTTCTCTTATAGTTTCACCAGCTTCATTAGTCTCCTTATATATCGTTCCTTCTAGATACTTCTTCAAGCAGTTGTGAAGATAGTCAATTATCTTCTGACTTGAACGATGTATTCCATACTCACGTTTAACAGTGGTATTTGGTACAATCTCCATAAGCCACTGAGGTTGCTTCTCTAGATAGTGAGCATCCCCTTTGGCTTTCATATATTCTATAAACGATATATCATCATTCTCACACAAGGTTCTAGCATTGTAATACTTGATAAGTAGACGAGCTTGTTCTTCCCAAGTTTCCTTCTTATCAGGTCTAGCACAATACGAAGCTACGAACATATCTTGATATTTCTCACCTGTAAGCTCATGCATTCTTTTATAAATGTAAACAGATCCTAATGAGCTTGAATACGCAGATTGTCCTTGTCTGTAAGGATCGACTCCTGCTACATATAATCCATATGGAGGATTATCAATAGGGAATTCGTATATGACTACAGGAGCATTCTTTTGATCACTATTCTTTAGAGGGAAGTTTGATATAGGAAGTTTATCCGTAAACTCATGACTTATCTTCTCTCCATCATTGAATAATATAATAGGTGTACCTGTTCTTTCTTGTTGTAATAGTTTACTCTTCTGTCTTTTAGCAGCTTCAATGTCAAAGATGTTTGTATCCTCATTAAGGAATATATCATCCACCTCTTGTGGGTAGTACATCTTTTCTTTTAGATAGGCAACTCTATCACCAGCCTTCTTAAGTCTTTCTAAGTTTTGGACAGTGATTTGATCAGCCTTCTCTTGGTCACTTACCAACATCTCAATCTTATGTAAGTCGGATGTGTAAGGTTCATTTAAGAAAGCTCCAAGTGTACTTTTATCTTTGGCCTCCATTCTATATTTATTAGAAATAAAGAGTCCATGTGTACGAGCTGTGTCTTTCTCATTATTATATGTAAGGAAGTTGAAGTTGTCTACATCAAACATTAAGCTCTTTGCATCCATAAATTTCTTCATGTCACCACCAGTCCCAGTAAGAATAGGGCTACATCCCCACCCATATGGTGTAGTGAAACCAGGAATAGCCGCCTGTAAACCTCTAAGAAAATTTCCTTTACCGATCTCATCTATAATTAGTTTACGTGGTTTTGTACCTGCGATAGCTTCCTCATTATTACCTTCATCAAGGTTACGAATTAGGATGGAAGAAAAAGGGATACGTTCTCCAGACTTAGTCTTGATACCAAGTGTAACTTGGTTTTTCCAGTTATCCTCAATTCTCTGCCATCTCCAATATTCTGGAATGAAGTTAAGCCCCTTATCAATCTTATCTGTGATAAGCTTAATATCTGGAGCGTTCAAACCAGCAATAATGTTTTGTGAGTTTTCATCAAATGTTGCACCCCATGCAATATAAGATGCCTCAATAACGGACTTAGCAAAACGTCTAATACCTAGAATGACTAATCCCTTTCTTTCTTTTTGGGCTCTGTCAATTTCGTTTGTTACTAGCCACTCGTTATCACGTAATAAAGGATTAGCATATTTCTGTGCAATCCTTCCATACTCATCAATAATATCCACCTCTGTATGCCAGATGTTTAGGTGCCAATATAAAAAGGGGTTGATATATACACCCCCCATCATAGCACCATTTAAACATAGGTCTTTATGAAAATCATAGAATAGTTTATACTCCTCAGATGCTCTGTCAGGCAGGCGCTTCTGATTGATAAACCAGTCTTTGTAATCTATACTCTGTACGTGTACACTCATTATTTTCTATTCTTAAGAAACTCTTCTGCAGCACCAGATAGTTCTCCTTTACCCCTCACTTCAACCTTTGCCTCTTCTACACTTCTTAACTTGTCTACCACCTCAATAAGGGCTAGATAGTTTTTCATTGTCTCTTGTACAAACTTTCCCTGTGCTTCAATAGATGCAATCACCATAGGTAACATGCCTCCTTTAGCTGTAGGTTTCCACTCAATTCTGTCTTTCAGTTCGTGGAGAGGGTTTGCATCTACATATTGTTTCCATGAAACAAGTTGTGACTCAGCCCATTCAAGCTCTGTATTTATAAATGTAGTTTTCTTAATAGTTGTCGCCATAATCTTCGTCTTCTTCTTTTAGAATATTATCAAGATCCATTCCCTCTTTGATGATTTTGTCTAATTCAGACTCATCTGTGTGAGGGACATCCATCTCTAATTTGGTTTTATATTTATCCATGACAAACGCAAGTTCTTTGTCTGTCATTCCCCATATATCTCCATATTCATCAAGAGCTGTGGCTATGTGCCTTCCCATGTTATACTCTGGGAATTCCTTATGTAGTTCTTGAAGCGTATGAATTATACTATTGTAATAATTCTTCTTACTCACGGTGTTATATTAGTTGGTTTAGGTCCTCATCGGACAGTTTTATATTTATTTGTGATTCGTCTGGATCCAAGTTTGTATCTTCCTCAGGAGACATGTATGATGAGTTGAAAGCAATACCTATCTTGTCTTGCTCTTCACCATTAACACCAAGGATGTCAACGTAATCCACCCCAGAGTTGTATATCTCTGTTAAATGGTCTAATAGAATTCCTAAAGGAATCTTTCTTAATATGACATCATGGTTATTCTCCATCGATAGCTTGTTTTATTTCATCATACTGATCGTCTGTCATCATTCCCTTCCACTTATCAATGGGACAAGAACAAGAAAGACATTTTGTTTTGGCTGAAAGCGTACATCCACAATCTATACAATGTACATCTGGTCTAATGGACCTATGCTTTGTAGATATATTCTCACAGGCATTACATATTACCATTCGTTCCTCACTAACTCTCTTAATGAGGTCTTTCATATCAGCTGGAGGAAACAGCTTGTTTCTCCATCCTTCATACACATTACTTAGGTTCATAGCTTAGCTTGGTTTTTATTTGGCTAATTGTAATATGTGTGTTGGCGAGGGTGACCGTGGCTGCATTTCGTCTTTGATCTGAAATACCATCGTCTGCTAATATCTTCTCCATGGCTTTCACCTTGGCATCTAGGGCTTCTAGCTTCTTTGTAGCTTTCTTGGTGTTGAACATGAGTTTACCAAACCCACTGATTTCTACACTATTGTTTCCCTCAAGGGCTTCGTTAGCGGATTGGAACTGATGGTTGATGACAGCTTCAATGGTCTTCTCACTTGTAAGAATCTTAACAGCTAATGTCCTAACTAGGTAGTCCTTGACGGACATGCTTATTGGCTTATCCATGACTAAGGGTTATCTGTAAGACTATATCGTTCTCGAAGTTGAGGATAATCATTGGGTTCACCTTCACCTTTGTCCCATCCTTTACAAACACCCCTAGCTTCTTAAGCTTACTAATGATGTTATTTATTGTAGGAGCTGTACTGTCGTATTTCTCACAGAACTCTGTTCTGATGTTGGCATAGGAGATGTTACCCTTTATGGCTGTAAATGCCACGAGCTGTATTTCTCTCTGTGTAAGCTTCAACCCATTCAATGCAGACAACAAAGCATAATACTTTTCAGCTGTAGCAAACTGATCCTCTACAGGCTTCTTAAGCTTCTGAACTGTTATCTTCTTGTTTGTTGGTTGTTCCATATATAATTAACGCAAAGGTAGTTGAATTTCAATCATCTACAAATAACTTAAATAGTTATTTATAACACCTAATGCTATATTATGCATCATTTTCTTCATTCTCAATCCAAAACACAATACATACATTAATGAAAAAGAAACCTAGACGTAATTCTCTCTCTATGTTACCGTCATCTAATGTGAATTCTGTATAGGATAAACCTATAAGGAAATAAGGACTCCTGAATAAGTTAATCTCCAATGCAAAATCTATCGAGTTATATCTGGAGAAACCATGTACTAGGGATGTGACAATCAGTAATGTCAGTATTATATATATCATGCTATTAGTTTTTAACCCACCCTCCACCCCAAAGGTAAGGGGAGGGAATTCATATTAACAAATTTATTTTCAAATTGTGGATAACTTATTATATGCCTATAAATATAATGTGTCATAAAAGGGACATATTATATGCAAGGACATTCCTTATAAGACACATTATGTAAAGCAATAGCTTGACAAAACGTAAGGCTAGGTAAAGCTATACCTTGACAATCTAGGAAGTGAAAGGCTGCCAAACCTGGAAGTGTTTGAACCATCTGGAAATTCCAGAGAGTTCAACTATATCATCTCTATATCATCCCCCTTACCATTCATGGGATTGTCATACACCCTAATATCATCAGAATAGAAATGTTTGATGATGCCTCCAGGTAGCCTAACTAACCAGACGGTATTAACATTTAACCCATAGTCCATAATGAACAGAGCTTCCCCTTCTCCATGTGCTTTGCACCAAACAGGAATTGTGGGATTGAGCTGTAACATCATTCCATACATATATTACATTTTTATTTAATACAAATATACGACATTCTTTTGGAAGAAAAAAATTTTTCTAAAACTAGAGGTCTGTCATATGCATGGGGGAAGAGTCCTCTCCATATTGCAACCCCCAGTACAGATTGGGGAGTTGACACAGTCCCCCTATTAATCATTTCATAATCAAAAAAACAAAACAGATGACAAAGAATTACGTTATCAACAATGGCAGTTTTACTGCAAATGGCAATTTCAGTGGTTACACAGCATTGGGCGAAAGAGTCCACATTTTTGGCAGACAAATGGAAGCATTAGGTTGGAAGGGCAACGCTGATGTTAGTTTCCCATTCTATGCAATTGGTCAGATGAAACAGATTAACCAATTGAACGAGAAGGGTGAGACTATTGGAACAGCTGATAGACTTACAGCTTTGAGTGCATTCAAGACACGCGAAGAGATTAAGCAAGCTCATGCAGACAGCTCATTGCTTGACATTGAGATTCAGCAAGAGATTAAAGCACAAGCAAGCAGCGCAGGCTTAACAGAATCTGCAATCAATAGCTTGTTACAAGCTTCATTCTAATTCATAATAGGGAGTGACGTTCTAATTAATAGAACGTTGCTCTCTTATTATATGTATGGGTGGGCAATTATTGCATTAGGGTTGGGGATATTACGAGATAACTCATTGATTTACAATATATTCTGTGTGAATATATGAGTTGCTGTGTAACCTCTCATGGATAAATACACCTTTTTTGATAACAGCTACATGTAAAACATAATACAATACATATAGCATTAAATAACAATTATGCCACAATTAGCAATTAGAACAGATGATGATCATGAACTATGGGTAGATAGAGATATTATTCATATACCTAGACTAGGAGATAATATACATCTTCCTTATGCTGGTTATAAGATATATAGAGTGATAGAAGTTACTTGGCTATATGGTGAGAGTAACAATTATTCTATTATGGTTATAGTCAAGACATTATAATGTACCATTTCAGCTTCCCAAGGGCTGACAGATGTAATCAGTGGGAGTCATGACCCAACCATCTACCTCATTAGGGTTTAATAAACCTAGGTCTATAAGAAGGATGTATTACATTTGAGTACAGAGGGATATTTGTTGCACATGGAATACATTAGAATATATATGCTGAGGCAACATTAGGCTATATATTCGCTTTATAAACACATATAACATGAGAAAGATTACATTATTCCTTCTTATAACCACTATTGTTGGTTGCACCATTAGTTCTCGTCCTTCTACTAATGGATATCAGATGACAGTTGATGCTGATTCTATTTACATCTTTGATGGAGATAGATATGTTGGTTCATTAGCTTGTTCAGCTGTTCCTGCATTAGATAGTCTTATTATAGAGGACAATAGATAATAACACACATTACTAACCATTTAAACACATTCACATGAAGATTTTATTTAAAGGCTTTATATTTGTAATAGCATTAACATCATTATTCACCGCTTGCAGTGGTCCAAACAAGTTAAAATGTCCTAGTGACACATCTTGGGAGACATCACGAAAGCACAACCTTAGATAAATTATGTTTATAGATTGCAAGCTCGTACTTAAATCATATGTACCTGAGAAATTAGAGAAGGGCATGTGGTTCGTAAGAGTTAAAACAGAAGTGATATATGGAGATAAAACAGAATATCTCTCCGTACATGAACTAGCATTAGTTCCTAGGGATATGGAAACATATCTCACATACAATGGCTATCCTGTTAAGCCATATTTAGTATATCCAATGATTAATCCTGATGATACAGAGGTTATTGCAGCCTATCCAGAGGAAATAGGTTGGTGGGATGAAGGTGATCATGTGGATGAATTGAGGGATATAACAGTGAAAGATATCAACAATATATTGGAATGGGACAATTCAATGGTACAAATAGAGGTGCTTGATGATGAGGAAGATGAAGATGGTACACCAATTCCAGTGTTATACAATGATAAGGTGACTCTCAGAGATGTACATACAATAGATCATGATGATGATGAAGATTGGGATGATGAAGACTATTTAGATGATGGAGATGATGATGTATGGGATCCTGAGGACCACAATACAGAATAATATTTATTAACCAACACACACAAACATGCAAGAATTACTAAACTTATTATCACAGGTGGTTAAAAACCAAGAACAGCCACCTAAGATTGAAATCAAATTTAAAACAGTGGAACCAGACACCAGACCACAATTTGAAGAATGGTGTCAGGAATACAATGTTGGAATGCTTTGGGATCGCTCTGCGGTCCATCTTGGTTAGTGTTATGTGGTGGATAAGAGAGCTCTCAATTAAGTTTGGGAGCTCTTTTTATTTGTACATTAATTAAATTCAAATCAAAATGACAAAAGTAACATACACAGATGCAGCTAAGAAACATGCTGTAAGAGAGTTCTTATTCTCATATTTTAAGTTCAATGCTATTGTAGGGCTAGCAGGTCCTAATATCAATGAATACATACAATGGTGTAAATCAAAGGGTTATAAAGATATAGAAGTGTGGGAGAATACACCTGATGTACTAATGAATCAGCTATTAACCTTACAACATCCAATTAAGATGAAGTTTGGTAATATATTAGATGCTGAAGATGCTAAACCTAATACAGTTTATGACCTTGATTATTGTTCCACTGTATATACATTGGAAGACCATATAACCAAGTTCAAGAACAATTTTATTATGACATTCTCATTGAGAGCTGGTATTCAGTTCACTATCAAGGAGTTCTTTAAGACCAGAAAAGAGAAAATAATAAAATCTATTGTTAAAAACAGTCCAATTAACCACACAATATTTACTACAAATCAAGGTAAATATATTTTTACACCTTATTGTGATACATCAGCGATGTGTTGCATAGCTAAAATCAAATAACATGGCAAAGAGAACAATTATCTTCTGGACTACACCAGAATTGCAAAAAGCAAAGAAATTCTTAACAAAGAATAATAACAACGTAGCTGCAACAGCTAGGGAGTTATCAAGGGTTATAAATAGAACTGAACAGAGTATTGCATTTAAATTACATGAGATTAAGAATGTAGCTAATCCTGTAGCTATTAGAAAGGAAAGAGTAACAGGAGTTGTTAAGACAAAGAATGCATTACAACTTCCAAAAGGCTTTTCATTTGATTTTACTCCAAAGAGAGCTGAAATGCTTAAAGATCATGTAAGACTTTATTTCTAGTCACCAAAAAATCCACACATATGCCAAACGCTACATTAGTCTATTCATCAAGACTACATCCAAGAAATCACATTACAGTGTATTATGCCAATAGTACAAACTGGAATGCTACAAAGCTTATTGATGCTATTATAGCTGCATCAAAACAACGTAGAGTTGTTCCTAAGAATAATACATTTGTATTTATGGGTAAGGTTGTACGCAAAAAAAATGTTGGGCAGTAAGTAAAACAATGAGCCCTGTGTACTATCTTTGTACATGGGGCTTATTTTTAACATTAAATAAACTAATATGAGCGTAGAATGCGTATGTATCAATGATGGTGGTAGACCAAAAGAAATACCAGCAAACAAATGGGTTAAGAAGGGTAACACATACACAGTGATATTTACTGTCACTGTATTACCACAGAAGGAATTAGGTGTACAGCTAGCTGAAATAGAGCTAACAGACAGAGAATTACCATATGAATACTTCTTAGCCAATAGATTTGCATTTACAGAGGAAGCATTAAAGAAACTAATTGAATTAATTAAAGACTGTTCTGATATAACGTTCTCAATGGATGAGCTCTTGAAACAAACAGAGCTTGTTGAAGCATAAACAAATAACCTATGAAACTATATACAGAAGAACAAGTAAGATTATTACTTGATTTGTCTAAATTAAAAGTTAATGGTGAAATGTATTCTAAAGATGTTTTATTAGAACAAGTAGCACCAATAGAACTACCAAGTGATGAGGATATAAGTATACAAGCAAGTAATAGACATTATGGAACTAATTTTAAACATGTATTTGCATCAGGTGCTAAATGGATGAAAGAACAAATACTTAACCAAAACAAATAACCTATGCAAACAGTATTACAAGAATTGATTAGTGAATTAAAAAGCATTGAATCATATGACTCTATTGTGCAGGGTATAATAAAAAGAGCAGAATCTAAACTTGAAAAAGAAAAACAGCAGATAATAGATGCTTGTTGGTATGGACATGATATAAAACATGAATATTTTAATCCAATACATTACATTGATAAAACATACCCTCAAAACAAATAACCATGGAAGGTAAAATACTAATAAACGTTACAGACACCAAGGTGACCCTTGATGTTGAAGGAGAAAACACAGCATTAATAGCAGGCTTAGCTTCTGTATTACTATCTGAAGAGGGTGGTGAGTTTAGAGACCTACTCATATCAGCATTTGAATTAGCAGACAGTGAAGTTGAGAAAATAAAAAAACAATAGCCATGGATCCACTATATGACTATCTGTTCCATTTTAATCATTACCAAGGATTATGGAATGCAATACCAAGAGCAAAATATTTAGACTATTGGACTAATGATAATATAGAAGGTGTATTAAAAGCAAAAGAAATACATGTTCTAATTGATTTGATTAGTCGTGGTCAAGAGTTTATTGACACTATTAACTAATTTAGTTATGACAGTTATAGGTAAAATAATTAAGCAACGATCCATAATGAATCAAAATGATTTCGATACATGGATATTAGAGAACTTAGATATATTATTTGAAGAAGAGAAACAAATGTTAACAGATGCTATGATGTACGCTTTTGATGAAGATGGACACACAGGCACATGGAAACATGATGTAATTAATAAATATTATAATAAAATTAAATAAGATGCCTCCAAAAAAAGCTAAAGCTAAAGAAAAACAATATGTTTTAATGTATGATAATACAGAAGCATGGGTAGTAGGTACAAAAAAGGATATTATTGATGATTTCAATGAAAATCCTGATGTATATTTAGATGCTAAACATAAGATTAAAATTTATGAGTTAGGTGAACCTATACCATTCAGTTTTATTACACCACAAATAAGCTTTTAATTATGAAGATACTCATCTATGACATAGAAACCATGCAGGAGCTGTTTCTAATAGGTATATACAATCCTGATACACAGCAGTGGTATGAATTTCAGGTGAGTAGAAACATTAACCAATTAGATGCATTCCAAAGGTTTACAGAGGAACATGCTGATTACTATTGGGTTGGGTATAACAATCTACGCTTCGATAGTCAGGTGGTTGAGTGGGTGTTACGTAATCATAATGATTGGTATGATCTAAGTGCATTAGAAGTGTGTGCTAAAATAGCACAGAAAGCTGCTGATGTGATACATGATGCTAATTATGATGTATTTCCTGAGTATAGGGAAGAATGGCTCACCCTCAAACAAATAGACCTATTCAGAGTGAATCACTATGACAATAAGAATCGTAGGGTTAGCTTGAAGAGGTTAGAGTTTGAGATGGATCTTCCAAACATTGAAGAGATGCCTATTCATCATACTAAAACTGATATGACAGATGAGGAGATACAGCTCACTATTGACTATTGTCGTAATGATATATATGCCACATATGAATTCTATTTAGTAACCATTGGTCAAACAGACCATCCTTTGTACAAGGGTAATAACCAAATAGAGCTCAGACAGGATATATACAACGAGTTTGGTATTCCTTGCTTAAACTATTCTGACAGTAAGATAGGTGATGAGATGATTAAGAAGTATTACTGTCAAGAGAAGGGTATGTCTTACAGTGATTTACCAAAGAAGGGATATTTCAGAAAGCAAGTGAGAGCCAAAGATTGCATTGCTCACTATGTGGATTTCCAGACACCAGAGCTAAAAGACTTCCTGAAGCATGTAAAGAAGCAGATATTCACACTCACTGATGAATTTAAAGAGTCATTAGAGTTTTATGGCAACACTTACACATTTGCAAAAGGTGGGCTACACACAGAAAACAAGCCCAAGATATTTGAGGCTGATGAAGATAACATCATAGTTGACTGGGATGTTAGTTCATACTATCCAGCTATCATCATTAACAATGGTAAATATCCACAGCATTTGGGTAAAGAGTTTCTTAGAGGATACAAACAGATGTTTGATAAACGATTGGAACTCAAACCATTAGCTAAAAAGGATAAGAAGATTAAAGGTATTGTTGGTGCATTGAAGCTTGCAGTTAACTCTGTGTATGGTAAGAGTTCTGATATGCAGTCGTGGATCTATGATAGACAACTAACTATGTTTACCACTATTACGGGTGAGCTGAGCTTACTTATGCTTATTGAGGCATATGAATTAGCTGGCATACGTGTAATATCTGCTAATACAGATGGAGTGACAATACTTGTAAAAAATACAAGTTTTGATACTATGACTGCTATTAATAAGTGGTGGATGGATGTTACACAATATGAGCTAGAACGCACTGATTATCAAAAGATTATATTCTCAACAGTAAATGACTATTTAGCAATTAAAACCGATGGAGAAATTAAGAAGAAGGGTGACTTCCTCACTGATTTTGAGTTACACAAGAATAAGTCAGCTAGGATTGTACCTATTGCTCTCGAGCATTATTTTGTTAATGGTGTCCCTGTGGCTGATACCATTCATAATTGTACAAACATATATGACTTTTGTCTCAGGCAGAAAGCAAGCAAGGACTTCCATTATGAAGGAGTAAGCAATGGTAAGAAAACAGTGTACAATAAGCTAATCAGGTATTATGTGTCTAATAAGGGTGAGAAGCTGTTAAAGGTTAAGAACCCTGAATGTCAATCTAATGCTGCAGATGTATCTCAAGTGGAAGCAGGTGATTGGGTGATGCATGTATGTAATCATCTACCACCAGACCATCCTCTGGATAACATCAATTATGCTTATTACATAGAACGTGCTGAACGTATTATCAGCAAAATACAGTTAGAAGGTAAAAAGAGAAAGATAACAATCAATCCTAATCAATTAAGTTTATTCTAATGGGAAAATCACAATTTAAAATTGCAGCAGACCTAGTAGTAGAAGATTGTAAAGAGAATGGATACATATATCCTACAGCATCAGATTACTATTGGGCTTATAAGAAGTTCTTTGAAGCTGCAGAAGTGAACTTTGATATAGATAAGTTCAATGATTACATAATAAAAAGAATGTAATGAAAGTTAATAGAGAAAACATAGCTGACCACTTGATAGACTACCAATTAGGAATGATTGGTAAGTCTACTCAAGAGGCATATATGACAAAAGAATGGTACAATAAGTGGACCATGACACAAGAGCAACACGATCAGTTCAAAGCTTACGCTATCCCTCTTATTAAGAAGGTATTTAAATGCAGAAAAGCAAGAGCTGAAGATACATTCAATTGGTTTGATTTACAATTTGGATTACGTATTAAAAATTAAAATTATGGGAGCAAGTTGGTTTCAACAAACGGGATATGGTAAAACATTAGATGATGCATACAAAATTGCTTGTGAAGAAGCAGAAGATGAGTATGGTCATCAAGAAGGATATAATGGTACAATAAGCACCACACATGGTGTTAGAGACATTACAGAGGAGTATAAGAGAAGTAAACTGGACCTAGAACCATTTGTACGTTCTAAGGTGGAAATGTTAAACAAAAGAGACTGTTGTTCGATTTGCTTACAAGAGCCTGTTGGAAATACGAACAAAGTTAAATCTCAAGTTGCTGATATAGTAACAAAAGGTACAAAGAAATGGGTTTTAAAATATACAGTATCTTTACAAAGAGATGATTCACCTCTTGGTTCATATGATACAAAAGGTGAAGCTGTTGCCAAAGCTAGAGCATATACAGAAGCAACACAGCAAGCTACTGAAGTTTATATGGAAAAAACACTTGAGAAAGTTACACCTATTGTAGCTAGAATTACATACAAGAAAGCACCAACAGAAAAACCAGGTAAATGGATGTTCTTTGGTTGGGCTGCAGAATAAAACTAAATATATGCCAGATATAACAATGTGCAAAGGTGGTCATTGTATGCTAAGACTTAGCTGCCACAGATATACAGCAAAAGCTGATGAATTAGCTCAATCATACTTTACTGAACCTCCATATAAGGTGAACATGATGTTAGACAATAATGAGAAATCATTAGGTGTCGTAACATTAAGTTGTGCTTATTTTTGGAACAATGTAGAAGAAAGAGATGAAAAAGCTAAAGATTAAAGAAGATTTTGAAAGAGAATTTCTTAAAGATTACGTATATTTGCAAGAGGAGAGCCATGAGCTTGATAAACAAATACAAGAGGAGATAAACAAGTTTAGAAAGCCTGCAGCTATATTTATTGTAGATACAGATAAAATCTTAGAAAGAGATGAAGTTAGACATAACGTACTTCCATTTTGAGGAACTACTCAAGAAAGGATACAGCCTAGATGTTGTATTCCTATTAAAGCTTATAGAGGAGAATTATGATGTTCGTGCGTTACGAACTGATAACATTAAGATAGAAGCTCTTTATCAGACGTTAGTTAGGAAAGGATTGATAACAGAAAAGGGACTAACGCTCACAGGTAAAGAGCTTCTAAAATTTATCAACATCAAAGAACCAACTGTCAGAATACAGAAGAAGGTTGACATCACATCAGAGTTTGAAGAGTGGTGGAAAGCTTTTCCAGGTACAGATAACTTTACACACAAAGGGAAGAAGTTCTCAGGTGATAGAACGCTTAGAAAGACCAAGGAAGACTGTCAGTTGAAATTTGATAAGATATTAGAGGAAGGAGAATATACAGCAAAAGACCTGATAGATTCATTGAATCTAGATGTGTTACAAAAGAAAGAGAATTCTGTAAAGACAGGGACTAACAAGCTAACATACATGCAAAACAGTCTCACTTATTTAAACCAGCGTTCTTTTGAACCCTTTATAGAGCTCTTAAAAGAAGGCTATACTGTGGAAGATAAAGCACCTACAAATGGAGGTACAGATATATGAGTTTTGAAGACTTAAAAAAACAGGTACAGGCAGGCTTAGAGGGTAGGAATGGTGGTATACCTATGGGTTTTGATAGACTTAATAGATATATTGGTATTAGAAAGTCCATATATACGCTTATAGGTGGTCTCACTGGTTCTGGTAAGACTAGCTTTATTGATGATGCATATGTGCTTAATCCATTTGATTGGTATATAAGCAAAGCAAATAAGACAAACATCAAGCTAAGGATTATATATAGATCCATGGAGAGAAGTAGAACTTATAAGATGGCTAAATGGGTAGGTAGAAGAATATTCATCGATCATGGTGTAACTATCACAGTTAACAAGTTATTGGGCTGGAATGATAAAATGACCAAGGATGAACATGATCTATTTCTAATGTATGAAGACTATATAGGAGAGATGAGCGAAGTGATTACAATCATTGATGGTCCAGAGAATGCTGTAGGTATTGCTAAAGAACTAAAGGCACATGCTTTACAGAATGGAACTATTGAGCAGTTGGATGAATACAATAAGAAGTATGTTCCCACAAATGAGAATGAAATCACTATGGTTGTTATCGATCATATAGGCTTATTAAAAACTACACAAGCCCAGCCTACAAAGAAAGATGCTATTGATAAGATGAGTGATGAGCTCAGATATGCTAGAGACTTCTATGGATATAGTCCTGTTGTTGTTAGTCAGTTCAATAGGAGCATTTCTAACATGGCAAGATTAAAGAGTGGTGATGTAGAACCACAACTAGAAGACTTTGCAGAGAGTTCAAGCACGCAGAATGATGCTGATGTTGTACTAGGATTGTTTGACCCAATGAGATATAAAGTGGCTGATCCATCAGGCTATGAATTAGATAAGTTAAAAGATAACTTTGGTGCCAAGTATTTTAGATCTCTCAGGCTAATTAAGAATAGCTATGGTGAAGATGATGTTAGAATAGGCTTAGGCTTCTTAGGAAGCATTGGTATGTTCAAAGAACTGCCTAGAGTGAAGGACATTACAGAGGCGGATTACACAGCAGTGGTGAATAAATCATTTTTCCTAAACAAATAAACATGAGTATAAAAACAAACGTATATAACACGCTACCAAGTAAAAAAGACCATTGGTGGCAGATTGTAGTATTGCCTACAGTTAGTATTATGAACAACATACAAAAATATGATCCATACGTGGCTGTCAATTTTGAATGGTTATTTTGGTCATTTACTACAATTATAAGCTATGGCAAAAAAGGAAATCTCTTTACGAGATAAGAGGCAACAGGAGTTTGCTGAGGTGTTCCTAAAACATGGAGAGTTTGGTATTCTAAACTTATGTCCTAGATTTGGGAAGATCTATACAACTATCAACATATTAGAGAAACTAGACAAAGATATCAACATCCTGATAGCCTATCCAGATCTTAAGATTAAGGATGCTTGGGAAGCTGATTTCAAGACTAGAAAATACAAGAATCCCCATATAACGTACACTACGCATCTATCTATTAAAAAGCACACAGGGGGTGTATTTGACCTAGTAATACTAGATGAGATACATTTGCTGTCAGAAGCACAAATAGAGGCTGTAAAGGAGCTAAAATGCATAAGTGTGCTTGGTCTTACAGGTACATTATCTAGCTTTACAGAAAGGACCCTTGCTGAAGAGCTTGGACTGAATGTATTAGCTACCTATCCAATAGAACAAGCTATTGCAGAAGGAGTTATTACAGACTATGAAATCACTGTAATAAAGGTTCCTTTGGATGATAAGCGTATTAACGATTATAAAGGGAAGAAGCGTACAGAGAAGAAACAATTTGATAGCTATGCCTGGGTGATTGATCAACTGGAAAGACAAGGAAAAGCAACAATGTTCCTACGTCTAGCTAGAATGAGAATCATACAGAATAGCATATCTAAAATGGAGAAGACAAGAGAAATCTTAGCTAAATACAAGCAAGATAGAATCTTGGTATTTTGTGGTGTTACTAAAATAGCTGACACACTTGGTATTCCTTCATATCACAGTAAATCTACAGAGAAAGAAATCTTTACAGATTTTGCTGCAGGTAAGGGAAATCATTTGGCTGTTGTTAAGATAGGTAACACAGGTGTAACTTACAAACCACTTAACAAGGTGATTATCAATTACTTCGATAGTAATGCAGAAAACCTTGCTCAGAAGATTAATAGATGTATGGCTATGGAATACAACACTCCAGACAAGAAAGCCCATATATACATCATATCTTCTAATGAGGAAGTGGAATTAAAATGGCTCAAGAAAGCTCTTGAGTTCTTTGACAAATCAAAAATTAAATACTTATGATCTTAGAATTATTAGAAGAAACTAATCCAGGAAATGGTACAATGTATGCAGTGAGAGCAGATGGTTTTTCTGTTAAATGGTTTGCTCATAAAGCTGATGCAGAAAAGTTTTATAGTGAAATTCTTGCTAATCCAGACCTCCTAAAACCTCAAAAAAATATTTTGAAATCTCAGGAAATTACCTTATCTTTGGAGGAAACAAATAACTAAATATTAAACATGGCAAGCAAATTAATTGGTATTGTTGGTCCAACTGGTACAGGTAAATCAACGTCTATCAAACACTTAGACCCAAAGGAAACGTACATCATCAATGTTGCTAAAAAGGAACTACCTTTCAAAGGAGCAGAGAAGTTGTACAATTCAGAAAACAAGAATTACAAAGAGGTAGATGATGCAATTGAAATCACTCGATTACTCAGAACTATCTCAGAGAAAGCACCTCACATTAAAAACATCATCATTGAAGACTCTAATTACATTATGGGTTTCAATATGATAGCAAAAGCTACAGAAGTTGGTTATACCAAGTTCACTCTAATGGCTAGAGATATGGTAGAATTGTTTAGAGAAGCAAGACGCTTGCGTGATGATTTAAAAGTGTTCTATTTCACACACCCTGAAACTATTGAAGATGGTGGTGAGATTGTAGGATACAAAATCAAAACTGCAGGTAAATTGATTGATAATCAGATTGTCCTTGAAGGTTTACTAACTGTGTGTTTATATACACATGTAGAAGATAACAAGGATGGTTCTGCTAATTATCAGTTCTTAACAAATCGCTTTAGAAAGTATCCAGCTAAGAGCCCAGATGGTATGTTTGCGGAAGTTAAAATCCCAAACAACTTACAGCTTGTAGTAGACACAATTGACGAATATTATAAATAACAATTAAAACTAGAAAAACATGTCAGGAATCGGTGGAAACAAAAGACAGCAATCAGGTGGAGAATCTACATTCTCAAAGAAGGTAGGATTATTTGAAGCTAATGTGATTGCAATTAACCCAACAATTGAAGAGTTCAAAGACAAATTAGGTATTGAACTTAAAGAAGACAGCAAGGCGGTTGATTACTTAGGAATGAGTCAAGATGGTAACAAAACACTACGTGTAGACATCTGGCTTGAAGAAGTTAAGAGTAAGGATAAGTTTAAGGCTGTATTCTTCCTTGAGAACAAAGAAAGAGAAAACAAAGATGGCAGCAAGAAGCAATATATCAACTCTGTTGGTAGTTGTTCTTGGGCTGATGATGAAAACAATCTTCCTAAATGGTTTACAGAGCGTGAAGTTCGTGTAGCTAATGTAGGTGAAGAAGATCTTTATAATTTCATGCGTACATGGTTAGGTAATTTAGATTATCGTGATGCTGAAACCACTCTACAATTAGACTGGAGCAAGCTTATGAAAGGTAATGTTAAAGACCTAAGAGACCAAATCAACGGTGAATGGTGTACAAATGTCGTTGCTTTAGCTACAGTGAAGACTGTTGAGAAAGATGGTGATATTAAGGAGTATCAAGGTGTATATAATAAGGGATTCCTACCTGCTTATACATTGAAGCAATTTAGATTGGTAGATTTCAGTAGCTCTACAATCCTTAAGGGATTACGTGAGAAGAAGTCTAAAGATCTAAAACCTCATGAGCGTTTTGTATTAAACGTTACAGGTGAGTATGGATGTAAAGAGTTCTATACATTCAAAGACTTAGCAGAGTATAACGCAGATGATAATCTTGTAGCCTCGGATAGAGTGCTAGAAGAAGATGATAGCGACTTTTAATTTTGTCCCCTCCCCCTATAAAAAGCCCCTCATCTGTAAAAAGGTGGGGGGTTTTAACTTTATATATATGATAAACGGAAAAAGAAAAACAAAGCTTACACCAGAGTCCGTACTAGACAAGATAACTGATTATGATATATTTAGATTCTATATGCCTGATAAGAGTTGGAAGCTTAACCAAGTGACCTATTCTCCATTTAGGAATGAGAACAATCCTTCCTTTGTAATAGGGAATAAAAGGGGCTTTATATCATTTATTGACTTTGCTGATACCAGTAAGAGAGGTGATTGTTTTGAGTTTGTTAAGCTCCTTCACAATCTATCTAGTATGAATGATGTGTTAAAGATTATAGACAGAGATTTTGGATTAGGTATAGTTACCAAGGGTACAGAAGAATACAAGAAAATAACAGCTGAATACAAACAACCAGATGCTGTTAAGAGGTATTCTCTCATCCAGGTGGTAACAAAGAAGTTTACACAAGAGGAGTTAGCCTATTGGAATCAATATCATATAGATATAGAGGATCTAAAGAGTAACAACGTCTATTCTATCAAAAAGGTGTATTTGAACAAGAGTTTGTTCTACACTAGTGGTCAGGAAATGAGGTTTGGTTATTTCTATGATGGACATTGGAAGATTTATACACCGTTTGGAGATAAGAAAAACAAATGGTTACCTAATAATGTTCCTATCACCGCTATGGATGGTAAAGAGGACATAGTTAATTGCAAGGTGGCATTCATCAATAAGAGTAAGAAGGACTATATGGTTATGAAGAAGATATTTCCATGTAGCTGTGCTGTACAGAATGAAGGTGTTGGATGTTTCTCTCCAGAGAACCTAGAATATCTTAAAGCTAATTCTGACAGACAAATCCTCAGCTTTGATAGCGATGTTACAGGTGTAACTAACTCACAACAGATTACCAAGCTATTTGATTTTGATTATGCTAATGTTCCCCGTAAGTATCTAACAGAGGGTATAAAGGACTGGGCTGATTTAGCAAAAGCTCATGGTATGGGAGCAATAGAATCTTATTTAAAACAAAAACACATTTTATAATGACTACTGAAAACTACAACACAACAAAAGAATTGATTCTTGCAACAGATATTCCTGCACAGACAAGAACTTACAAACCAGTTAGCCACGGTCAATTGATTGATCTTACAATGGAAGGCATTCAAAAAGCTGGATTTGTATTAGACAAAGAAACATACACAGCTAGTACAAATGGTCAGATTGCTAATGGTAGATTTACTATCAAGAACGTAATGGATAGTGAGATGCAATTAGAGATTGGCTGGCAGAATAGCTACAACAAGCAACTTACATTAAAGTTTGCCCTAGGTACACGCATTATGATTTGTCAGAATGGTTGTGTATCAGGTGATTATGGTGCATTTAAGAAGAAACACGTAGGTGAAATACAATCATTTACACCAAATGCTATTAGTGAATACATCAAGGCTGCAGGAGAAAGCTTTAGAACTATTCAGTTCCAGAGAGATCAAATGAAGCAAGTGGAAGTTACTAAGCGTACCAAAGCTGAATTGATTGGTAGAATGATGATTGAAGAGCAGTTTATTACATCTACACAATTAAACATCATTACCAGAGAATTAACTAGCCCTACACATGATTATGGTGCACCTGATAGCTTATGGGAGTTGTACAACTATACAACATTTGCTATGAAGGAAACACATCCTGCAAACTGGATGAGTAGTCACATTAAAGCACATTCATTCTTTGTAGATGCTTCAGGACTTCATACAGCAGTTGATGAGATGCCTATGATTATGCAATTAGAACAATTAGAATTATTTTAATATGAATTGGGATAAATTTAAAGATCAGTTTCATCCATCATGGCATAGGTTAATACAACCTTTCATTGAAAGTGAAGCTTGTGATAACATCTATAAATTTATAAAATCAGAGAGTCAGAGGGGCAAGAAAATTGCTCCTCTTTCTCCTAATGTTTATAGATGCTTTTTAGAGACCTCACTAGATGACCTAAAGATGGTTATGGTGGGTATGTGTCCCTACCACACATTAAAGAATGGTAGTCCTATAGCAGATGGTTTGTTAATGAGCTGTTCTACAACAGGTATATTGCAGCCATCTCTAACAAAGTTCTATGATGGAATAGAAAAAGAGTTGTATCAAGGATTAAACCTCACTATACTAAAGAATCCAGATGTTACCTATTTGGCTAAACAAGGAGTGCTTATGTATAATGCAGCTTTAACCACTGAAATCAACAAAGCAGGTTCACATATTGATATCTGGGAACCTTTTACTAAGTATCTATTTGAAGAAGTGCTATCCTATACAGGAGTGCCTATTCTGTTCTTAGGAAAAGATGCTTCCAAGTATGAGAGATATGTACCACCGTTTAGTTGGTCATTCACTGTAAGTCATCCAGCCAGTGCTTCTTACAAGCAAACTGATTGGGATACAGAAGGTGTATTTACCAAGCTAAACAAGATACTAAAAGAAAACAATAATACAGAAATCGATTGGCTAGAAAAAGTGCCATTCTAAAAACACAAACACTATGTACAACGTTAGATTTGGAGAAAGAATTGAAAAGGGAGACCTCATTGCTGTTGCTAATGGTAATGATTTCTCATTGGGTATTTATTATGGAAGAGGAATAGGAGGAACTGTTCAGTATTACATGCCTTCTGGTGTTAAACATGCTATGCAGTATTTTAACGATACTATGGCACAATTAGCTGCTCAAGGAAAACCTACAGAACCTCTTAAGTTAAATAGATTTTGGAAGTGTTACATTAACACACCAAGAGACACACGAATAATGAAATTAAACAGAGAAAACATTACAAGTCCAAAAGACATAGAAGAAGTTATGATAGCAAAAGAAGCACTAAAAAACTTTAACATCGACGTAAAATACTAATCATGATACTAGAAAAACAGACAGAAGCAACTATCCTACAAGAAGGAGAATCACAAGAATCAATTGGAATGTCATTAGACCTGGACTCAGCTCAGGTGTTAATGCAAATGTTAAGTAAGAACTTATATTCAGATGCAATAGGTTCCACCATTCGTGAGTGTGCCTCTAATGCATTAGACAGTCACAGAAGAGCAGGCATTGATAAACCAATTATCGTTAGCCTCAATAGGAATAACCATGATAACTATGAATTCTCTGTAGAGGATTTTGGTATTGGTTTAGATGCAGATGATGTAGTTAATATCATCAGCAAATATGGTAAAAGTACAAAGCGTAATAGCAACACAGAATTAGGCATGATGGGTCTTGGTTTTAAGGCCCCACTAGCATACACATCTACCTTCTATTTTACTGCAAGGAAAAATGGAATGGAAAGAAAATACATGATGTATGAGGGAGAAGAAGTGAATTCAATTGATTTACTTCATGAGACTCCCACAGATCAGCCAAACGGTGTTAAGGTGACTATACCAGTTAACTATTACGACAGACATGATTTTGTACGTAAGACTAAAGAGCAACTAGCTTATTTTGAGAACGTGTATTTCAATGTACTAGATGGTGAGGTGGGCAATGATTTCACTATCCATAGATCTGAACACTATCAAGCTTCTAGCTTATCCAGAGATAGTTGGTTACACATTTGTTTAGATAACGTGTATTATCCATTGGATTTCACTAGATTAGGTATAGATAGAATAAGCGTTCCTGTAGGTTTAAGATTTAGTCTTACAGATGGTCTATTCCCTACACCAAACAGAGAATCCATCAGATATACCAAGGAAGCAAAGGATATCATCCTAGCTAAGATTGGTAAAATGGTTGATCATTTTATTACCAAATACAATGAAACTGTTGCTGATTCAGATGATTTCATGGCTGTACTAAGATACCATGCTACAAACAGAAGATATGTTGATGTTCCTGGTAAGAATACTAACTTTGATTTAAGTGATTTAGTTAAACATGGTAGTGTTCTAATCGCTTCTCCTAAGGTGAGCAGCTTAAAGAAGCTTGACTTACAAAAACTTGTCAGAAACAAGGAATACATCCTTGGTGAGTATGATAAGAAGTTTGAGCTTTACAATGGTAGAATGTCTCAATTAAAAACCTATTGGAGATCTGGTGTTGATGTTATAAACAGAAACGATGAACCACACTATTTCTATTCTGAGAAGATTAGTGGTGCTATGAAGGATTATATTAAGAGTATAGCTCCAAAGAGCAGACATGCATATTTCATTAGAAAGGTGAAGACATTTAAACTGGGTGGTCTTACAAAAATGAATGATTATGACACTTACATGAAGCTTCTTGACTTACCAAATTATCCAAGAACTGAGTGGAGAGAGCTTATTACAGAGTTTCAAGCTGTGTTAGCTTCTCTTACAAAGACATTCATCAACCTTGATGAGATGGTAATACCACAAGCTTTCCTAGATTCTAGGAAGAAGCAAAAGGGAATCACTGTTAATGTTGGTGGAACAAAGGTGAGACGTATTAAGTTGGAAGGTGAAGTGATTGGTAGGTATGCTGTGGACTTAGAGAGGTATGTAGATGGTAAGAATTCTAAACTGGTTAGCAAGATTTATAGTCTTGCTGAAATGCATAAGTATAACAAGCTTGTTATCTATGGTTCCCAGGCAGATATCTCTACTATGGATAAACTATATGGAGCTATTAATAAGAATAAGGTAGAACTAGCTGTATTCTCTGAGAGAGAACTTAAGACGCTATCTACTATTGACGTACACAATCTAATCCCTTTAAGCAAGTTTATGGAAGGTAAAAACAAACCATTCAAGAGAATTGTAACAGCCTATCTAATCCAAAAGTTACACAACAGCTTCAGCAGGTCATTCATTAGAAGAGAGAAAATTGGTCTCATCTCTACAGATTTATGTGAAAAAATGAGAAGACTAAGTGATTACAAGATTGAGCATCACTGTGGTGGTAATGACACAATCTATAATTCTATGCTAGAGGTAGCACAAACACATAACTTATTTGATATGGAGATATATCATGAGTATGTGGAAGTGAAGAACCTTTTAGAAAGATTACCATTCATTGAAGCTATGGCAGATAAACTCCAGAGCTACGATAATGATAACTCTCCAATAATCAGTGCATTCCGTGATTTATTCAAGTATCATGGACATAGAATTGACTGGAAACACTACAATATTCGTATTAATGAAGAGGTAGTGGAAGAGTTAACAGAGAATTCTGTTGAAGAGTTAGTAGAGAATATTTAAACAAAGTGCAATAAATTACACATATATTTCTAATTGTTTAATCTTTTATGCATAATATGTATTAAACGTTAAACAATTAGAAATATATTGCACTTTTTGCATGAATTTTTCTGAAATTTCATGCAAGTCAACTATTTAATAAAACAAAAAACAAAACAAAATGGGACTATTCAGTTTAAGCTGGTTCAAAAGCCAGAAACAAAAGCAATTAGATGAATTACAACATGAGATTGAAGTTAAAAAATTAGAGAAGACACTAGAAAGACTAGATGAAAAAGAGAAACCTTCTACTTACACAATAGGGATTAGTAATCCATGGGTACCTACTACAACAAGTGTTGTTAAACCTTATTCTAACATTAAGATTGTGAATGATGTGCTTACTGTGGTGCTTAATGATGGTTCTATCATTACTAAGTCTAAAGCTACACCAGAAGACTTCAATAATGCCAGAGAATGTAAGACAGAAGCTTGTTTGTTGACCCTTGTAGGTTCTCCAGATATACTAAAAGAGAAGCAAGAAGCACAGGCTAAATATGAGAAAGCTAAGGCTATTCAGAAAGGTGCTGAGTATCTAGCTAAGTTTGATGATTTTGAGATGAAAGACGGTAGTCTTTATATCAAGGGAATCAATAGAAGCATTCCACCTTTGATGGTAGATGAGTTCTTACGCATCATTGGTAATCACAGTTACAACTCTATGGAAAATGTAACAGATAGAGAAATTGATGAGGTGAATGAACTTATACAAGAAGACGAAGAGTATCAATCTCTTAAGCGTTTCTTTATGTGGTGTTGCTTAAATCCTAGAGCTGAGGTGGCTGACAAGCTATACAACTTCCTAAAGAAGAATAGCTTCCGTATCACCAAGCAAGGATTCTTTGTAGCATTACGTAACGTTGTAACATTACATGGATCTACAGAGCTAGTACAGTTTATCAGCAATGCTTACAACAAGACTAAAGCTGTATGGAAGAAGAACCCAGCTGATTATTTTGTATTCTTACAAGATGATGGTCAATACAAAATGGTTCACAGAGATGCTTTGTATAGGTCAGAAATGGTTGAGTGTTCTTATTGTGATGGTTATAAGTTTGTTCCAGATGAAGATAATGAGGAAGAAAACATAGAATGTCCAGAATGCGATGGAACTGGTGAATATGAAGAAATGACATCTGTTGACTATGGTGAAAGAATTGGTAACTTAACAGACCTCTATCTTGATTTGCCTAATAGAGTAGAGAATAGATTTACAGATGCTCACACAAAGACGTTTGACATCAGAATTGGTAGACCAGTGAACATGCCTATGGAGCAATGTAGATGGAATACTGATGATTGTGGTGCTGAAGGTCTTCACTTCACATCTGATGAGATTCATTATGTAGGTTGTGGTGATACATCTGTACTTGTACTTATCAATCCAATGAAGGTTGTAGGTATCGGTGAGTCTAAGGGTAGATGTTATGAGTATTTACCAATCATGACTGTTCCTCGTGAAGAAGCAACAGAAATCTTACATGATCTAGACTTTGATACAATGGAGCTTGATGAGAGCTATGCAATTCGCGAATTGGAAAATCTAGGTACAAAAGCTAGAGAAGGCTTTATTGCAGAAGCTAAGAAGTATGAGTTCAATCTCCCTGCTTTATCTGCTGTAGAAGTACTTAAAATCGTTAAGAACCTTGACGAAATAAGACAAGAAATCTCTAAGAGAATCGTAAATATTGACTAACTTTGTAGGACCAGGGGCTAAAATCCCTGGTCTTATATTAAGCTTATGAAAAAGAACGCAACAAAGAGAAGAGCAAAAATACCTAGAGCTAAAAATCCAAAGGTGAGAAACGCTGGTACTATGACAGAATCAGCTTTCTGGAGCTTCATTAGAAGTGCTTTGAGACAGAAATCTAGATGGTGGAAACCTATTACAGAATGCAAGATGAAAGCTCGTAGGGCATATAAAGGTCCCAGTAAGAGACAAAAATTTGAATATCAATGCAATAGCTGTAAAGAATGGTTTCCAGAGAAACAAATTAACGTGGATCACATTAAGCCTGCAGGTAGTTTAAACTGTAAAGAAGACTTAGCAGGATTTGTAGAACGTCTGTTCTGTGAATTAGATAATCTACAGGTGCTGTGTGAGAAATGCCATGATGTAAAAACTAAACTAGAGAAAAAATGAGTGATTTAGAAATAACAATCAACAAAGAGCCATCTTTTACAGAGATATGGCATGAGGGATACATAACTTACAACTCACAAAAGCATTACTTCTGGTTAATCCACCCACGCAATGTAGATGATAAGGGAGATCCTTATGAACTAGAAGTGAGATGGTTCTTCCAGAGGGTGCCAAGAGAAGTGAGAGCTATGCATCCATATATTATAGAATCTTTTAAACAAACACTAAATGATACAGGGACCAAACAGAACAGAGGCAGCTTATAGAGCCATCCAGATGGATAGTTCTTCTAGCTTAAAAGAATTCTCTACAGACAGAAAGAAGTATTATAAGAAATACATTCTTAATGAGTCTGTGGAAGATAAAGATTCAATGGCAGCAACCATTGGTAGAGTGGTGGAGACATTGCTTATGGAACCTGAGTTATTTGATACCAGGTTTTATATGTCAACTGTTGTTAGTGCACCAACAGGATTAATGTTAGAATTTGTAGAAGCATTGTATAAGCATACAGCCGCAGCTACAAATGCAGATGGTGTACTCACTAGAGAATTTGAAGACATTGCAAAAGATGCGCATGCTGATTCAGGATTCAAGATTACACTTGATGCTGTCCTTAAGAAGTTTGTAGGATCTGATGCAGAAATCTATTACAAAGAAATCCGTGAGGTGAGAAGCAAGGGCCTCACCGTTGTTACCACACAGGATGTAACCAATGCAGAAAAGGTTGTAGAAGAGCTTAAGGTTAATGATTTTACAGCTCCTGTTGTAAACCTAGTTAACAGCGCACGTTATAACGTGTATAACCAATTACAGATAGAAGGATATGTTGTATTTGGTCACATGTTTAAGAGCATGTTAGATAAGGTGATTGTTGACCACCAAGAGAAAACCATCCAGGTGAGCGATCTTAAATGCACGTGGGCTGTAGAGAACTTCTATGATGAGTATTATCTCTATCGTAGAGCTTACATTCAAGGATACTTATACTATTATGCAGCAAAGCACATGTTTGATGAGCTTGTAGCTGTAGAATATGAAGTGTTACCTCCTCAGTTTATCGTTTGTGACAGCACTAACTATGCATGTCCGTTGATATTCAGAATGGATGATAACACATTCCAAGATGCAGAGCAAGGCTTTGAGTATAAAGGAAGGAAGTATCCTGGTGTTAAGAGTCTTATTGAGGACCTCAAATGGGCTATCAAGAATGACAAATGGAACATTTCAAGAGAGAATTATTTAAATAACGGCATAGTAAAATTAGGCTAATGGAGGCAGTAAAGACGATTACCACTATATTCATTGTTCCAATATTTAGTATTGACAAAGAAAAACTAAAAGCTAATGGGTTCGTCAATGGTTTTATAAAAGATAGCAGAAGAGATGTTCAATACAAGGATTCTGTCTATCTTTTATTTAAGCCTGAGGATCTAGATAAGTTCAAGGTATTTCTAGATGGTGAATATGAAAGAACAAAGTCTATTATAGATGATTATGATTATGAAGAGGGTTATGTTGTAGTAGTTTATCAAATCAGTCCAAGGTTATCTCCTGATATAGAGTTGGTAAAAAAGGGCAAATATTCCCAAACTTCTACCAAATTTCAGCAGATTTTCCCTAAAATTATCAAAATAAACAAACATGGCTTCCAAAAGGATGAAATATCTCTTCAGCATAGAATCTTTAATAAGACTGAAGATTTGAAACAGTTTTGGGAAGACAAGTTAGGTGTTATATTTGATGATGACATGGAAGTTTGGCATGGTTTTATAGAAGAAAAAGAGATTCTTGACCTAGATAAAATCAAAGAATATGTATAACAAAGAAGTTCTAGAAGAACTAGTAAGTAAGTTTGGTATAGAAAGTACCATCCTATTCTGCAAAATGGAGGCTGTCAAAAATGCTATTCTATACGAGGATTGTATTAAGAACAATGAGAGTACAACCGATTGTATAGAGTTTGATTTTGAGAGAGACTGGTGGCAGAACAAATATGAAGAACTAAATAAAACAAAAGCCCTATGACAGGATTAGAACTATTAGAAAAGTATGACAAGGCAGCAATTGTAGTCAAGCAATTCTACCTAAATGTTATGTTAGAATCTCTGAATGATGATAATCTTCCAGAGAGTTTCAAAGAGTATGCTCGTGAAGCAGGTATTGATAACAATAAGATAGCTGCATTTATAGATGCTCAGCCTAGAGGATTGTTTGATGTATTTGATAACAACAAGGTTTATGTAGGAATTACCCCCAACTTCTTAGTTGGTGGTATGGAATTTAAATACACTATATCTAATGACATATCTGGTGAAGCTCCTACAAGAATGGAAGCTGAGAAGATAGCTGTTGAGAAAGCATTTGAAATCTTAAACAATAAGTTATGAGTACAGACTTAATCGTAGAAGATAAAATAGTTATGAGTGTCTTGGCAAAATATGCTACACGTAGCAAGGTGGGTCAAGAAAAGTATGGCACCACTCTAGACAGTAATAACAAAGATAATTTTCTAAAGCATTTGCAGGAAGAATTGATGGATGCCACTCTCTATTTAGAGAAAATAATGTATCTAAATCAAGAACTAACTAATTTAGTTAGAGACCATTCTAATGATGCAGAATTAGGAATGAAAATAAGAAATTTAGTTAGATAGAATTTTTGAAATGTCTTGGTTTATAAGAAGGGCGGTTGTACATTTGCAACCCCCTTTTTTTAACCAATTAAAAAACAAAACATAACATGGATTTAGGATTAGATGCGTTGAGTAAAATCACGATTTTTAGTAAGTATGCAAAGTATGTCCCAGAGAAGAAAAGAAGAGAAACCTGGGATGAAATAGTGGATAGGTATGAGACAATGATGATCAAGAAATATCCTAATCTAAAAGATGCAATTGTAGAGAGTGCAAAGTTTATCAGAGATAAGAAGGTGTTACCCTCTATGAGAGCTTTACAATTTGCTGGTCCAGCGATGGAAGTGAATAACGCTAGAGGATACAACTGTGCTTATTTGCCAGTTGATAGCCTATATAGCTTCAGTGAGACTATGTTTCTCTTATTAGGAGGTTCTGGTGTAGGTTTTTCTGTACAGAAACACCACGTAGACCAATTACCAGCTATTAAGAAGCAACAAAGCTACAAGCAAAAGAACTATCTTATTGAGGATAGTATTATGGGATGGGCTGATGCTGTAAAGGTGTTAGTTAAGTTCTACTTTGAGGGTGGTTATAAGCCTAAGTTTGACTTTAGAGCTATCCGTGAGAAAGGAGCTAGACTGGTAACAGCTGGTGGTAAAGCACCTGGTCCAGAACCATTAAAGATTGCTTTAGCTCACATTGATGCTATTATGGAACGTAAGGAAGATGGTAGTAAACTATCTCCTCTAGAATGCCATGATATTATGTGTCATATTGCTAATAGTGTTCTTGCAGGTGGTATTAGAAGAAGTGCTATGATTAGCCTATTCAGCCATGATGATGAGGAAATGATTACATGTAAGTATGGCAACTGGTGGGAACTTAATGAACAACGTGGTAGAAGTAATAACTCAGCTGTCCTTAAAAGAGGTGAGGTGAGTGAAGAAGAATTTATGTCTCTATGGAAAAGAATTGAAGCATCAGGAAGTGGTGAACCAGGTATCTATTGGTCTAACGACTTAGATTGGGGAACTAATCCTTGTTGTGAAATAGGACTGCGTCCATTCCAATTCTGTAACCTATGTGAGGTAAATGTATCTGATATTAAGGATCAAGACGATCTTAATGAAAGAGTGGCAATTGCTTCATTCTTTGGTACATTACAAGCAGGTTTCTTTGACTTTCATTACTTACGTCCTATCTGGCAAAAGACTACACAGAAAGATGCTCTATTAGGTATTGGTATGACTGGTATTGGTTCAGGAGAAATCCTTAAATATGACCTAGAATTAGTAGCTAACACAGCCAAAACTATGAATAGGGACTTATCAGCTCTTATTGGTACTAATGAAGCAGCTCGTATTACATGTATTAAACCTTCTGGTACAACATCATTGGTGTTAGGTACAGCTAGTGGTATCCATGCTTGGCATGCTCCTCACTATCTACGTACAATGAGATTTAACAAGAATGAAGACATTGCTATGTACTTAGAAATTAACCATCCTGAACTATGTGAAGATGATGTGTTACGTCCTAAGGATACAGTGTGTGTACGCATTCCTGTTGCAGCTCCTGAAGGATCTATTCTACGTACAGAGACAGCACTTGATACACTAGAACGTGTTAAGAAGTTCTCTACAGAGTGGGTTAAACCAGGTCATAACAATGGAGCTAACACACATAATGTAAGTGCTACCATCTCTATTGATAATGATAGAAAATACACTTCTATTAACATGTCTGATGGTAAAGGAAGTCAATTTACATTATCAAAAGAGGGCTGGTTAAATGAGTGGCAAGCTGTAGGTAATTGGATGTGGACCCATCGAGATGTATACAATGGTTTGTCAGTGCTGCCTTATTTTGGGGGTAGTTATCAACAAGCTCCTTTTGAAGACATTACAGAAGAGGAATACAACAACCGCATTAAATCATTGAAATCCATTGACTTAACAAAGGTGATGGAGATAGATGACACTGTAGACTTTGGTGCTATCCAAGCTTGCGGAGGTGGTGCTTGTGAAGTTAACATCTAATGGAAAAGAAAGAATTTATAAAAGATAAACATTACTACTTGGATGGGGGTAGAGTTGTATTTACAGCTCTGTTCCTCACCCAACGTGGTGAATGTTGTGCAAACGGGTGTAAGAACTGCCCATATACCAAACCAAGAAAAAAAGGTAATACTCTTCTAGAAGAAGAGAAAAAAATATAGTGTTCTGTGTTCTGTTTTGATTATGAAAGCCCTGGTATATCTATACTGGGGCTATTTTTTATTTTTTATTTTGTAAAATTATTCGTAAATTTGTATCTATAAAACCAACAATTATGGCAAAAGCAAAGGAAACCTCAGAGGGCAAAAGTAAATATCAAGAAGCCCTTGAGAAATTAAACAAAGCTTACGGTGTAGGAACAATCCTAACACTAGAAAGCAAAACAGATGGTGAGTATGACATTATCAGTACAGGGAGTATTGGTTTTGATTATATCACTTTAGGAACTGGAGGATTTGTAAAAGGTAAGATGTATGAACTAATGGGCTGGGAAGGCTCAGGTAAGTCTACAATTTGTGGTCATGCTGTAGCAGAGTGTCAAAAGAAAGGAGGCACTGTGTTATATATAGATGGCGAGCATGCTGTAGATAAACAATACTTCCAAGCTCTAGGTGTAGACACTACCAAGATGTTAATTGCTCAACCAAGCTGCGGTGAGGAGGGTTTTAACATTGCTATGGAAATGATTCAAACAGGAGATGTTGATCTTGTTATCATTGACTCAGATAGCTCATTGATTCCTAAGAAACAATTAGATGGTGATGTGGGTGATAGCACTATCGGTTACAAAGCTAGATTGAATAGCAATGCATATCCAAAACTAAAAGGTGCCCTATCACAACACAATGTATGTGTTATTGTCGTAAGTCAATATCGTGAGAAGATTGGTGTTATGTTTGGTAACCCTACAACAACTCAGGGTGGTCATGCATTGAAGTTCTACACTGATGTAAGAATAGAGGTGAGCAAGAGCTTAGCTAAGGAAGGTGATGTAAACTACGGTAATATTACCAAGGTGAAAGCTGTAAAGAACAAAATGAGTTCTCCTTATAAGCTACATGCATTTGATATTGTATATGGTGAGGGTATTGATAAGGTGGGTGAGATTATGGAACTTCTTAATGAGTTTGAACTTGGTAGGAAGTATGGTAAGACATTCACGTTCAATGAAACAAAATATGATCTTGAAGAGTTTAAAGCTATGTTGTTAGACAACGAAGAGTTTTACAATGAAATCAAGACTAGTATTATTAACAAAATTAATCAAACTGAAATTAAAACTGAAGAAGATGTTACAAGTGAAATTTAAAAAGATCTCTGACAACACGATTGTTCCTTCTAGAGGAAGTTTAGATGCAGCATGTTATGATGTGTATGCACATAGTATTACTAGTGCAAACGGTAAGGTTGTTGTTGGTTTAGGGTTTAAGACAGAAATCCCTGTAGGCTATAAAGCTGTGTTAGTACCTCGTAGTAACTTAACTAAGTATAACTGGGTGATGAACAACTCTATAGGCATTATTGATGCTGACTATCGTGGTGAGTGGATGGTTATCTTTACAGCAATACCAGGGAAAGAATTTGCTGATGACTATCAAGACTTCCCTTACTCTGTAGGTGATAGAGTGGCACAGTTCTATTTAGATGAGGTGTATAACATCGCATTCTTAGAAGTGTCAGCCCTATCAGATACAAATAGAGGTGAAGGTGGATTTGGTTCTACAGGATTAAAATAACATAAAATTAAAATGATGACTCCAAGAGAATTAGCAGTGATTAAAGGTTACCAACGTGAGTTCCAAGAAACATTTGGAAAGAAGCTTGAGATAGACTTTGCAGAAATGAAAAACTTAAAGTTTATGGCAGATGAAGGACAAACACTTGAGCAAGCTCTTTCAGAATGTGTTGAAAGACATGGTGCAGATATTGAGATAGTTAAAGATACCAATATAAGACTTAACAGAAGCACCACTAGAAAAGAAAGGGCAGCCATTGTTGATTTCTCTAGATTTGTTATAGGTAATAATCTTTGTGTTAAAGATGCATCAGAGCTTATTAGAAGAGATAGAAGCAACATTTATCACTATGCAGGATGTAGATAATTATGAAAACACAATGTAAAACATGTGGTAAAAACTGTGATGGAGAATACTGTTTTCAACATAAGCCTAGAAAACCTTTGAAAGGTAAAAATACTAAAGGTTGGGTTAGTAAGGATAATTCAGAAAAGTTTGGAGAAGTGCTTGCAAAAGTTGTAGACATGCAGAACTTTTTCTTACAAATCTGGAAAAAAAGACAACACTTATCTGAGATTAGTGGGCTTCCCTTAGTTGGGGAGCCCCTCTCAGTATACTTCCATCACATTTTACCAAAAGAAAAATACCCTCAAGCTGCGTTAGATGAAGAAAATATCATACTTTTGACCTTGAATGAACATGATCAAGTAGAGAGTGATATTTATAGGTTTGAGGAAGTAAACAATAGACGTGAACATTTAAAACAAAAGTATGAAATTAGCTGAGGGAATAATACTAGGTATATCTATAGGATTGATGTTAGCTACAGCTGTTTGGACAATAGACAAAAAGCCTGCAGATCCTTATCATAAGGTGTATACAATACCTGCTGGAACATTTGATCTGGATGTACAAATCATTGTTACAGAGGATACAGCATTTGCTGCTAAATATATAACTACCAAATTTGACAGTAGTCTTAAGAGTCCTAATTTAGACGCTAGAGCTGTAACATTTGGTACAGCTGATGGTAAACCTCCTATCATATGGTTCTCAGACATTGAGGACTCATCTATTGTACAACATGAATTACTCCATGTAACAATAGACATGATGAAATGGGCAGGTATTGAGCTAAATGATGAAACAGAAGAGGTGTACACCTACCAGTTACAGTATTTAACAAAACAATTTTATAAACAAGTAAACCAAAACAAATGAGCAATTTATTCTTTTACACAAGAAAGGACGGTGATAAAACTTACACCGACAGCTTTAACCTAAACAAGGTGATTAGATCTGTACAAGTGGACGATAACAAAGTGTTAGTCTTATTAGATGATGCACATGACCGTTCAGAAGATGTTCCAGATATTGATCCTAAAACTGGGAAACAAAGAGGGGTTAAAAGACAACGCAACACATATTCAACAGAGATTAGCTTAGTTGATGAAGACGTAACTAGATTTAACAATTTAAATAATTAATCATGCCAAAGTTATTAGGAAATAGAGTGCTATTAGAACTACCTCCACAAGATGAGGAAAGCAAGATTGTTGTAGATGAAAACACTAAAGAAGCATTACAAAGAGAATTGCTTAATAAGATGTCTAAACTAAAGGTGTTACAAGTTGGTACTATTGTTACAGAGATTAAAGCAGGAGACTGGGTGTTAGTAGATCCAGCAGCTTTAAACAAAGCTACATTAGTTCCAATCAATAAGAACGATGACCGTGCAATATTAGTTTCACCATTTGACATTATTCAAATCTGGTAATATGAAAATAAAAGCATTCATAATAATGTATAATAGGTTGACTATTCCTAAGAAGCTAGCTGAAAATCTAGCTGATACAGGATGTGAACCTATTTTATTGGATAATAGTTCTACTTATCCTCCATTATTAGAATGGTACAAAAGCTGCCCTTTCAAAGTCCATACCTTTAACCAAAGGTATGGCGAAAGGGTGTTTTGGGATTCAGGACTATTTAAAGAGTATGATGATGAGTATTATATTGTAACAGATCATGATTTAGATATCTCTAATGTTCCTCCAGACTACACAGAGGTGTTAATAAAAGGGTTAGAAAACAAAGATATAACTAAATGTGGTTTGTCTTTAGATATAGATGATTTACCAGATACACCTTATGGAAAAGATGTAATAGGTTGTGAATTAAAATACTGGCAGAATAAAGACTTTTTAGAAAACTATATAGCAGGAGTAGACACTACGTTTGCTATGTATGACAGAAAAAGACAAACCCCAGGATGGGATCATGGAGATAAATTCTATTATGGTAGCAGACTTCCTAAACCTTATACAGCAAAACATATGCCTTGGTATCTCACTGAAGAATCTTTTGCATCAAACGAAGAAGAAAAATATTACCACACAGGATGTACCAACTTTTGGTCCACTGTATTTAAAAGAAGACACAATATAAAAATATGAAAATAATAAACGCAACTTATGGAAACGTTGATTGTACAGAACAATTACAATCTAAAGTTAAAAACAATGCGTTAGTCATTAGAGCAACTAATGATATTATTGGTGATCCTTCTCCAGGAAACGTTAAAGAACTTATTGTAGACATGGAGATAGATGGTAACACCTTTACACATAGCGTAAAAGAACATCAATTGTTTGTCTATCCTAAAACTAAAAAAGATAGATTAGGCATATTTTATTCTAACAATGATACACCTGTTATCTATCCTGCTATCAGAGCATCTTTAGCATCTATCCAAAAAGCTGCAGAAGAAAAAGCAGATATATATACATGTATGTGGTACCCTGAGCATTCTAATCCTTTTACAGAATATATAGCTTGGACAAAAATATCTTCTCATTTGAATCAATTGTTGCAAGTTATGCAACTGTTATACAACGCTAGACAAGTAAACAATTACACGTATGTATCATTCTTAGAGCACGATGTACTTTATCCTGAAGGATACTTTGATTATCCTGAGTTTGATGCAGGTGAGGTTTGGACTAACATGAACTATATAGGAATGAATAAAGAAGGTTACCAACCCCAAGGTGCCAGACATGAACCTTTTCATCAAATGACTATGAGATTTGATGATGCAATAAAACATTGTGAATCTATTTTTGAGAATGCATTAATAACTAACAGTGGATTAATGGAACAACAAAATAATAGACATCAATGGGAGTGTGTGAATCCTGCTATTCACATCAATCATGGTTATCACTTTACATCGCATAATAGCATCTATCTTAAAGAAGGAATCTATCAAGACCATTCGTATTGGGGAAGTTTTGAAAAATGGAAGCACTTGTTCTAATGAAAGTATTAGTATTTACATCCTCTTACAACAGACCTTACATGTTAAGGCAGTGTATTCTTAGTGTAAAGAACCAGAGCGTTAAAGAAATTAAACACAGTGTAAACATTACATCAGAGATGCCATTAGATGCACTGTTGTTAATAAATGATTTAGATGATGTCACTATATCTATTACAGAAAATAACCATACACATTTTAATAACATTACAGCTATTAAAGCTGTTGAAAACTACAATGAGTATGATTTATTTATTAAAATGGATGATGATGATGTATACAAATCAGATTATGTAAAGAATATAATTGCTTTCTTTAAAACTAATCTTGATGTAGACATAGTGTCTTCAGAAATTAAGTTCCAACTTAATGGTACAGAGGTGTATAGTGTAGACGCTAAAGATTTAGGAGGTAACATAGATGTAGAATACAAAATGCCTATGACATATGCTTTTAATAAGAAAGCCCTTGATGCTATCATTAACCTAGAGAAGAAAGATATGTTTGGATTTGATGATATGACATGGAGGATTATCTGGAAAGCTTATAAATTAAAACATGCAGTTGTAAACAACTCACAAGAAGTTATATGGCACATACATGGAAAGAATGTATCTACAGCAAGCTTCT